GGGAGCACGCGGAAGGCGCTCATACCTGTGACGTTCGCGCCGTTGTCGAGCTGATAGATGCCGTCGTACAGGTAAGGGTCACTTGCCGTCGCCCCGTACTGCTGGGCGGCGCTGCATGCATGCGAATACTGGAGAACCCCATTCAGGTAGAGATTCGCAGAGGCCAGAACACCGTTGGCGATGAAGACGTCGATTGCAATGGTGTAGGTTCCGCTACCCGCGACAACACCGGCAAGGGTCTTGATGAGCCCACCACCAGCTAAGGAGCCTATTCCAAACGTCAGGTTCCCATTGTTGACGCGCGCCCACGTTGCCAGGGCGCCGCTTTGTTGACGATGCGCCGCAAGGCTGAAGTCGTAGTTGGTTGCCGGCAACGTGACGGTGCATTGCACTCGGCGGCTTGAGCCTCCGATGAGGCCATCACGCACCGGCAAAAAAGCCGAACTGCTGCCGGCGTTGGTGTTTGTGAGCACGCCCGCAGCTGAGAGTGCAAAGCTTCCCGAGGCCACTTTCCAGACATCGAATGTGGGCCAAGTCATCCCTGGGGCCGAGCCAGATGGAAGCGCTGCATTTTGCAAGCGCAGCATGGTGTCAACTGGGTGCGAGAACTTGCGCGGCTCCGACAGGTTGTGAATCTCCATCTTCACGTTGCCCGTGCCTTTGATGCCGAGGCTTCCAGATGGGTCGCAAAACACATCCAACTGCCCGAGCAATCCACCGGAAGCACCAACATCAGCGAAGACTGTGGGCGCGAACGAGGTGCCGACAGCCACGTTCTCAATGTCGAGAGAGCCATTCACGACACAAGTTGCTGCAGCGTTGATCTTGAAGATCGTGGCGCACTCCTCAACGTCTACATAGCCAAACCAATTGAAATGCCCTCCCGCATTGCAGGTGAAGACGCTGTTGCAGTATGAAAACTGCACGTTGTCCAGAACCGCGTGTTCACTCAGCCGCATTCCCGCACCCCAGCCGCGAATCTGGATATCCCTGGCAAGCACATCGCCGTTATTCTTTGATTGCGGGAGGATGATGGCCTCGGCTGATCCTGTAGGGAAATTGGCCGAGTTGAGTTGACCCTGTGCACAGACGATGCGCTCAAAGCTGGCGCGTATGCAGCACTCCACATTGACCGAGCCACCTTGTGGGTCCGTTGGATGCACGAAGGTGATGTTCTCGAAATAGGGCATTACCCCGGTCCAGTTGAACCCCCACTTCGAGAATTGAGGAACCGCAGCGAACATATAACCGCCTGCTGTGTTGTTTGTGGTCTTGAACACAAGGCCTCCGCCAGCGTCACCTGTTGACGGATCACCGGACGTCATTGGACTCATTCCGCGAATACGCAACGGTGTCGCCGCTCCACCATTCCATGCGATTGCTGGAATCAGGATGCTTCCGCTGTAGTTGTACCCAAGTGCCGTCCCCGTCTGCTGCGCCCCGTTGATGAAATACGTTCCCGGCACACTGAAGACGACATCGAGCGCAATGCCCTGCGCCAGAGACAACAGCACCGTCTGCATTGCTGTTGTTACATCATCCCCCGGCTTACACCCGAACACTCTATTCATGTCCACAAGGACTGAATTCGACAAATTCTTGCTGATGTCGAAACTCACATCCCCGCCCGCGCTGTTCTTTGTCCAGATGGTAGGGGCACCGCTAGCGTCAGTTGTAAAGGACACACTTCCAATACCTACTTCTGCATTATCAGCACTAATAGTCTTACTATCTTCAGAAATTCTTCTATCAATACTAGCAGATAGCAAAGCTTCTAACTCAGGTATAGGAACAGGACTTTTAAAGCTAGTACCATATTTAAAGTTATATTGGCCTACTACTAGTGGCTGTCCTGATACATTAAAATATTCGTATATTCTACTCATTCTTTCTTCCCACCGTATATTTCAATAGCTTTAGAAGCTACTGCAGAACCTGACCAAATAGCAGCATATCCAAGAAATAGCCAATCATGTACTTCTCCACGAGTATGGATTATATGGTACATTAAGCCCCAAGTAGTAGCAGCTAGAGATACAAATATGCCTAAACGTAGTGCAGAGGGCTTACCCGTATCATCACGTAACATATCGGCCATATCAAATCCATTAGTAGGATTTGCTTGAGTTTTAGCTAAAACCCATAGGCCTATAGCCATTACAACTGCAAAACCTATTGCAGGGATATCAATATTGGCCATTAACCAAGTTACTAAGTTATTCATTTTAACTCCGTAGCTACACTAAACTGTTTGAGTAACTTTATAGAATTACTTTGTTTAGTAGCACAGTCATTATATAACTTAGTATTAGTATCTAAGTTATTAAGGATATCTAGAAACTCTGGCCTATCTACTTTAATTATTTCTAAAGGTAAACATGGTTCCATAGCTCTAGCGTCTATTCTTACTTCTTTATTAGGTATGATAGGCGGATTTTTCTTTTGGAAAAATCCGTCAAAAGCACATCCTTGAAGTAAACTTAGAAGAAAAACACTAATTATAATAGCTTTTTTCATTTCTGATTACCTCTTAAAATAACGGCATTATAACTATCAATAAAATCTACCGATGGGCTACACTTACCATTTTCAATTTTATATAAAGGCTTATTCTTTACAGTAGTTAAAATAACGCTCAGATCCTTGGATAAGGTCTGAGCGTTAGTATTACTTTGCTCTACTAAAGTCGTACTCAGTTTCTCGACGTTATCAATACGCTTAGCTACTTGTTCCTGATAAGTAGCTATTTGTTTTTGATAAGTAGCTTCAGCAGCCATATAACCACGTTGGTAAACATGGTTATATGCAGTAAAAGCAGCTGCTAAAAAGATAACAGCTATAGCTAATTGCTTCCAATAGCTTTTTAATAGATTAAGTAGTAACAGCATAGGTTTCTATATACTCGTTTGTATGATTGGAGGTATCTAATTCTTGTGTTATAAATGTTTCTAAAGTATCCATTACACAGGCTACGTCTTCTGTACTCATAGTACACCACGTAATAAGTTCAGTAGCTACGTGGTGTATAACTGAATCAATAGATGAATAAACTAGTTGGTCTGTAAAGTCTGTTGTAGACTGTACAAAGTCATACGCATCTGAAATTTGAGGTACGTCATATACATTTACAGTGCCATTTATAGTACTAATACCCACAAATACAGCAGTAGTAGTATTTATATTATAGGTTAGACTACCTATAATACCTGTAGTACCATTAATATTACAAGTATTAGAAGCTATACTAATATTAGCACTGCCGGAGTCTATTTCACCGCCAGAGGCTAATACACTATCTCTTATAAGAGTATTAGAAGAAGAAGATCCTATAATACTTAAAGAACCAAGTGAGTTAGCTGTGTTACGAGGTAATATATAAGATAAACTACCTAAAATATTATCAATACCATTAGTACTGCTAGTATTAGGATTTTGAGTGTAACTTAAAGAACCAGAAATACCTATAGTACCTAATGCACTTGAAGTATCCCTACTTAATATAGCTGTAACAGAACCTGAGTATACGTTACTAACAGAACCTACACCTATTGCAGAATTAACTAATAAAGTACTTACTAACGAACCACTAATAAGTACAGAAGCTATACTAGCAGGAGTGGTTAGTGTGGTAGTATAGTTAATACTGCCGTAAATACTTACAGTACCTGATACAGATATTGTACTTAGTGACTCTATATCTGTAGCTGTACCAATAATACTTATAGTACCAGAAGCAGTAGGGGTACTACTAATTAAAGTACTTGAAACACTTCCAGATATACCGCTAATTACAGTACCGGAAGCAGTACTAGTACTACTATTCGTAGCGGAAGAATTACCAGTAATGTTAATTGTAGCACTAGCTATAGAAGTATTGCTTTGTATTATAGTAGATACTAGAGCAGTAATATCAACTGTACCAATAGCAGCTAAAGTGCTAGGTAATATAGTTATAGATGCCGAACCACTATCTATTTCACCACCAACTGCTATACTAGTATTACTTTGTAAAGTGTTAAGCGAAGAACCTGTAACTCCTACTGTACCAGTAGCAGATTGAGTACTAGATACTAAGCTGATATTAGCGGAACCGTTGTCAGTTTCTCCGCCAGAAGCATTAGAAGTATTTTTCTGCAGAATATTCGTAGAGCTACCACTAATACTAATAGTACCAGTAATAAAGGAAGTACTAGAAGTATCACTTACTGCAACAGTTCCAGAAATACCTAAAATAGTAGTTCCTGAAGCAGAGCTAGTATCTCGTTGTGCCTGCGTAGCTGCGGAAAGAGATACTATTGGTAAGTACCCGTACGTACCTTTTTGGTACGCCGCAATATACTTGTTAGTAGTTAAACCCCAGTTAGCTTGGAAACCCCAGAAGGCTATCTGAGAGCCTATTGGCATACCTACGCCATTTAAGCCGTTCTGACTTACGGTGAAGTTATACGCAGAACTTACACTAGTAGTTGTAGCAGTATAATTAACTGATACTAAGTACCAACCATTGCCTACATCTATGACGCCCGCGGCTGCTCCGCCTATTCTAGATAGTATACCACTATTAAAACTAAATATAGGTAGTATACCACCTTGCGAAGTACCACCACCGAAGTAGATTTGGAACCCTAAATTGCCACCACCTACGTATTTTATAAATACGGATTGTGATACTTGTTCACCAGTTACTACCTGTCTATTACCTCCAGTTACAAAGTTATAAACTGGGTTAGTAGCTACAGTAGTTATATATCCAGCAGTAGTACCGCCGTAAGGATCGGTTAATACATTATTGGTTATAGTAGCAGCACTAGGATTGTACGATAAAGCTAATGTATTAGCAATAGCTATAAAGTTGTATTCTGACTGGTTAGCTTCTATGGTATTGTTTGAAGTACCATCAATACCTACGAAACCTATAGAAGTAGTACTATCTGATGCAGATACAATACTAGCAGTTCCATTACCAATTTCACCACCAGAAGCTATACTTGTAGATACTTGTAAAGTAACAGAAGAACTACCTACGATACCTACAGTGCCTAGTACTACAGAAGTAGAAGATACTGTACTGATAGCAGCAGAACCATTATCAGTTTCGCCACCTGCAGCTATAGAAGTACTAGATTGAGTACTAGTAGAGGAAGTACCAGAAATTATACTAGTAGCAGTAGAATTAGATGTACTAGCTACTAAGAGGACAGAGGCAGAACCATTATCTAGTTCTCCACCTATTGCTATACTAGTATTACTTTGAGTAGTAATACTTGAAGCACCTATAGTAGATATAGTAGCAGCAGCACTGGAAGTACTGGATACTAAAGTAGAAGCTACCGACCCAGTAATATTAGGGTTAGAGGAGCCTACTGCACTTGCAGTATTACTTTGTAAAGTATTGGCAGAAGAACCACTAATACCAGTAGTACTAGTAATAGTACTTGTAGCTTTTTGTAGAGTATTGGCAGAAGAACCACTAATACCAGTAGTACCAGTGATATTAGAGGACGATATAGCTAAAGTAGCACTTGCGGTACCAGTAATATTAGAAGCCGACACTGTACCTGTAGCTACAGCAGTATTAGCTGCCTGTACAGGTGGTCCTGCTCCACTAATACCAGCTACAGCAGTAACTGCTGCTGTAGCCTTTGGAATAGTATAAGTAACAATACCAGTAATACCTACAGCACCAACAGCTGTAGAGCTAGCTTTAACTAGTACTACAGCTGCGGAACCCGTGATACCTGTCACAGTATTACTACTAATATCTATTTGTTCTGACGCAATGGGGCTACTAGCTATAGGAAGTAATCCTATTAGCATTAAATACCCCTTACTAGCTAATTACTATTAAACGTTATTGTTAGTAATGGTGAAGCTAGAGATAGCAACGGTTTGACCAGTAGCGATATTAACGTTATTAAGGTTAAGATCACTAGCAGAAATACCTACAGTACCATCCATAATGGTTGTAGAACCTGCAGCATTAGTAATACGGAACCATGTAGCGTTAGTACCAGCACCTGCACCTGCAGTACCTGAACCTGAGGTAATAGCGTTTAGTGTTAATACACCACCCGAAGCGGCAGGCGCAAATGTAGCATTACCAGTTAGAGTACAAAGTAGTACTTGAGCGCCTACTGCCGTATCAGCATTGGTAGGGATTGTGCCTGAATATAGGCGAATCTGGCAACTTGCGCCAGCTGCTGAAGTAATAGCATCTTGTTGTGCGTTACGTAGAGCAGTAGTAAATCTTAAAGCCATAATTATTCCTTAAATTATCTAGTTACTTCTTTTACTAAAGCAACATTTCCAACTAGAATCTGGGTAACTGTTCCTAACGGAGATACCATTTCTAGACTATATACACCAGCGCTCCATGTATACGCAGCGGTAGCTGTAGCGCTTAAATTAATTGTTATAGATTTATTAACAATATCTATAACAATTTTACCATTTTCGGTAGTTAAATCCTCTAGTACAGTACTGTCGGAAATACTAGCTCGTATTTGCATTCTTGCCGTAAAACCTGTTAAGTCTACGGGCTTATTATAGGTTAGTACACCACCAGAAGTATATGCTGAAAAACTCATAGAATTAAGGTTATTAATTTCTACTGAGTCTACAGTCTTTACAGTAATCTTATGATAGGTATCTGAAGAATTTATTTCTTTCATACCTAATACATCTGTTACCAGTACTCTCCAACCTGCCGGTAGTAAGTGTCCTGGAGCAGTAATAATAATAGGGGCACTCTTACTAATTCCAGTTATATTTACATAACCTTTTTCATTAGATTCCCATCGTATTACCTGCTCAAAATTACTTCCTTGATATATTCTAAGGTTTGTTTTTGTAGGTGCTGACATCAACATCCTCCATTAAATCAGTGATAACAAAGGGTGTATAATATGTACTTTTTCTAAATACAAACCTACCATTTGTCCTACTACGGCACCTGCTGCAGTAGTATAAGCATCCCATCCATCATATGTATGTTTATCTGGGTGCTTAGAGTCATATTCTTCTTTTAAGTATCCAGCTAGAGTACCAACGGAAGATGCGAAACCTGGTTCAATTAAACTAGTTAGTAGCGCTATAGTGAAGCCAATGATAAAATGTAAATACTTATCAAAGTTCTTTACTCTACTGCTAAAATATCCAATTATAGATGCCATATTTCGTCCCTACCTTCGTCTTGTTCGTTAATATCTTGTTTAATACAGTGATTAATTTCAAACTTATTAAGTACTAAACAGATTGCTCTACAAAGGTAACATTTATTCTGTTTAATAGCCCTACCCATTCTACCTGATAAAGTCATATCAGGATCGCCACCTAAAGCAGTATTTAGAAACTGATCTAAGGCTACCGCTATATTCCATAAATAAGTCTTAAACATAGTTAAACTTCCTCTATGTCAAACTGTGTACTATATGTAAAAGGTGTATCTAATGTAACACCTGGTAGAGTAACTAACTTACCGTATATTTGGTGAGCTCTTTCTTTTTCATAATCAGTAGCAGTACCTGTATTATCAGGAAATAAGCTAACTAGCATAGGTCTAGGCAGCCCATTACCTAATAATATCTTAGTCATCTGTACACGGTCACTAACATCTAACCATTTTAAATCAAATGATAATGAATTAAATCTAGGAGCTCTACGAGATACTAAATCTCCTGCCTCTGACCTTTCATGAGTACTTAAATCTTTTATAGTACCACTTAAACCATAGCCAGTGTTATACTTAGGTGACCAGTACCCACCTATAACTAGTCTAGATGCTTCGATGTACCTACCTGCTGCCGAAGTACTATAATTATCCGTAATTACTATTACTATACTAGTACATGCTACTTGCTGACCAGGTGTTAACCATACTCGTAAGTACGTTCCGCCACCATACGAGTAACTTGAAGCTCCTACCGGATTACTATTCCAATTAGGTAGTGCTAAAGTATTCCATGGACACGCTTGTATATTACCAGTATCAAATACTTGTGTAGTACCCGCTGTAAACGTTGGCGTATCCGCTGTACCACCAACTGAAGCTGCAGTACCAGTGTATCCAATTACTCTGATAGTAGCAGTATTTGAATTTATATTAGTGAAAGGTAGTACTACACCACCTATAATAGTACTTGCAAAAGATACAGCAAGCATCGCCGTTACGGCGGTACTTGCTGCGGTTGTAGCTGCTGATCTCCATACTAAAGATTTTGTGTCTTTAGCTAAACTAGTTACAGGAGTATTAGTTGCATTTTGAGTAGTAGATGCACTTAAAGTAGTAGTGGACAAATCTACTATATTATTATAGATTATTCTTAAATTATTTGTAGCCATATACCATTATCCAGTACATATTTTCGTATGCTTAATTATACTTGACATATTAAAGTATGTCAAGTATAAAATTTAGCTAGGTATATTTATAGTCCCGAAGCTAAGATGAATAGAGAGTCCACTTGCGCTTCAGCTAATCCTAGTGTATTAGCCATTCCAGCTATTAGTGGATTGTTGCGGTCTATTTCAGTGCTGTAATTCCAAGTATCTTTAATATCTTGACTAGCTACACTAACTGCTTCTTCGACAGTATTTCTAATACCTAGAATATTAAGAGCTAATCTTATCTGTCTAGGCGTTACAGAGGTTGGAACAATAGGTGCTTCATAATGCTGAATACTAGGAGTATTGCCCGCTAACACCCAAGTAGTATACTCTACGTAAGCTTCATCAGTATATGACTGGCAAGGAGAAATAACTACACCATCGGTATTTCGTACTACTACACCTTTTTCAGGTATTACTGTATACATACAAATCCTTAATTATCTGATTCTATATACCCTGAGAACAGCGTCAGACCAACTACACTCGATGTTCCGCCTACCGAATGGTAGCCACGTGGGCCACTGGCGGTGGTTGCTGCCATCATGTTGGTGCTGGTGGTGGTGGTGGTCTCGAAGCTCACCCCAGTGGTCTCGTCCACTAGCTTAACGCCGATGTATGAACCACCAGGCGGCACAAAGATGATGACGGTGTACGGTCCAGTACGGTCGGCGGCAGGTACCACCATACCAGTATTCACCTTGGCCACCGCCGTGCCACCGAAATATACCTGCCAGTTGGTGTCGGTGCCTTTGGCGTAACCCACGCCCACGCTATTGGTAAGTGTACTTGGGTCAACATCAGTCGGGGCCGCCGTGCTAGTGCTCATACCACAGAAGAAGCGCCCAGTGACTACTGTACTACCCGTGGCTGGTGCTACACGGAAGATCATATGGAAGCCGTCAACAACGCGGTAAATGGCCGTTGTAGCACGGTAGCCGGCTACCGCTGTAGTGGCAGCGGTAGTTACAAGGTAATCAATGCCCGTTGTTCTAGTATGCAGGCTAGTAGTTGCATAGTTCTTAGCAGTAGCTGTACCAGTCGCAGAAAGAGCCGCAGCACCAATGGCCGAGATGGTGGTGCTATTGCCAGCAGGTTTCCACTGTGCCCAGCCATTCTTAGCCATATGGGGCTGGAGTACTGAATCGAGCCCACTAGGACCCACGAAAGCAGGCATAAGTCTGCCACCCTGACTCTTTCCAAATAGTTCACAAGTACCAGCTGGAGTAGCGGTACCTCCAGAACCTGTTCCTATTAGAACTCTAGAACCTGGGTATACTAAAGTTACATTTTTGTTGTTAGATGTAAAATTAACTAAAGTATTAGCATTAGAACTAGATATTACACTATTTCTAGTAAAAGTAGTTGAAGAAGTAAGTGTACCTACACCAACTTCCCAATCTCCATTAGTAGGATCTTCTATACAGTATGAGGTACTATCGTTGACTGATAGTACACTTCCAAATAACTTATATCCAACAATTACTGTATTATTTAAGGTTATTGTACCAGTACCCGAAGTATCGGTGGTATCAATCACTCGTTCGGCGTATTTAAATGCCATAAATTATACCTTTAAAGGGTCTAAAACGGGGGCTACATAAGGTAGCCCCGTTTCTGGGTCAATTGGAGTAGATGGAGCTGGAGGCGATTCTACCGGATTAAATTCAATAATAGGTAAAACTGGAGCATCATTGATAGGAGTAGCATCTACTATAGGTGTTTCTACTATAGGAAGTTGCGGTCCCATATCAACCATAGCAGCCTCTTCGGGAGTAGGCCCTGCTGGATGCTCTAGTACAACAGGAGCTACCATAGCCTCTGGTTTTAGGCTAATATTAAAGTTACCAGGTGCCCCTGAACCTTCAGCATCAGCCTGTCCAGCATGTAAATAACTGCTACCGAAGGCAGCCACCATAGGGTAAAGCAGATCACGAGGATCCTGTGTTAGGGCACTAAAGGGAATATCTACATATTCATGCCATAGTACTGACTTACCTGCGTCTCTAGCTACTGACGATGCATAAATAGCTACTACCACTCGGATAACTAGTTCAGAAATAATAATCTCTGCTTTAATTATTTTATGATACTTAGCATCTACTCCTTGAGGAGTTTCAAACATTTTAATTATTGCCATAAATTATCCATAACAAACTATAATACCAGAAGCCCCAGAGCCTCCGGAGTTACCACCAGAAACTAACCTACCCCCAGCACCACCACCACCACCACCTGTATTAGCAGTAGCATTAGCTCCTATATTCATTAAGTTACCGCCAGCACCACCACCGTAGGAAGCAGTACCACCACTACCAGCGGAACCACCACCACCACCACCACCTACATTATACGTAGTACCATTAATAGTAACTGATACACCTATACCACCGGTACCACCAGCAGTACCACTTGAAGCCGCGCTACCCGCTCCCCCAGAGCCGCCTGCGCCACCTGCTCCAGTGGTACTATTAGAACCGGCTCCATAAGATGTAGTAGGATCTGTATTAACACCATTTTGTAATGCAGAAGCAGAAGCACCAGAACTACCAGCAGTAGCAATATTACCACCTGCAGAACCTCCATTAGCTGTAATAGTACCACTATTACCACCACTAATGATAGTACTACCTCCTGCTGTTCCTACAGTACAAGTTATAGTTTGTCCTGCTGTAACAGAGTATGCAGTATAGTTAAGTACTTGACCACCAGAACCTGCTCCACCACCTCCTGTAGTACCCGAGGTGTATGTAGAGGTTCCACCATTACCCCCGCCACCCACTAAAAGTACATTTAATGAAGTACAACCAGTTGGTACGGTAAAGGTATTAGTTCCTGAAGTAAATACTCGTTGAGTAGGAGTATAAGGCACTGTGTAACTACCAAAAGTAGGTGTACCGCCTTGCTGAGAAGTATCTACCATAGTAATTGATAAATTACTAAATGTAGTACCTATAAATGAGTATGTGCTAGAAGTACCATTAGCCCCAGCAGCAGTATACTTTAAACTATAGGTACTACCACTGGTACTAGCAGCGTATGCCAGTCTATATAACCCTGACCCATATCCTGCAGAAATATAAGAATCTGGGAAAACTATAGCAGGAGTAAAACTAACTCCTGTATAATTATTAGTATTTACTCCCCAACTTCCTAGAGCATTTCCTCCAGTAGCTGTATAGGATACATCTGTATAAATACTAAATATATTTAAAGGTATAAATGAGGAATCAAATGTTAAACTACCATTTGAGTCAAATAACTGTATACCACTAGTAGTACCACTAAAACTAACTCCATTGTGTAAAGGAGGGACTTTATACACTATAGCTACTGGTAATGGGAAGTTAGTTACAGTATTTAAGGCCCATACTGTAAAAGTAGCGCTAGCTGACATATTAGAGTATACGTAACTATCTACTTGGTACCATATATTAGCAGAAGTATTTAATGGTAAAGCCCAGGCTAACATATAATTATGTTGCGCTACGCTTATATTACCTATGAAAATGTATCCTATATATGAACCTGAGGTAACACTACCAGCGTAAGAGAATGAGGATACTTGACCTAGGTATTCTGGAGTAGCGTATTCTGAAGAGGCTATCTTTACACCGCTACTATTGATAAAACTAAATCCATAATCTGGTTCAACTACATATTTAGTAAATATTAAAAATGTACTATCTGCAGCGACTCCAGCTGAATACGCAGTAAAACTAATGGTAGCCTGACCACTACCATTAGTACCAATTGTATAACTATGAAAAGATTGACCAGTTTGTTGAACTACTAAATAGGATCCATTAGGTATATTTGGATATGTTCTTGTAAACGTACCTCCAGTACCTGCAGTATTAACTACTAATTTTTCTACAAATAAAGAGTTTACAGTATTACTATTATTTAATATACTTACCCCACTGGAGCTGTATACTGCGAGCCCATATGTTTCCATTATACTAAATATCCTATTTTTACACGAAGCGCGTTAGATGAATCATAAATCATAATTCTACCATTAGAGGTATTATCAATAACTACTCTGTTACCACTAGCTGTCCCATTATTAACGGCGTTAGATACTGGAGTTACTCCAATTGAAGTAATATTTGTAGAGTTAGCTCCGTAAGTAGCATTATTTTCTGGCTTTTGGGCACCACCAATCGCTGACCAATTATTACTGGACATTGGGCCAAACTGAATGTTAGTGACCTTGCCGCCAGTGTCAGCGAACGACGAATCGACGAACAGCGGAGCAGTGATCGTGACTGCGTTCGGACCACGAACGACTGTGCCGTTCTGGTAGTACCGAATGTACGAACCGTCGTACGTAATTGCAAGTACATCGCCAACAGCGTACGTACCCAAGTAGTATAGGCCCCCACTCTCAGCGGCGTGGATCTGGCCAGATGACGTGCAGTACACGGAGTAGTCTAGTGGATTCCAATCGTTGGTGTTTAATGGATCAGTATTCAGACCAACCATCAGTGCGCGAGTAGCCTGAGCAGGAACGAACGAGACATACGCACCGCCTGTGTACGAGTCCTTCGAGTGGAACGCTGAGTCCCAAGCAGATGTAGCAGCGACCTTCGTTGCAGAGTTATTCACAACTGCCATACCACCATCGTTCACCAGCGAGAGCGAGCCCTGACCAGCGACAGAAGTCATCGGACCGAATTGAATATTTGCGATTTTCGAACCAATATCGTTCAGTGTAGTATCAAGGAATAGACGTTCAGTGATAGCAGCATCGACGATGCGAAGTACAGAACCATTCTTCAGGTACTGAACCTTCGAGCCATCATACGTGACTGCGAGAACGTCAGTATTCACGAACGTGCCTAGAGAGCCACGGTAGTTACTGCTTTCATAGCATTCGAGATTCGAGCCAACGCACTGGATTGCCCAGTCTAGCGTTGCGTACCCTGGATCGGATATGTCTGAAGCAGTATTCAGACCGACCATAAAGTTCGATGGTAGGGCAGTACCGGCATTCGGAGCAGTCCACGAGACGTAGCAACCGCCAGTGAACGAGTCCGTGCTGAACACACCAGCATCCCAAGCGTTCGCACCAGCCGACTTCGTGATCGTGTTACCCACAACTGTGATGACAGTCGGGTAGTTGTTCACGAGACGAGTCGTGTCGAGCGCTTGAACTTGCGACTGAATCGCAGGTGCCAGGAGTTGCTGAACAGTTGGTTCTGATCCGTCGCACAGTTCGAGGCGAGGACCCCACCAGTGCTGCGTCGTGCCAGCACCGTTTGTGTAGTACTGGTACGTGCGAAGACCGATCCATCCTGTGGTGTTCGCCTGGAACACGAAGTCTGAGCCAACAGCGACCTTCTGACCAGTGACACCGTCGTACACACCAGAATAGTTGTGCTGAATGCCGTCGCTTGTACCGTACGGCAGCACGTAACCAACGAACAGGTACCAACGATCCTGAATGAATACTGAGCGTAGTTGAGAGACAAAGTATGGGTTCCCATCAGAGATTCCGGGCGTGTCGGTGTACGCGACTGCTGCACTTGATGCCAGACCAAGGTACACAGAGCCAGTCGTGCCGTTAGACATCTTGATCCACGTGCTGAATCGGTACCCCTTGGAGGTATCGACTGGCGTGTTCGATGTGGAGTCCCAGCCGCCCTCACCAGCAGAGCCAGCAGCAGAGCCAGCGACTGCCTTCCACAACTGGCGCTGAATGCCATCAGGTGCGACGCCCAGCACGATTGAGTTCAGACCACCAGTAGATACGCCGTTCTCAGGGAACAGTGGGTACGAGCCTGTGTGTCCAACAGCCCACACAGAAGCGTCGATCAGGTTTCGAACCATTTGGTTATCGGTACCAGGTTTCCCAGTAATATTAGAACCCCAGATTGCTCCTATATCTAATCTTACTATAGTTATTTTATCTACATAAGTACCATTAACTGTACAAGTAACTATAGCTGATGAAGAGGTACCAAATTGAGCAGCTGTAATAGTTTGACTAGAAGTTCCGCTATTAGTAGGGGAGGACTGAAAACCACTAAATGTCCAAGCATATGTAGGTGAAGTAATACCAAATATGCTAGCAGTAAGTATAATGTCTGCTTGGGCTCCGTCTAATGTTGTAGCAGTACTAGTAAAGGAGGCTGCTCTATTAGAAGTTACTACTACTGAGGGACCTTGGACACCCTGAATACCCTGTGTACCCTGTGTACCCTGTGTACCCTGTGTACCAGCCTTAGCCTTACTAATTTTATAAATCTTAGTATTAGTTACACCATTGTATAAACTTAATAGTGTAAAGGATTCTGTATCTGTAGTCCAAGTACCTGCTAGGCTATAAACACCGGTTGCGGTATTTATAGTAATGGCTAAACCATTCTGTGTAGCTGTAGCATTACCTATAGTATTTACGCCATAGGTAGCAGAGGTAGTTACATCGGTAGTACCGCTATAGGTCTTAAAGGTACCACCAGAGCTAGTAAGTACGTATCCTGTACCATCACTAGCTGCTGATACTAACGCAGCTTCATTAGTTAAAAATCCTACTACTGGAGTAGTTCCACTTGTGCCAGCACTACCATTTTGAAGCTTAACAATAGTGGTAGTGTCAGTGATTGTTACACTATCAGTAATTGACGCAGTAACTTGAACAGAAGTATTTGCGCCAAAGTCGGCAATACGCATGTATACAGTATCGCCGGTAGTAGTAGTCGAACCGCCAGTACTAGCAGTATAAAGTGTAACTGCGGGTGCGGTTGACCAAGTGACTGTAGCGGTAGTATTCTGCTTCTGAACATTAAATGTTACGTACTGACCTGCAGGAGCTACTGCTCCGGTACCGTCATATGTAAATACTTGCTTATCATTAGTTAGTGAAATAGTCTTAGCAGAACCACTAGCAGCGTACCAGCCCCAACCATTCCAACGATAAGTAGTATTTGTAGAATCTACAAACTGATCACCGATCATTTCATCTGGTTGACTATTAACGTAAGTCTGCGGACCAAATAGGTATAAACCGTTAATACCAGTACCAGTAAATGTAGAGGCGTTAGCAGAATCATGTAGGTCTATATATACCTTCATTGTAACTTCTGACTGAGTAGGGGTAAAAGTACCTAAAATAGATACCTTCCACCAGCCTGCACCGATACCTGCAATACTTACGGACCAATTAGACCATCCTACATTTTTTGTTGAAGATGGTGAAGTACCAGTTACAGGATCAATAATATACTGGAGCCAACTAGTTAAGGTACCTCCAGCATTAGCTGCCTGCATAGCAATGCCTAGCCTATATAAACCAGAACCATCATCTTTAACGTATACTGTTGTTTCATATACTTGTCCTGATACTATAGTACCAGTAGAAGTAATAGGAGCTAGTAAGTGCGTAGTATTTACAGCAGTTGGCACATACAGTTTAGCAACAGTACCGTATGGGTCAAGTAACCCAGGACTACTAACATTTAATGCTGTAGTAGTAGGACTAGCAGGACTAGTAAATAAGTTAGTCCAAGGATATGAGGTACCAACAAACGTCTTAGGATTACGAGTAAAACGAGCTCTATTTACGTTTTCTAAAATTAGATCACGTGTATTTACTGGTGTTGCCATTAAATAATTACCTCAATATCAATATGTGTTGTAGTCCAGTTAGGACTAATACTTACTACCTGACCTAATTTACCAGCACCAGAATTATACAGATTAAATCTGGAATGTGCTAAGTATACTTGCTGCCCTAGTCGTAGAGCTAGTAGTTTCGGTACGCCTGTAAACTTATAGACAAAGCGTTGAGTAGAATAGTAAGTAACTAATCTTGTAGCTTCAGTAGTAGCATCCGTAGATACTAGAAGCATTGTATCTTTTTGGGGTGGATCAATATCTAACTTATAGTTTGCTACAAGAGTAGGACTAGCTGTTGAAGTTACTGTTAACCACTCTGTAGCAAACATATCTTTATGATCTGCAGGTATTGCAGTAACTAGACTATCCTGTACTGTCCAATTCTTACAGTAGCCTAACTTAATAGCTCCAGAAAAAGGAACCTTACTACTGATGGAAATAGAATCAAATATAATGTCTGATTCTGTAATAGGAGAAGCAACTCCTATTGTTATATTAGTATCCTGTGCAGGTGTTATACCTACACCATATTTAATAAGCTGTAATTTACCTTCTCTATTAAAATAAAGTTGCGTACCTAAACTTGAAGCTAAATCCTGACATACTGTTAGTACATTTGTTCTATCTGTAATTACTATACCTACTGGTTGAGTATTAGCAGAATCAAAAGCTGATAAGTTAGTTAAGTCTAAATCAGCAGCTACTAACCTAGAATTGGCTTTACCATACTGTGTGGTAATAAGTGCTATTAAATTAGCTACTTTATTAGTATATGTACCAGTAACTAAGGCCCCAGTGCTTAAGTTAATAGAATTATTAACTCCTCGTACGGACGCAGTTATAGTACCAGAAGGTGGATACGTAAGGATAAATGTACCAGTAGAAGTATTAACAGTAGCACCAGTATAAACTGAACTACCATTTTGGTAAATTGGGACTCCATTATCTCTGATCTCAATTACTTCAGCTACAGCCCCATCATTAACCATATACTGGCCACCGCCGTTATTAGGATCAATAAGTAGTGGTGACATATTAAATACTTCACCAAATACTAAGGGCTTAATATTATCGGCATTTTGTACTGAGTTTACCCAGGTACCATAAACGCCTAATTTGTTTTCTGTTAATGGACTATTAAGCTTTTCCAGCTTGTCTCTAAGCTTAATATTTAATTCTGTTCTTGATTTACAATCAATATCATCCATTATTCCATTAAATACTAGTTTAAATTTACTAGTACTAATAGAGAAGTCTGTATTGACTGCGGCCCATGTAGGGTCTCCAAGGTAGATCTGTATGGATTGATTAACCCAAATGTATTTATTATTATCAAGGTACGAGTCTATTTCACCATTAAAATTAGATAGTGAAATATCTCCAAATGACATAGTAATATTACCATCAGAAGTTATAGATTCTGATAAAGTAATATCGCCTCTAATAATTGGATTAAAGCTAATCAATCCATCAGTAGTTATATAACCATCTGATGAAAAATATAATGGTGTAGAAACATAGGATGTACCTAATCCTGTACTATCGTAAAGTACATTAGCAACAACAAAGATTGATCTAATCGAAGACTGGTCTTCTAACCAAGCCTGTGAATAATTAGTATACGCCATATAGGTTCCTGAGGAATAGCCCCCGAATCTCTCCGGGGGCTATGTATTACGCTATTGCTGGGATATTTCTACTGTTCCATACTTGTGTAACCGCTGCATTTTTTGCAGTAGAGGTTACAGCAGTAGCAACACTAGTAGTAGCCGCAACATTAGTATTAATAAGTGCAGCTGTTTGTGCAGCCTGGTCTGCTCTTAGACCTGCAACTTCTGCTTGTAGAGAAGATATCTGAGCTGTTAAAGATGAAATTTGATCTGTCATAGTAGTATCAACGACAGGTACTGATTGAGCAGTAGCTCTACTTGGAGCTTCTGGAATTGATACATTAGTACTTGAAGCGGTTTCTACTAAACTAGCTAAACTACCTTGTACATCTGCAGAAGTAATAGCTGCAGAAGGTGCCGCATCGGCGGCGATCTTTGCTAGGGCAGTTGCCTGCTGGGCAGCAAAGTAATCAGATAGTAGTTGAGCAGTTGTTTTAGTATTGGCATTAATACTATCCAAGAATGCGGTACTTGAAACTAATTGATCTAGTTGTTGTTGAGCAGCACTTTGTTGTTCCCCTAGTACGTTTGAAGTTTGATCAAGAATTTGCATTACTGAATTGTAATCAGTAACATATTGATCAGAACTAGCAAACATTCCTTGTGAGGAATCTAGGAAAGCTTGCGCAGCACTACTTAAGTTATCTAAAGCATCCTTCTGTACTACCTTTTCAGCATCAGTAACAGCAGGAGATAGAGATAATGAAGCTAGTTTATTTAGTTCTTGCTTGGCTTGTTGATATTTTTGTTGAGGAGTTAGGATAGAACCTGAACCACTCAGTAATGAAGCTTTATACTTCTTAATATTATCAACAAATCCCTTGATACTACTAATAGTTGTATCAAGTGCAGTTTTTTCAGTATCACGTGCTTTAGTAAGATCTGATAAAATACTTGCTTCGTCAGTTAGAGCATAAATATACTCTTGACTAGCACGTAGTCTATCATCCATATTTAGTAGCTCTAGCTTACGTTGTAAGGTTAGAGCTTCAGTAGTCTTACCTTCGGCTTTAAGTATATTAACACGTTGGTTAGTAGCAGCTATTGCATCTTGTAAAGCGTATACTGTTTTACGGTTAGCAATTAGTACTTTAGCCTGTTCTTCTGGGTATAGAGCAAGTTGAGCAAGCTCTTCTTCTCTACTCATTAGAGTGGCTTTGTAAACGTTACCAAGCAGCTTTTGAATTTCTATTTCATCGCTAAGTATTTTTGTTCTATATTCTTCCGCAGTCATTGACTTCTGTAGCTGTGGATAAACCATAGCAAAAGAAGAAGCCATATCCATTAGACTTTGGTACATATCCTGACCTGACTTAGTAGTAAGATCGAGACTTAAAACTAGTTTCTTAAAGGCATCTCTTGAATCGATACCTGAAATACCTAGAGCAGCAAACTTATCGTTTAGTGATTGTTGAATTGGAGCTAAACGTTCTGATTCAGTTAAGAAGTTATCTGTGAAGAATTTTGACTGCGATACAAATTTGTCAAGACTACCAGCAGCAGCTACTAGAGCCTCTGTAATATCAATACTTGCTTGTTTAATATCTTCAGCTGTATACTTCTGAATACTAGTAGTACCAGTAGTAATAGCTTTAAGTGTATTTCCTAACCATTTATAAATACCACCTGTAGAGGTAGTAGTCATAGTTAGTACAGTCTTAGTTAGCTTACCAGCTGCATTTTGAGCATTAAGTACTGCGTCAACAGTATTAGCACCCATAGCTTGTAGAGCTAAATTAACCTTATCATTACTATCAATTACACGCACTACGGTTTGTAGTGCGGATTCGCCAATAGTTTTATACTTATTTACAATATCTGAGAATAGGCCAGTACTAGCTTTATCGAGAGCAGTATTAATCATTCCAGATAAAGCATCTACGAAGTCTTGTCCAGTTAAATCTTTTAATGAAGTAAAACTACTTACGTCAATAGTTTTAAGAATAGCATCGACGGATTCCTTAGATTTACCTAAAGAACTACCTAACTGTTCCATTAAATTAACTGAGTAGCTAAATACTGATTGAAGTTCTTTAGTATACTCCGGGCTTAGATTTGAGAACTCTGTAGAAACTTTACTACTAGTTCCACCACCAATTAATCCAAATAGTGCACCACTATTTTTAGTAGTAGTATTTATATTTTGGAAAGCCTGAGCAGCTTTATTGGCATTAGTAGCTAGATCAATTAGTGAACCCTTTAGAGACACACCAGAATCGATTAAATCTTTAGTTACAGTAGTTTTACCAAAAATAGCACCACTAACCTTAGAACTAATACCACCAATAATAGCCCCTACTGGGCCGCCTAAGATTAATCCTGCTACAGCGCTAGCTGCGGCTCCTAAATTATTCTTAGTAACACTAGTACTATCTAGTGAGGTTCTCACACCTTGCATACCGTATAAAGACTTAGCTACTCCGTTAATACCGACATCGATATTAGATAGTAGTTTAACCATCTGATTTGAAGAGTCTAACCCTTCAATAGATGTAGCCTTAACAATTTCTAATGACTTAGCAATTGACTGTGTATGCGCGGCTGGATCACCATATACTCCACCCCCATTCTCTACCTTTTTACCAGTTAGAGCATCGTGAGAGTATCCTGTACCTTGAGTTTCTTGTCTATCTTTTGCAGACATACCTGCTGGTATAGCAATCTTACTACCTTTACCACCAATGCTACTTAATACTGTTGCTACAATTGCAGCCATGGCTGCCATTCTAGCAAACGCGGTATAAGGATCACCCTTACCTTGGTTAACAACAGCACCTGCACCATCTACTGTAGCTGCGGCAGCAGTATTAGCAATATGCGCACTAGTTACAGTAGTATCTAAGAACATTTCTTTAATCATCATTGCTAATTTAGCAATGTGCATAGCCTTTTCAACATTAGCTAGCGCTTTGAACGCAAACGTCTTCTCGGCAAATAATTTCTTAGTAGCTCCAGTTACTTTAGAAGCATTATCAAGTTCTAGTTTAGTACCACTTTTCTCTAGTAGTAGTCCTTTAGTCTTTGCATCAGTTAAGGCAGCTTCTGCATCTTCTTTAGCTTTTACAGAACTAACGCCATCACTAATAATGCTCTGGGCTGCTTTTTGTGCAGCAGTATTTTGTTCTACCGCATCAGCTTGAGCCTTCATTGAAGTACCCATGCTAGTAATAGCAGATAGTACTCCACCCATTGTACTACCGAGATCTTTAAATAGTACATTTAAACTATTAGTAATATCAGCTACTTGAGCTAATTGTACTTTTTGATCAGTTAAAGCAGCTACACCCGCTACTCTAGATTGAGTTAATTGATTTTCAGCAGCAATACTAGAATTATAGTATGCTTGTGTATCTGTTAGTTTCTGCTTTAAGGCTTCTTTTTCAGCACCATCTGCTGTTGATCCAATTTTTAAGGTTAGATCAGCTTGCGCTGCTTTACTTTCTTTATCTAGTCTAAATAATTGTTCTTTATTACGTAAGCGTTCTTTTTCAATATCTAGAATACCTTGTTCACGTGCTGCATCTTCTGGACTAGTAGCACCTAAAGTACTTAATTTACTTAAGTTATCTTCACGTAATGTTAGTAGAGTATTCTCAACTATTGAACGAGTATTAAATACTAATTCTTCAGAGGCTAATTGTGCGTCAGTAACCTTTTTATTGTTAGCTAGTTTAAATTGAGCAGTTTGAGCATTACGAGTATTCTCATCTTGAGTCTCTTTCTTCCCTAAAGAAGCTAACTGGTTATAGTATTCTGTTTGAGAAGCAAGCGCTTTAGCCTTTGTGCTATCATTACCAGAATTATCAATAACGTACTGTGCATCAAATATTTTCTTTACTAAATCGAACTGTTCTAAAGTATATTTGTTGGCCGCAATTTTATCATCTAGTGAATTCTTACTTAAGATAGATTCTTCAGATAAGAAATCAGCATACTGATGCTGCATATCTAGCATAGTCTTATTATTAGATAAGGAATTACCTTCATATGAAAGCTCTTGCTTAGCGTATCCTGCTAATATACTGCGTTGTTGGAGCTCTTTGTTAATTAGATTAGACTTCTGCTGTGCAGCTAATTGAGCGTTTTGACTAGCAATAGCTGTCTTCTGTTCTACGCTAGCTAGTCTACCACGTGCTGCTTCAACTACTGACTCGTTATCACTACGTAGTCCATTAGTCCCTGCAATCTCTTGCATAGCGCGAGGACCTTTATATAAGTCACGCGCTTTAATTACAGCTTCTAGTTTATCATCAATCGAATGTAGTGCTCGTTCATTATCAAGTCTAGAACCCTTAGGGTTAATTGATAAATCCTGCTTCGCCATGCGTAGGTTAGTTTCTTCATTAGTACTACGTAGCTTCTCCGTTGCTTCTACTAAACTTAATGTAGCGTTATTGGAAGCTATTTGTAAGCTAATTGACTGATTTTGTAATGAAGCTCCAAGGTCTGCTCCTGCTACTGTACCACTTAAAGCACCCGCAAAAGCTGTTTGAACAGTAATAGCTGCTTTAGTAAAACCTTGTGCAATTGCAGTGCTTACCATATCAGCACCAATAGCAAAGACCTCAGCGTTAGCTTTCTTGAACCTATCCATATAAGGTTCAATAATCTTTGTTTGGGTAGCTAGTAGCCCACTAATATAAGATTTGGCTTGAGAAACTTGTTTTTCTTCTCCACCCATTTCTTTGTTAATTTGGCCTTGGATATAAGCAGAGTCCTTACCACCACTAGCAGCCATGTAACGCTCAGTCCACATTTTACGCTTAGCAGCTAATGCGGATTCTTTAGCATTTAGCTGTTCTGTTGCTGCTGTTAGTTCGGAAATATAAGATACGGTTTTCTTAATTTCTGCAGAGTTAGATTGTAAGTTTTGTGCTATATCACTTGGAAAGAAACGTAGCTTAGCAGTATTACCACTAATTTCAGCTAGCTGACTTAAAGAAGTAATAGGGTCTTTAAGTGCGTTACTCATTTCACTACCAATGGCAATGAAATCCATACCAAGTTTAGCCATAGGCTCACTTGGTACAGCTGAGTTAAGTACGATATCCATTTGCTTACTAGCTGCCTCAAAAGACATATCTAGTTGCTTAGCATTAGATGCTGTATTACCTAATTCAATACCAAGTTCTTTAAGTCTAGCAGTAACCTTAGGAGCTAGGTTAAGGAATACTTCTTCACTAGAACCTACTACTTGCATTACTGCTTTGAAGTCTCTAGGGTCTACTCCTAATAGGGTAGATACATCACCCAGTGCTTTATCTGTTTTTGCACCAGGCATTGCTACCTTTAGTGCCTGAGTAATACTGTACGCAAATTCTTTAGCGCTAGAAGAAATTACATCTTTACCTACTAAACCTTTTGTACCATTAATTAGTGAATCCCACCAATTAGTTTTATCAATCTGTGCTTTTACTCTATCAAAAGTAGAAGCTAATGTATCTGCTAACTCATTAAGACTAGAAGCTCTAGCATTAATAGAGGCTGTAGAAATAGCAGCTAAAGGATCTTTCTTAGCTATGTTACCAAGTACTTCATCTACAAGAGCTGCAGTACTGTGTAGCTTTTCAAATGCATCACTAGTAGCCGCTGATTCTTTGGAGTTATTAGAAAACCAAGAATCTAGTAGTTGGAAAGCACCAATTGCTACGGCAATTACCATACCAATACTACTAAAGGCACTAGCAATACCCATTACTCTTGTGGCTACTGCAGTTAACCCACCCTTAGCTAGAGTAGTATACTTAGAAATACCCGTGATACCATTCTTTTCAATTTCTTGATTAAGAAGTTGCCAGCTGCCACGTACACCTAAAATTGAAGCATTATATGCAGCATTAGATACAATGCCAGCCTTAGCAGCTTGTTGCTCTAGCTTCACAGCTTTAGCAGTAGCAATTCTTTCAGGATCTAGGAATCCTACAGGTTTATCCGCAGAAGTTTGCTGTGCAGCATATGCTGTATCAAGTTCAATCTTCTTTTTAGCTCTAGCATCTTCTAAAGCACGTAATGCTTTAGTCTGTTCGATTACTTGAGTAAGACCCTTAACTTCAGTATCTAGTTGTGCTTTCTTTGCAGCTTCTAACTTCTTAGTACCATCTGCATCTGCAGCTAGTAGTTTAAGTCTACCAGTAAGTAAGCTTTGTACACCAGATAAATTCTTGCTAGTTTGATCATTAATAGGGTCAGATAAGATACTACCTAAAGATTTACTCTTTATACTATCAATACCACCAATAGCTCCAGAAGTATTCTTCTTGAAAGCTACAATGTCATCTTCAGCTTTCTTTAACTGTTTCTGTAGATCAGGAATCTTGAATACTTGATCTAGCTTACTTTGGAATTCATCACCGAATGAGTCCCTAAAAGCCTTGGCAGTTTTTGCAGCATCTACAGCAGCACCCTTTAAGTTTTCGCGCCAATGTACAAGCGCTGGCATAGCTGTAGATAATAGCTTAGCACCTATTAAAGTGATAACACCTAGTAGAGCTGTAGGAGATTCAGAAAGTAGCTTAGCAACAGGACCTAGTACTTTATTTACTAGTTCTAAACCAGTCTGCATTAGATTAGTAGCAGAAGCTAGTAATTTACTAAAAGGGTTAGATTCTAGGTTAATACCACTGAATTTATCTAAACCTTCTTTTAGAACTGCATTAGCGAAAGCCTGGCGCTTTTCAAAGTCTGTAAGACTTGTTACGGATTTACCTACAGAACGAGCATAGTTTTCAGTAGCAGGACCAATTTTAGTGAATAAGCCTAGTTCATCTAGTAGTTCAGGTTCTAACTTAGTAATACCACGACTTAGACGAGAGAACGCATCACTCATGTCTCTACCTAGAGCCTGTGATGACTTCTTAGCGACTTCACCTAGTTTTGAGATTTGATCTGAGCTAAGACCTGCAGAGGACGCCATAGCTGTTGCTTGCATCGCATCTTTTAGAGACAGAGCACCATCTGATACAATAGCTAATTGTTTAGCAGTAAATACTAAATTCTTACCTACTGCTGATCCAAGTTGGTCTAGACCTTTTACCATATTGCTAGTATCCATAGCACTAGAAAGTGCTCTGAATGCTGCACCAGCTGCGAAGATATTAGCAGCAAAAGTAGCGTATAGGTGTACTAAACCACTTAGTCCTTGAGCTTGCTTAGCAAAGTCTCTTGATGCAGCACCAGTACCGATAGTCGATCTACCTACTGCATAGTCTAGGTTTTCAATAGGCGTACGTGCACCTGCTCTAGCAGCAGATGCAGTTGGTGAAGTAGCAGAAGCTACTTTTGAGTTAATTTTATTTGAAACTGAACTTGCAGCAGTTAAGTTATCTTTGATTAGCTGAGAATTCTTTACATTCTCGGTCATACCCTCGGCTTTTACCTTGAGAGTAATATTAGCGATATTATCGGCCATACGGTCTCCGCTTTCTTATTCTGGGACGTATTTTTAGTAACCTAGTGATTATAGCATCATAGGTGTTTAGTGTCAAGTATAATTTTTTATGGACGTAAAAAAGCCCCCTAAATTAGGAGGCTTTTTGTTTGGGTTTTGAATCCCGTATTTGCTTAGCGCGTATCTTATCTATATGTAAAATAAGCTCATATATATGGCGTCTATCTTCTGGAGCAATTTCATAAATATTAAGAATATCTATGAATCCAGTCATATTTTTACCTATATAATTGCCACCCATATAATCCCAGGAATCCTGCAAGTTATTGTATATCTGCAGCGCTTCCTGAAGCTCTAGGGTAAGATCATTGAACTCTACAGGAATTTCTTCATCTAGAGGTTCATTACCCATCATTTCACACATTTCAAAGTATTGATCCTTAGTCATACCTACAGCGGAATTCTGGAAGTATGACTCGAATTGCTCAATTACTTGGCTGCGCTGGACTTCTGAAAGTTTCCCAGTTCTGTAACCTGTTCGCTTACCCATGCATCGAAATTGCTTGAGTTCTTCATTAAGAATAGAGCATTTTCTGCGGTGTATTCAAGTACAGCATCTAGATCAGACTGACCGGCTAGGTCAACTGGAGCTAGTTGTTCTAGGTAAGAAAGCTTTAAGCCTGTCCAACCCTTAATACTAGCATCTACATATAACTGTAGGAATAGTTCGTCATTTAGTTCTTCAACTGGTTGACGTTGCTTGAATACTACCTTAGTGGCCTTCTTACGAATATTCATAAGAGTTTCACGTGATAGGAATGATAGTTGAACCTTAAACCCATCAAAACCTGGATAGTCAACTTCGATTAGTTTACTAGGAACTAGAAGTGACTTAAGTGATAGGGTAACGGTCTTTTCTGCAGCCATGGATTTATATCCTTTTATAGTAATGTAACAATTTTGGAAAAAGAGGACTCGGTGCGCGTACCGAGTCCTATAAATTCAGTAATTAATTACTGAAGTAACGAATACGTAGATCGTTAGTTGCTTCAAGGTCGTAAGCAGCACCTGCGATACCTTGAATAGCATCAGCACCCTGTACGGTAAAGTTAATTACTGTTGAGATAACTGACTGTGCATCGATTGTAGGAATCTGTAAGCTTGCGCCGTTTGCCAGAACCTCCACACGAGTAGCATTTGTACTACCACCGATAGCAATAGATAACTGGAACTTAGGTTCAATAGTGGTTGAAGCTACAGCAAGCATATCGCTCATTAGCTGACCAGAACCAGTACCTGCACGTAGGTAAGCGTTTAGCGAACCAGTAATAGCACGTGAACCAGTGTAGTAACCTATAGGTGTATTAACAACACCAAGGTTAGCAGGGGTAACATAGTTAATGTTATTGCTAATTTGGATGCTACCGCCAGTAATAGGTACGTTATAAGTAGTACCACCACCACCGATGTTAGCATTGATTGCTACAGTTGATAGCTTATTGGTAATATAACGAGTTGAAGCAGCTGCTGACTTACCAGTAACTGTGCCCGCCGCACCACCTGTTAGGGTAGTACCTACGATAGTAGTTTGTGCTAATTGGCGCAGTGCGGTAGCTTTACCAGTCCATTGAACTGTAGCAATACCATCTAGACCGAAGTCGATAGAGGCTTGATCAAGTGCAGCGTTATCAATTACATAGGTTACGCTATCAATAACAACAACTAGACCGAATGGTAGTAGTTGGTTAATGTTTGAACGAGCAGTTGTTAGTTCTGAGTATGCAGTATTACCGATTGAAGTATCTGCAGCAACGCCAACGTTTTCGTTCCATGCAACTTGAGTGAATGAAACACCTACTGTAACACCCGCTGCTGCAAGAGAAGCCGCGTTAGCTGGAGCAGTTAAGTACTGACCAATTAGGGTAGTAGCTGAACTTGAGGTTACCTTGAAAGGAGCGTTAAACTGACTAGCAAAAGCACCTGTAATACCCTTAGCAGTGTAGATAGCACCTGGAGTTAGAGTATTTAGCGCAGTACTAACAATAGTAAGTACACCCGCAGTGGTGCAGCTTGCTGTAGTAGCAGCGGTACCAATGGTAGTAGCAGCAGTTGAAAGAGCCTTATCGTTAAATAGAGCGTTCCAAAGATTTGATTCGTCAGCCTTAACAGTGCCTGATACGTAAGGACGTACATAGGTTGAGAATGAGAATTCAACTGGATTTAGTGCAGTATTGAAGCTACGTTGACCACGAGCTGGAGTATTACCAGTTTCTGATACAGTAATAACGTCGTTATTTACACCTTGTGAGAATGAGAAGTTATCAAGAATAGTTAGTTCTTGAGTACCTGGTGCAGTTAGGGTACCCTGGTTTACAATACCAGTTCCCGCTGCTACGTCGGTAGTAAAGAATACTCTACTATTACGTAATAGATTAAATGATGATGCCATAGATTTCTCCTGTAGTTAGGTAAATCTACTAAAGATTGACTAGATATTTATCTGTACGCACTATCGTAGATTGTAAGGCGATGGCGGCCTTAATGTGATACTTGATATCTTACTTGCAGATTTAATTCTGCTATTGAGTAGGGAGCTAGTAATCCTTCATCAGTTACTATAGCTGTAATCAATATTTCAGTAGTATGATCTAGAGTTACTGGATCATATACTAGATTCCTATTATCATGAAGTACTAGCTCTACGTCTTCTAGTAGACTTTCTAGTTCATCACCGGAATCGGGTCCTTTGCAATATACCTTTAAAGAGATATTTAAGTATCCCCAGGTAAAATCGGAAGGGTGGTACTCTCTAGTCTCAGTTCCTGCAACTAGATAGATTGCAGGAAACTGCTGAATCTCGTCCCAGAACTTTAACTTACCGTATGCTGCCCCATAGATATTAGTCTTGAAGCTTCCAGTACCATCAATGGTTCTTAGTTTTTCTACGATAGCATTAATAATACTTGTTCTTCTGCTCATACTACAATGGCTCTCATACGGTTAGCTACCACAGAAGCTCCAATCTCTCGAATTGATCTAGAAATTAAAGTTTTAGGGTCTCTTGATTTTGGCTTGTCTTGTTCACCACCTTCAGAGAAAGTAGCGTATGGATATTTCATATAGTCATAGAATACGGAAATCATTCCTTCTTTTGACTGAGTAAGTCTATTAATACTTACGGTATTAGCAAATCTACCTGAGCGGTAATTAAGAATATCTCGCCTTGACCCATCACCCATATTTATCTCTAGCTTAGCTCTAATATCTCTACGTAATAAAGTTAGTAGAGAAGCTAATGATAGAGTAGGTGGTAGTGAAGAAGTTGACTTACTAGGATCTTTTTTAATATCTAACTTATTACTAGATACTTTTGCAGAACCCGATACTGTTTTACTTTTGGAAACTTTATGAGTATTATGAGACTTTAGTGACTTTTTATTACCAGATAAAGTATTTACTATTCCCTCAACAATATCCTCTATTATAGAATTAGATCCTTCAATATTCTCGAAAGATACTTTCTTTAATTTAAGAGCTAAGTTAGCTCTCAGCCTATTAAAAATTGCTAATTCCTCGGTAGAGAACTTATTATTAAGTTTCTGTCTATGAAGTGTAACTACAACGTACGCTTCACCTAATGTATCTCTTGCTAATTTAATAGCCTCTGGAGTAGTATTCTTGAAAGAATAAGAAGCTTCAGCCTGAACTTTATATAGATCAGAAAGGGCTTTATTAGCTTCCTGAATTATAATAGGGTTAGCCTTCTGCACACCTAATTCTAGTATACTAGATAACTTTAGTTCTAATGGAGAAATCAGATTATCATTATCAGCTGAAGATATATGTCCAATATCTACCTTAGTTCTAGTAGTTTTAGTATAACTTCCATTAGGTAGCCCCTTACTATTAAGTTCGTCTTTATATAACGTAGTCTGCCCGAAACTAGTTTTTACTAACCTTGGATCACTACTAATATATGAGGTTACAAATTTTCTAATAGCTTCGAAGTTCTTAGCAACTATGAATCTACTAGAGTCTCCTCCATTAATATATACGAAAGGTGCAGTAGCATTATCAAAGTATCCTACTGGTAGTTCCTCTAACGATCTATATGTTCTAGTAACTTTTTCGTCTAGTACTTGTACTAGAGTTTTATACGCTTCATTATAAGCGTCTAAGTGAGCCTTAGTATTTCTATATACGTTTACCTTTAAGGCGTCATACGATAGATCAAGAATAGTTACTCTTTTATTAAGTATAGGTCTAAAGTCGGTAGCTAGTACCTTACTAATATCCTTATCCGCTATGGATATTGCGTCCTCTAGCGTCATCTTCTTAGCCATAGTGTGCCATATAAAGTTCTAGGATACGACTAATATGTGCTGGTAACTTATTATTAGTAATATAGTCAATAAGTACAGTATTAGAACCTGGATTCTTATGGGAGTGAATTGCTCCGTCACCACGTCTATAGTAGGTAACTAGATCGAATAAGGCTAGTTTTAGGTCTACTGGTAGTTCTTCGTATCCTGCAGTATACGTAACCTTAAATCTATTAGGCTGTGATACATTTGAGTTATACGGGCCGGCAATAAATACTACTTTCTCAGCTTCCGCATCGACTATATAGTCTATAAATTCTGTAAGAGTAGTGTAAGATTGACCATATGTATCAGAAAACTCTACAGACGATACTGATAGAACCGGATATTCTGATAGATCTAAGTAACCTTTGCCACCTCTAGAAACTTCTACCTTACTATCATTTACATAGTCTACGAAGGTTCTTTTGCAAATAGTTTTTACGATATTACTAACTTTTGGAATTAATGCGCTAATAGCTGCATCATCGCTGGGATTAGTAATACCCATATAAGCTTTATATTCAGCTAATGTAAATAAATCTAATCCCATTTTTATTCCTTATTATCTTTTATAAGATACCATAAGTACCTTATAAAAGATAGGGAACCGAAGTTCCCTATCATCGTTAGATTAACTCCAACGTAGAGTAGATACAGCAGGACCTAGGTTGGTAGTAACTTGTACTAGACCAGTACGTAGTGAGCCTACTAGAACACGACGTTGTGATTCAACTAGTTCTTGAGTATCAAAACGTAGACCACGCTGATTACCAGCAAGGAAGTTACCAGGTGCAAAGCATAGAGCACCAATGTTGGTAGCAGCGGTAGCACCACCACCAGCCTTACTTGGGAATTCAGCAGATACTAGAACTGGAGTATTACCAAGTGAACCAACTTGACCAGTTAGTAGAGTAGCTTGTGGACCAACTTGTGCCATGGTCTGGAAGCTAGTGTCATCTAATAGATCGTAGTATACTTCTGTAGAAACTACATATACTAGCTCAGCAGGATCAAGACCCCAAGCACCAAGGTCCTTACGTAGAGCACGTAAGTTAGCAATAGTTGCTACACCGGTGTTAGTAGGAGTTACTACTGAAGTAGCATCATAAATAGAGATACCCTTAACTGGGTCAGCACCAGCACCAGCACCTAGAAGGTAAGCACGGTCAACTGAACGAGCTAGACGACGTACCATAGCATCGCGCACGATAGGCATAATTACTAGTAGTGAATCTTCTTCTTCTTCGTATGCTAGGTATTCGTTGGTAGCTACCTTGTAAGCATTAAGGGTAATTTCCTTTAATACGTGAGGTGAGCCTGAACCAGGAGTTTGACCTGTAGTAGCAGTAGTACCACCAGATGAAGCGGTAGTACCGAACTGGGCGTTAGTAACCCATGATGCCACACCGGCTTCAGGGTTTACTGGTAGTGTCATAACGTTAGTTTGCATAGAAACGTTACGTAGTAGAGGAGCAACTACTAGCTTACGACGAACTTCTTGTTCCATGTTTAGTGAAACTTCTAGTTCCCAGGTAGCTGAAGGTAGGTGAGCACCAACCTTTTCAACTAGAGCAGCACCGAAACGAGTTCCAGTTACACCCTTACCAGATACCTTACCTAGTAGAACAGCCTTTTCACGGTCAGCGTAGCTTGAATCGCCACCCTTTGACTTGTCTTCAAACTGCATCTTGCTAGATTGAATACGTGATAGTTCTGCAGTCTTTTCCTTGATGGTAGCTTCTAGACCTTCAAGAGCGCTCTTTGAAGCACTTGACTGTTCTTCAAAACGCTTAGTAATATCTTCTAGAAGACGTTCTGCACCTGACTTACCAACACTAACTTGTGCTTCTACGGCAGCCTTAACGCGATCTTCTAGTTCCTTAGCAGCCTTTTCAGCAGCTTCTTTATCGGCCTTTTCCTTGGCTTGAACAGCTAGTAGGGCCTTGGTAGCTTCTTCAGCAGCAGACTTAGCGGCATCAGCAAGCATTTTTTGCATTTCTTCTGGACTCATATTCCATTCCTTCTTTGTTACGCTCTCTACAGCTGCAGTAGATTCTAGCCCTTTAGCTGATTCTGCATTAGATGTAAATTGCTCTTTAAATTTCTTATATTCTTCAGCATTATCGAATGCTTTAGATAAGCTGAATAAAGTATTTTGGTTACAAGGAACTGAAACTACTGAAATCTCAATAAGTTCAATCTGCTTGATAACGAATACCTCAGCGGCTGAATTGTACTCAGCATCGACGATTCTAAAACCGATACTGAATGCGGTTACGACCCCGTCTTTAACAAGGCCAAATATTTCAGCAGCTGCTGAAATACGTGCTTTAATCCATAGACCCTTACTGTCAGTTCTATGCTCCACCATTCTACCAATTGGATCATCATAATCGTGGTTGGCCAGAATAATCGGATTATTTAAGTAGTTCTTCATTCCAGTTTCCCAAACTGAAGAACTTACTACATCACCAGCTCTATCTACATCATTAGTACTTGCGTACCCTTCAATATAAATCGAGTCAGTAGAACCTTCGCCGTCTTTTACAACTAGGCTCTTGTCGACAGTAAAAGTACTATTAATATGTAGTACTTTATCTTTCATGTGACTCCTTACTTACTTGGGTGGCTTATTTCCCACCATTGGCGGGTTCCTTACCACTATTAGGTGGTTTAGGAGGCGCACCACCTACGCTTGGATTAGCTGCAGAGCCTGCGATATTTGCTGGAATACGTAAATCGTCATGACCTGGTTTTGCTGCTAAGCGTAATTCAACTCTTGCTTCATTAGGAGCCATTACGCCACCATTAACAAGGGTTGTAAGATATGCAGCAATGTCTTTCAACTCAGGCTGCAAGGCTGATACATTAGTAGTAACTGGTTCTACATCGTAGCCATAATAGCGTTCAATTGCAGAAGTAAACTTCTGTACAATAGGTAGAATAGTTTCTAAATAGAACAGTCTTAAATTTGGAGAGATATTAGCGTTATTACCGCCATCTAAAAGAATAGGTGGGACACCCAGTGCTTTTAGAATTTTCTCATCATGGGTCTTGATACTTGTATCAAAATCCATTTCTTGGAAGGTCTGTGTAATACCCGCAAAAGGTTTAAGTCCACTATCTAAGATCATTGGCTTTTTAGCGCCATTCTTAGGGCTATAGCGCGACTGCCAGTAAGCAATCGTCTTATCTTTAGCTACTTGACTTAAAGTATTATCAGAAGTAAGGATTAAACCAGCTACAGCACCGTTTTCAAAGAATTGATCTTGGAAAGCTTGCATCTTATATAAAGTCTTAATACTTCTTTCCGCGGCTGCTAGTCTACTAGTGCCACGATATACAGAAATACTACTAAGGTCTTTAATATGGATAATTTCTTCTGGTTTGAATGTAATAGTACGGTTATACGTATATTCACGTACAAATGTTTTTGGATCAGTTTCTACCACTACTCTAGAGGCAGGTAGATGGTACATATAAACACCATCATAGTAAACGAATATATTGCCTTCTAGTAAGAAGTCAGTAAATATGTTTACTCTAAAATCTTGTGATGACTGGTATGGATTAGCTGTAAAGTTAAGTAGAGTAGCTAACTGCTTTTGTCGCATGCCGCCTACTACACCATCAGTCTTTTTGTCTTTAATATCATAATCAAGACTAGCGCAAGCACTAACTATCATATTGATACCGCGGTTTACAACTTCTAACTTTTCAAAAGCTTGGTTATATGTGATTACAGCGTCTGTATTAATAAACAGACCCTGTTCACGACTAATCATCGCCTGGGCGGGATTAAGCTTTTCTTCGTTAGAGGTAAACCATGTATTTGGTTTATACCAAGTCATGGGAATCCTTTAATAAAACTCAGCAAATGGAGAGATTTCGCTACGAGTCACTTTAGGCGCTTCGTAACCATCTACATACTTTGCTTTTTGTTTCTCAATCCAACCACCTTGCTTTGTAGCTGATAATAGAGTAGGAGCTTTACCGTACACAGCATGTAAAGCTACGTGATGCTTATTACATAGAGTATAAACATCGTCGTAAATTTCTTTCTTATGCTGCTCAATAAATTCGTCTCTAACTGCTAGGATTCCCTCATCTGTAGAAATATCATAGTTATTTCTAGCTGCCCAGGAATTTAAAAGCAATGTAATTGAATGAGTATGATGTAATTCGAGATCTTTATCGGTACCACAAATGTGACAGGTGGACTGCTTTTCATACGCAGCCTTTGCTTTGTCTCTTACCCACTTTACGGGAATACGATTGTTACCTGTGTTCTTTGCCATTTCTTATACCAAATTTTCGAATTTCCTTATTATAGCATGGGGGCATTTGCATTTCAAATTCAAATTTTCACAGCCAGCACAAAATAAAAAAGCCTCATAGCGGTTAAGCTATGAGGCTTTTTTAGGTTAAGTACTTAAGAAGCTTTTTGTACCAAGGAGTACGTAGTTCTTCTTTAAGTTTTGCTATTAATTTATCTTTATCTAGTATATCTTCCGAAGCATAGTCTAATTCTTCAATAGTAGCTGCAAGCTCTTCTTGTAATTTAACTATCCTACCTTCAATATCGTGGATAATTTCTTCGGCGTCTCTATCTTTTGCTAATATAGCATTAACTGCTTTTATTCTACCTAGTTCAGTATCTGTTTTTATAAAGTTTACATGCTGTTCATGTAACTTTAGACACATTTCTACAAAAGGTATTTTACAGTTGTCTATTACGGTCTGCTCAGGACATGTATAACTATAGTAAGCTTCTGGGCCTATATCTAGGTTAAAAGGTGACTTAGGAATTATAGTATTTAGTAACTTAGAACCTAGGTTCTTATTAATAAAGTACGCTTCCATTACCTCTAAGTGATCCGGATGGCACTCTATACATACTTCCATAAAAGGTACTTTACGAAGTGTATCATAAATATTCTGTAGAGGCTTAGCAGCACGTCCTTTGCGAAGAGCTTCCTTATGTTGTTCGTACCTAGCTTCGATATTCTTAGATTTACCTATGTATATAAAGCCATTACCAAAATGTAGAGAATATATTCCTGATTTCATAGTGTATATGTGTAAATCGCGTAGCGTACAGCATCCGCAATGTGTGAGTACTCATCGTGTACGGGTTTTTCAGTAGTTAGAGTTTCTCGCTTATCCCACTGATACTGGTCAAACATAGCTAGTGTATGCGCACAAGAAGGATCCACAAGAATTCTACCTTGTTCTACTAATGTTTGTACATAAGCGATGCCTTCTAGAACTGCTTTCTTACCTTTAATACTAGCAATATCATAAGTATAAGCTAAGTCACTAGCGAACTGTGCTGCCGCAGAGTCGATAAATATAGCATCTACCTTATACTTAGTTACACGCTCTTGTATAGCTATAGCATGTGTAGAAGTAACCGCTTCTGATTCTAAGTATTCATCTACAATCCAGAATATATCCTTACTAGGACTATATGCTATTACTACGAAAGCTGTTGGATCTTTGTAACCGGGGTCTAAACCGCCTATATACTCCATATCATCTTCAGGTTCAAACTCCTTAATACACTCAGCTTTTAGTGCATAAATCTGACCTTCGAAGGTTACGAAACTAGCTAAGTACTCCTGTTCGAATTCTGCCTTAGACATAGAACGCTTAGCCTCAGCTACGTCAGCCTCCGTCATGCGCTCATTCTCAGCATAGTCCGCCTGCAGACTAATCCATTCAGGATAGTTAGGGTTAAAACCGCGTTGCCAGAATCTACTAAACCAGTTATTCTTACCACGAGGAGTAGAAATAAAGATAGCTTTAGAACCTGGGCGATCTAGAGTAGGACGTAGACTAACATTGAATGCATTTTCAGCATCTGACCCTAGAGCTGCTTCGTCAAAGATAATTAGATCATATGAACGTCCTACGCAACTATCTACAGTTGATAGCGAACCCATACGGATAGTTGAGCCATTTGCCAGCTCAATGATCTTATCCTTAAGATTATCCTTCTCTACTTCTAAGTCGAAATGCTTAATGAACTTACGTTGAAGTTCAAAACTAATACTCGATAGAGTATAGTTAGGTGACATGATAAGAACATTACAACCAGGAACTAGAGCTACTAGTTGTCCAATTACGTTAGCAATGAATGTCTTACCAAGGCGTCGAGATAGCGCTGCTGTAATAAATCTATACTTAGGACTATTAACAGCATTAATTAACGCTATCTGAGGTCTATTAAGCTGGTCAAATACTGATTCTTTGTTCCAGGTTAATAGCTTTAAATAATTTGCAACTGGAAGTTTAATGAATCGCTTCGAGGCTTCAAACTCAGTAATTTCATAGCGATCAACATCTTCCCGACTAACGATTAACAAGGCTTACAGATAATATTATGCGAAGCATAGTTTCTATCCCAAACATTCTTCTTTAGCCCAAAGAAGTTATCTTCACGATACAATGTAGGTTTATGCTCTTCAATACTATATCCAAGTTTCTTAATAAATTCACGTAGTGCTCTTGATTTTTCCATTCTATCGTCTTCTACGTATAGAATAGGTTTACAACGTTCAATAGTTTGTACAGCACCTTTAAGTACTTCTAGTTCAAAACCTTCAACGTCAATCTTCATAAATCCAATATCTAGGTCATTAACCATATAGTCGATACTGACCATTGGTACTTTGTACATACCTAGATGTGATCTGGTATTAACACTAATACCACCAAAGTTACCCTTTTCAGAGTAATGCATCTTAGGCATTATTACGGTACCTTGTTCTGATCCTACTGCACAGTTATGCTTCTCGCCCCCGAAGTTCTTTGAAAGTACATTAAATACTTCCGTCTGTGGCTCGAATGCAATAGTATGAAATCCGCTATATTCTAGAGCCTGTGCAATTACACCTATATTAGCTCCAATATCTAAACAAGTTCTATTAGCTAAACTAAGAATCATCTCAGTTTCATCTGGGTTGTACTCGCCATAATTGTGTAAGCTTCGGCCTACGTATTCGTCCTTGGAGAAGTACGTTGCCGTGCCCCAGCGTCCATTAACCGTTCTTAGCATTTAATACCTTTTCAAGTTTCTTAGCGCGCATTTCTAGCCCGCGCGAAATCAGCATTTCTCTAACCTTGGCAAATACCTTGTCCCAGTTACCATTATTCTGAATTATAGTAACAGAAGGATACCAGATACTCTTTTCACCGTGCCCCCAGCGGAAGTCAGTCTCAACCGATGGCTGAAGTAACCATGTTTCCACTCCCATAGACCCAGCCATATGCGCAACTGAGGTATCTACAGTAATAAGTAAATCTAGTCCTGCTAAAGCCTTACCAGTATCTTCCCACGTCTTACAAGCTAAAGGATAGATTCCTTTAATAGCCTTGTCCCTAAAACTATACAACTTTACGCAGCTTAGTCCAGTACCTAAAGTACTACCATCAACCTTAACCATATCAGTAAACCTATTAGGTAGTACTGATCTATTTAAGTCATTAGCATGAGTCTTTGAGCCAGCCCATTCGACCCCAACATTCAAGTCTAGCGGATAGAAGTCTCTCGCAGAATATTTACCACGTAACCATTCACCATCAACCATTCCAAAACGTCCAGCAAGTGAACAAATTGGAAAGCCATAACCACCACTTTCTCTAGCATCTCTACAGATTTTAAAGTCGGAAAATACGCTATCTAGTGTAGGTGGGCACTGTACCCATACTTCATTACAGTACTCTTTCAAGCAATGAATATAGCGTCCGAACATTATCTTGTCACCAAAACCTTGTTCAGCTAAGACTACGATCTTATCAACGAAGCTAATACCGTCCCACATTTCAGTATCATTTTGAATACTAACGGCATTAGATCTTTTGAATCTAAACTCGTACATCTGCCATGCTGATTCAATATCTACCCCCACTCCAGAACAATGCTTTCTAAGTAGTGCAGATGAATAGTTCCAGATAGCATCAGCTAAAGAAGGTTCTAAATCTAATGCTTTTCTATAATACTCGATGGCCTTATCATCATCTCCGAAAGCATAATACATTAAGCCAAGGTTACTATATGCTAGAGAGTACTCTCCAAAGCTACCATTAGCGTAAGGAATGTCTGAAGCAGCTTTTTGATAACACTTAAATGCATCAAGCATCTTTCCTAACCGCTTGTACGCATTTCCTAAATTTAACCAGCACTCTTTGAATTCATTGATTGCTAGCTCGCGCTTTAAAAATATAACGGCTTTCTCAAAGTTACCTTTTTCTAGGTACTTCGTGCCCTTATTATAATTTGCAAAATCATGCATTTGTATTTATAATTCTTTCTAGTAGATTAGCGTAATTTGATCCACCACCACCATCATTGATCTGAACATTAACCTGGGACTTAAGACTCTTATCTTTCAGCTTCTCTAGCTGAATTTCTTTATCAATCTGTTCCATAGTGATCTTATGCGATAGCGCTAGGATTTCTAAAATATCTTTATTTGAACCTACTCCAGCCTCGTCCATTTCCTGGAACTTTTTAGATAGAATAGCATCCATAGCTTTACGCATTGTAAAGCGATTATTAAAACCCATATCAAAGAAAACCTGGTCTATATAGGCTTTAACTTCTCTACGGGCTAGAATCTGGGTAACTAACTGTGGCTCTACACCTAACTCATCTGCCACTTTACTAGCATTTTGTAATTGTAGGTAACAGTTGGCTACCTCTAATGCTTCTGGGCTAATTTCTAAAACCTCGGCAGGATGGGAGGTTGCGGGTACTATATTATTTGTTGCCATAGTTAACTCATTATCGGGAGATTGAACAATTATATCACAGGGGGTAGGGCTGGGCAAGTGGGAAATTTTGGGTGGTTTTGGGAGATTGGGAAAGTTTGGTAAGATTGTTAGGCTAGTTAGCACCCAAAGTTTTACCTAAATATTTTGAAAAGTTTACGTGAAGATGGGCCCCCTGGCGTAGGTGGGGGTACTAGTCAAACAACCGCCCCTCCCTATTGTACCAAGTCAATTTTGCTTTGTCAACAACTAAATGAATAACCTTACAAAAAATATGTCTTGCATTGTATTTTAAATTCTGGCATAATTGATTCATCAATTGGAGATAGCAACATGGCACGCGAAAACAGATCAGAATTCACCGCATCAGTTGCGATGGCGCAAGCTCCGCGCTATAAGCGCGAGGCTTACCGTGAACCGAAACTGATTGTAACAACGTTGCGTGACTACGCTGTTGCTGCTATACTTGGCCTTGTGATGGCGATCCCGCTGTTTTTCTGGTAAGGAGAATGTAACATGAGCGACCTGTATCAATCCATCGTTGACCTGCTCGACCAATGTGTAGAGCCTGAAACCATCGCGGAATACCTGAGCATTCCGGTCGGGCTTGTGATGGATGCCCTTGACATGTATTTGATTGTAGAGGCGTAAGATAAAGCAACGCATTTGGGAAATCACATTCTGGAATAAGCAAACACAAATTGTGTTTGCAAAGAATCGCCAAGAGATACGAAAGCGTTTCATTGGCATCCATGAGATCAACGAAGTTATCATCCACTAAGGAACAACATGACAGGCATTGTGTTTTGTGGTATCATCATCCTGGGTCTGTGGGCTTTGGATGCATACGTGACGCGCACTAAGGCGCATCATCCCGACGAAAACGAAACCTCGGAGATGTAACCATGCTCATGCTCGCAGTTGGAGCCTACGGGCGTGCGGCAAGCCGGGAAGACTGGGACGCTGGGCGAGATTTTCAGATCGTTGGCGGGCCTTACTTTAGCATTCGGGACTTGACGCTGTTGCGGGAAATCGGTTATACTGAGATCCACTTCTTCAAGCTGGTAGACCGTAGGCGCGAACTGGCTTTCGCTCATAAGGTACAGTAAACAATAGCCCACCATTTTGGTGGGTTATTTGCGCCAAAATTATACCACATAATTTTGGGCCCTGTCCAGCACTGTTACATCTGTTACAACTAGGGCGAGATGTAACAGATTGTAAAACCGCTTGCATCGGCTGAATTCTCTGCTATACTGTATTCATTGGTTCAGGAGATAAACAAATGGCCCTTGTCAAATCTTTCGCAATTGTTGACTGCCAAGATGAGGTAATCAGCATTAATCTGGCATGGACTAAGATGCGTGCCATTCTTGCCTGCGATAAGCTCAGGGCTACTTGCTTCGCTTGCCGTGTTGCCGTGGTTGAGGTAGACTATCAAGGCATGGGTAAATTTAAGATTGTGAGGGTTGTACGATGAATGCGATTGGCTGGCTTGGTTCGATGCTGTTCGCTATTTGCGGACTGCCTCAGGCCGTACAATGCTGGCGCGACGGACATTCGCGCGGCTTGAACTGGTTTTTTCTGCTGGCGTGGCTTGGTGGCGAGGTACTTACCATCTGTTACGTTTGGCCAAAGGCTGATTTGCCTCTTTTGGCGAATTACATGGTAAACTTGGTTTTTCTTAGCGTAATGTTGCGCTTCAAGGTGAAGGAAAGAAAAAGCTAAAAATCCATTGACTAGGCTCTGATTTTCTGTTAAACTGTGTTTTTACCTGGAGAAATTGAAATGACTGCAAAGACTGAAAAGGCTGTGAACTACACCCCGGAACAAACCACCAAGATGGTGGCGGACTATGCGGCCGGTGTGACCGTTGAAACCCTTGCAACTGAAATGGGAAAGACTGTGCGAAGCATCATCGCTAAGCTGTCCCGCGAAGGGGTGTATAAGGCGAAGGAATACAAGACCAAGGCAGGCACGGTGCCGGTCAAGAAGGATGAAACTGCCGATGAAATCGGCAAGTTGGCTGGCCTGAGCGAGGGTGAAATTGACTCGCTGACCAAGGCGAACAAGACTGCGCTTGTCAAGGTGTTGGCCATGCTCAAGGCTAACCGCTTGCCGAAAGGCTGGTCAGTCGCGGATACTTCGGTCGAATAACAATAGGGGGAAACCCCTATTGAAAAAGCCACGGTTTTCCGTGGCTTTTTTGTTGGATAATTGTAACCAATTGTAACAAAGTTGCGCCAAAATTATAGCATATAATTTTAGGGGGTGTCAACAAATTAATTGTAACAACATGTAACTTGTAGGGTATGCACACTGGTCGAATTTTATGCTATACTGGCAGCATGACATTTAACCACCTTGTAAACCTTGACGCGCAGGTAAAGGCGCGTTTTGTCGAAGTCTGGGCACGCTTTGTCCGCCTTTATCCGCAGCTGTCAAGCTACGCGTGCCCTAGCGTGGAGCTATCTAACCGCATGACGGCAACGGCTGGCAAAAATCTGGTAGAACAAAACCGCATTGTTCTGGCTAGAAAATTCTTTACAAAGCCTGAGAATTATGGTGAAATGATGCGCGTTGTAATTCCCCATGAAATAGCGCATCAAGTAGCCGTAAACCTGTACGGTATGCCAAAAAATAATCGCTGGCACGGTGGCGAATGGCAAAGCGTTATGATAAGATACGGCTTGCCTCCTGACACTTACCACAACATGGTGATTTAACAATGTTCAAGACACTAGAAACCCTCGGAACTATTCTTGCTGTAGCCGGTTCTTTCCTTGTGGCGATGAATATTCGCAACATCGGTTATCCACTGTTTTTCGCTTCGTCGGTTTTGATGCTTGCGTCAGCTGTTGGCCAAAAGCAACGCAATTTTATTGTGTTGCAGGGTACGTTTCTTTGTGCTAACATTGTCGGTTTGTTCAATTAAACAATAACCCACCAAAATGGTGGGTTATTTGCGCCAAAATTATACCACATAATTTTGGGCCGCGTCAAGCGGCAAATTGTAACAAGATGTAACAGCACGCGGGCCAATTATACCACGAAACGCAAAACGCTGTCAATAGGGGAAAGCACCTAGAAAAAAGCCTTGCATGGTGGCATGGGCCTGCTATACTCTATTCACTAGATCAGCAACGGAACCCGAAAAATGGCATCTATCAAACGCTTGGCAATTTACGATATGGACGGCACGATTGTGGATTCTTCGCATCGTTACCGCACAATCAAAAATGCCGATGGATCAGAAAAGATTGATTTGCAATTTTGGCGCGATAACGAATATCGGGCTATGGATGACGGTTTGCTGCCTATGGTCGCACAATACCGGGCAGACTTGCAGGACGAAAATTGTTTCGTTATCATCGCCACGGCTCGCGTTATGGGCGATGCGGATTGGCAATTTGTCAAGCAAATTTTGGGCGAACCTAACCATTTTATTTCCCGTGGCCCGAATGACTCGCGTTCTGGCGGTTTGCTTAAGATTTTGGGCCTGAAAAAGTTTTTTAACCTGAAAAACTTTAAGGCCGCTTGGCAAAATGCGGTATTTTACGAGGATAACGCGCAATACCTGAAAACGGTTTGCGATTACTTCAAAATTCGGGGCGTGTACGTGCCTAGCGTGCAAGGGCATTAACCCTACAGTTGACAGGGATTTAATTCCCTGTTATACTGGCTTTGTTGATTAGTTAAATCAACCCGCGAATTCCGACGGTTTCGGTAATATATAAGGTGATATGGCTAAGAAACAATTTTTCCTGATTGTAGACACTGAAACCACTATGATTGATACTGTGGCCGATTTTGGCGCGATTGTCTGCGACCGGGAAGGAACCATTTTTACGCAATGCGCGGTTTTGGTGGCCGGTCACTATGGCACGCATGAACTATTCCACGATAAAGCCGCTAACGATATTTGGGGTTATGGTGGCCTTGAAAAGCGTAAAGCCGCTTATGCTGAAATGCTGAATTCGGGTTCACGCATGGTTGCCAGCGTCAATGCCATTAATAAATGGCTTACTCTCGCCATTGGCAAATATAACCCCGAAGTAACCGCCTATAATCTGGCTTTCGATAAGGCTAAATGCGCAAATACTGGCATTGACCTAACCGGATTTAAGGGTGAATTTTGCCTCTGGCAAGCTGCGGTGGGCAATATCTGCAATAAAAAGCAATTCAAGCAATTTGCCCTTGAAAATCACGCGTTTAACAAGCCTACGCAAAACGGCAACATGACAGTAAAAACAAACGCTGAAATTGTGGCCGGGTTTATCTCGGGTGAATTCAAGGAAGAACCCCATACAGCATTAGAGGATGCTAGGGATTTTGAATTGCCTATCCTGCGTGAAATTCTCAAGCGTCGGGGCTGGAAAGAAAACGTTACCCCGTATAACTGGCGTGCATTTCAGGTAAAGGATCATTTCAGCGCGAAGTAACCGACTAGACCGAAGGGGCTTTGACCCCTTCGGTCTTTGTGGTACACTCTAGGCATTGAAACAAGGAACCCGGTAAATGAACCCTCTTTTTATTCAGGCGTGTTGCGAAGTTATCCATGTGCGTAAGCCCTTGCAAATTCGTTTCAATCCAAAGGCTAAGGGTGCGAAGGATGCAGCGGGATATTATGAAAGCCGCACGCGCAAGGGCCGCATTATTGGGCACGTTATTTTTATTAATCTGGACGTGGTTTGGACAAGTAATTATAAATTGTGCGATGTAATTGCCCATGAAATTTGCCACGCTGCACAATTTGAAAATGGTTTGCATAAGGGCGGAAAATATCATGATAAGGCTTTTCAAACTATTTGCACAATACTAGAAAAGGCTTTGCGGAAAACAGAATTCAAGGTAGGCAAACTGTATAATCCGAAAACGGATACAGAATAAACCCCGAAAGGGGTTTATTTTTGTCCATACTCTGTTACAATTTTTTCCTTGCATGTTTTCGGTTTTTATGGTAAAATCGGGGCGCTGTTACATCTTGTTACATTTGGGTGCGCCAAAATTATAGCATATAATTTTGGGGCGTGTCAATAGGCTGTTACAACTGTTACACATGACCAAATTTGGGCAAAACCTTAAATTATACCACAAAAAATCGGGCCGCGTCAAGCGGCTGTTACAAACTATTACAACTGCGGAAGATGTAACAGATTGTAAAACCGCTTGCTTACAATGCCGACTGAAGTCATAATAGATTCATCGGATCAGGAAAGGAAACAAAATGACCGACGCGATGCCAAGGTAAGGGGCATCTAAAGCATACCGAGCCACTTAGCAGAGCAAATAACCCTTCACTTGACTCTGCTAAGATTTCGATGTAAACTCTAGGCTTCTAAACAACTTGTTCCCTGAAAGGATACTGAAAATGACTGCTACCACCAAGACCACCAAGGCTGTGAACTACACGCCCGAGCAAACGACCAAGATGGTTGCCGACTACACGCAAGGCGTAACCGTTGAAGCCATTGCCCATGAACTGAGCAAGACTGTGCGCAGCGTGATCGCCAAGCTCTCGCGCGAGGGTGTCTACAAGGCGAAGGAATACAAGACTAAGACCGGTGAAGCCGTGCAAAAAAAGGACGAAACCGCCGACGCAATCGGCGCGGTTCTGAAGATGAGTGAAGGCGAGATTGACTCGCTGACGAAGGCGAACAAGACTGCACTCAAGAAAATTTGGGAAGCCTTGGCCAACAGCAAGCCGCTGTGAACTTAAGCAATAGGGGGAAACCCCTATTGCTTCCTTGTCAAAAATCGATTAAACTGAATTCTTCAAAACGTGAAAAGGATCTGAAAATGTCTGCATCTTCCCCTAAGGCTACCCGTGCCCAAAAGCAAGCGCTCAAGGATATGCGCGCAGGTATGCCCGAAGTTTCGCTGTTTTCTAACACGGATATGTGCGTGACTGTTGCAATCCGTCGCAGTGGCAGTGACATGGGTGAATTCTCGGTTGCAATCACGGGCAAGGGTGAACTGAAGTTCCGCCCGAAGCTGGGCAAGTATGTCGCAATGGCACGCATGTATAACGGCGAGAGTTTGCCCGTGCGTCTGGGTCGGGTTGACGGTTTCGCGCATGATACGGAAGCCAGTTTGCTAGAATCCGTTGCCAATGAAATTGCCTACGCTGTGGGCCAGTCAACCTAACCGAATAACCCTGTCAAGCGCAGGGTTATTTTTAGCCACAATTGTAACAACCTGTAACTTACAGGTTGTTACAAGTTTGCGCCAAAATTATACCACGAAAAACCAGCCCGTGTCAAGCGCTGTTACATCTGTTACACAGTAACTGCAGAAGTTGGCACTCACTTCGTCCGCTACATGTATGTTGGCACTCACTTCGTCCGCTACATGTACGTGAGCACTTACTATCACTCAAAAACGGAGGTAAGTACTCACTAACCTCCCCTCCCCCGGCTGCGCCAGTGCGAAAGCTAGTGCAAATTCTTGAATGTGCTCCGCGACCAAGTGCTAAAGCTAGTGCGAAAACTTGAATTTGAAAATTTTATAATTTTGAGTCATAGTATATCTTTCATTGGAGAGATTATGTCACTACAAGAAGCATCATATTTCCACAATTCATATAGCGACCTCTTTCAAGAATTGAGGGAGATGGAACTGTCCGAAAAAGTTGATAATCCAGATACAGCCGAAGAATTTTTGACTTGTCTTCGCAACTTGGAAAGTCTATAATAGATTCATCGGTTGGGAAATCAGAGAGAATTAGATAAAGCGGAAACGCTAAGAAATCCCGACTTGATGAAACCCCTAAATTGTTCTATAATTAATCTTCTGTCAAATAAAGGAAATATCCAAATGGCTAGCGAAAAGACTGTGAATTACACTGAGGCCCAAACCACCGCTCTGGTGCAAGGTTACATGGCTGGTGAAACTGTGGAGGCCCTGGCTGCTCAAGTGGGCAAGACTGTGCGCTCTGTGGTTGCCAAGCTGACCCGCGAAGGCGTGTACAAGGCCAAGGACAAGGAAGCTAAGGCTACTGCCCAAACCAAGGCTGACCTGGTTAAGGCTCTAGAAGCTAAGTTCGAAGTTGCCACTGGTACCTTCGAGAGCTTCGAAAAGGCTACCAAGGAAGCGCTGACTGCTCTGGTTCTGGCTGTGTCAGCAGATTGAGCGAGTTCTAGGGTCGGGAAATTTAAACTTGAATCCCGACCCTAATGACTGTATAATATATTCTTAGACAGTCAAGTTAAGCAACAACATCTACGGCTACCGCCAAAACCCCGTGTATAATGTGCACTAAAAGACGGTAAAAGCCAATGAGACGTGATAGAATATCAGTTGTTGCTTAACTTGGGTGTTTCAAGGCTGTACTCCAAGACCCGGCTACCCGCAAGTAGCTCACCGGTGATGGGTATAGATAAAAACTTAATAGCAGGTGAAGCTCTTACCCTGCTGCCCTTCGATTTGGGGTTATTGTGGAGGTAAGCTGAACAGAGGGCTGAGTGCCCAATCGGAGGCGAGGCGAACCAGTAGTCCCTACTTTATAATTTACCGACAATGTTCAGATTGAGTTGAGTAGTAGCAAGAGACGGCAAGTGTATGGTGCGGTGACGAGTATCGACATGGCTACAACGGGCTGAAACCCCAAGCGAGCTAGGATACAGATCCCAAAATGAAACATACCAATGACTGGACAACGTGATGACTCGGCGCTCGGTAAATTACCCTAGTCTGTTTCTAGGGGGTGGGTCTTAATTTGGAGACCCTCCCATTGAAGCAAGTCTGTTTTTAAGCTATCTGATGAGCTAGTGCAATTCTAGCGAAACCTTCGACTTCCGGTAAGTATTGCAAGTCCCACTTCCCAGGAACTTCTACTAAGCCACCGAAGGTAATAGCACGGACGAAGTCCACGTTTAGTAGTATGTGCATATTTATAACGTGGTGTTACAACCTTGGCGAGGGGACTAGCATATATAAAGCTACTCGAGACCCAGAGTATAAATTAGGTTGAAGCTAGACTGATCCTCTAGTCTTGAGCACAGAAGGCTCCCTCTTGTCGGAGGCCAATACTCTACTCCGTAGTGAGGGCAGACCAGCTAATGCGGACTGTGGTGGTATGTGTTGGCTGCAAAAAGTCTAACCAACTTCAAAAGCTCCTATACGTCGACGTATAGGAGCTTTTGTTTTGTCTACCCGGTACCCCTAACTCAGAGCACCCTGCCAAATTCGTAAGTCTGTTTCAGGCGCTTCGGCGCCAAATTTTACCAGTGTAAAACCAATTGTGTCAAGTGTAAATTCTAGATCTCTGCCCTAAGTCGCGCAGCCTAGTGGCTTCGCCACCACTTGGCGCAACTGGGCCTGAATTGTTGCAATCATAGCAAAATGGCATAAATTGACAAAATTTGACTTAAAACGCAAAAAGCCCACTTAATTTTCATTAAGTGGGCTTTCTTACATCTAATTGAGGACTATTCCTCTGCTGATAAGGTTAGTAGTTGTTTTACCTGGCTTGCGCAACTTAATGGCGTAGCCATCACTTGGCGCAATTAGGGCTGAAGTGCTTTTTCTAGAAGGATTAGTACATTTTTATTAGCCTTTTCCAGCGATTCTAGCAACTCTAGATTTACGTCAAGAAGTTCGGCGATACGTTCGATGTACTCCTCTTTCTTGACTGGCTTCTCGCCGCGCTTGTTCAAGTATTCCTTCTTCTGGTATACTCCTAGTGAACTAAGTTTGGCGATAATGGAACGTTCAGGTACATCAAACTGGGCTGCCAGGTCTGTGACCGATGTGCCTGCTTGATACAGCTTGATTATTTGATCAGTTGTTTCTTTGTCGTACTTCATGTTTGGCACCCAAATCCTGGATGTAGGGTAAAAATTTCCAGCTTGAAACGGTGAAAAAGCGAATAATTGAGGTTATTTAGTGTACCAACCCGAGTCGCGCAACCTATACCCTACGGGTAAAAACTTGCGCAGTTTTAGTTACGGATGATATCAAAGTGATATCACTTATGTTATTTTCTTGACAGCCCCGGCTTGCGCAACTACATACCGAAGGTATCAGTTGGCGCAAGTACAGCGTTAGCGCAAGTACAGCGTTAGCGCAAGTACAGCGTTAGCGCAAGTACAGCGAATTAAAAATCCCAAGGAATATCATTTGATGCAATCTTAGTCGCACGCAGTGACTTTGGAGCAGATGAAGAAGTTACTACACTATCATTAATTAGTGCCTTAGGCATCTTATCCCAGTCTATTGGGTCTAGAATCATATAATGGCTACGATTAGCTGGATGTGCACACCAGATTTGGGCCATCATTACTTGCCCATACCATGGCAGACCCGAGAGCTCGGTATCTGCGATACCAGTTAACTTAAATTGAGTAACTGGATTATTGACCTTACCCATAGTCTTACCTGAAGCTACAGTAAGTCCTTTAGTACGAATCTCTAGTAATTCTTCAGTACTAATATCAGGGAACGTACAAGTCATACCAGCGTATAAATCTGGATCGACTACATAACGTACATCTTCCCTAGACCACTCATTATATGAAATATCCCTAGAGGTTTTTAGACCTGCCATGATTAGAGGCACTAAACTGCCATACATGGGCAGTTGGTACATAGGCGTACCGCAGTTCTTCAGTAGAGTGCCTCGGCGAGTAGTGGCAATTAAATATAGACCTTTTTCCCAGTCAGTAGTACAGTTTTCAACTACTGTGGTCTTACCCGAGATTTGGCCATCAGTATTTCGTACTGGGGTCCATCGGCCAAAGTGGGCTAGCATTTGAGGCATTAGCCAAGTATGCTTTACAGCTAACTGATACTTGCTAATAAACGCTTCTACTACGTCATTACGTACAGAGCGCTGAATATTTTGTATTTCTTCATCTGGTAGCTGAATACTATCCAGATCAGGAGGAGCTAAGGCTTCACGAACCCCTTCTTCAATACCTTCATTACTTTCACTAAACTGAGAGCTAAGACGAGTTACTTTCTGTACCCGTGCTTCATAGGCTCGTACTAGTGAATTATACACATCATGAACTTTTTCGCTCACTAGTGTATTTGTTAGATTCTTAATCTCTTGTGGGATTAGATTAAAGGGGATACTCTTGATTTCGTTCTTATTAAACATTTAGTCCTTTGTAAAGGTTGTGACCCTAGAATCGTGCCACTTCGTGGCAAAAGCCCACTAAAGGGCTAAGATTTCTAAATCGCTAGGAATTATTTTATTATCTATGCTAGAAACCCGTCCCTAGCCGCTAAAATGGGAAAGAATGGGGAAGCTATTGCATTTGCTTATTAATTTTCTTTTTAAGCTTTAAAATTTTCTTACTTTTATACTATTTGTACATTTCAGAAACACTATCAAACTCGTCTTCTCCCCAGGAAGCTTGGCGAACTTTATTAAAAATCATTAGGATTTTAAAAAAGTGACCCGCAGGGTAGAAACTCATTTAGTGTTTCTGGGTTATTAATCCTTCCAAGTTATAACAATTATACACTATTTTTTTCGAATAAACAAGTCAATTTTTACGTTGGGGATTAACGGTTGTGGGAATCTAGCTGAGGCTCTTTAGTATGGAGAAAACTAGGAAAAGAACGATGTATGCTAGAATTAGTAGAAATAGGCGATAACTAGTATGCAGAGGTTCTTCGATAAAAGAACCTAAAATAAACGCAAATGCTACAGCCGCTAGGAAGTTATTTACCGAGTTCATATAATTGCTGAGTAGTCCTTATTCATAATATCTTTTAATGGTACTTGAATATTAGCTCGTACTAATGTATCTTCTTCCATAGGTTCTTGAATTACAATTGTGAGGATTCCTTCTTGTAGAGACATTCCTAGTGCTAGTGGTGCTGAGAAAGGTGCTAGCTTTTGCGAGCGAGTAATCTTCTTACACTTAGTACATAACCACAAACTTCTAGCATTTAACTCATTAATCTCGTCACCATAAACATTCCTTAGAAATACTTGGTGATTATGCCTACAGAATAAACGCATCATAATGATATAATATAAGAAATTGCTCTACGGACCGCTTCTTCTTCTGAAGGCGCTTGTCCGAACTGGAGTGGTTTAAGCGTGCGAATATCCTCAATGTAAACTACATATTCAGTATATCCTTCATCTACAAGCGTGTAAGTTTCAAATTTTACCATGCTACATCCAATACTCCGCCAGAGATTGATACTGCATACTCTAGTTTTCGTAGTTCTCTAGCCACAATAGGAATACGTGTTACTTCCACTAATATTGGAGTAGAGTAGTTACCCTCCTTAGCCCTAGCTCTAATCTCAGCTAGTACTTTAGGCACAACAAACTTAATAGTATCTTTTTCTAGGTCTTCACCTGCTTGTTTAGCTACTATACGCGCTTCTTTAGCGTTCATTTTCAAACCACCTTTTAATCATTTCATCCGTAGGTACTTCTCTAGCATCCTTGTACGCTTTATCAACATAATCTAGTGTAGGATTATATTTAAAGTTTTCCGACCCTAGAACCGCAGCAGCTTCCTGATGCCAGCGTGCAAGCACGCTTAGTTCCAGGAAGCTGCTGCGGCTACCAGCTTGCATAGCTTCGACGCTAGCATCTAGACTCCTACCCTTATGATACTCAATAATTTCTTCAATCTTCATTGGATTCTCACACTTGATATAGGTGCCACACAAACGGGCCCTCAAAAGCAGTACCATAGTACTGAGCGTCTTCCGGTACTTCCCAGCCTGTACCAATTACTGCAAACTCATACTCTACAGGAGTAGTACGTTCTAGATCAACTTCCATCCAAATGGTACGAAGGCCGTTCTGGATATTAAAGTGCATAAACGAATGCCCTTCTGTAAGAAGTAGGGTACCATCATTAGGAAGATGGTACTTGTGAATAGTTTTCATAGTTCAATAACCTTTAGTTCAAATGGAATTTCATTAGGATACCCACGAGGATTGCAGATGATACGAGTATCACCGATCATGTAATCCTTAGCTTGGTGGATGTGGCCATGCACCCAATACTTGATCTTGCTGTCTAGAATCATATCGCTAAGATCACTAGCGTATGCTCCATTAAGAAGGAAATCATCCTTGTAGTAATCATGAATACTAGCAAAGCTAGGGGCATGGTGCGTAACCACAAAAGCATCTTGCTGAATCATAGCCTTTAGGTACTGCACGCTAGTACGGTGACGACTAACCGTATGCGCTGGACGCAGCTTGGTATACCCTTTACTATCATCCGTAATTAGACGATAATCGTTCATACAATCTTTAGTATGGTACAGGGTAAGTGCATCCATCTTGTTCATATCAGTCCATAGCGTACCACCGATGAACTGCTGACCATCCAGAGTAATACAGCCATCCTCTAGAAAATGCACATTAGGATAACGTGCATAAAACTCGATAAGTACGTCCAGACCTTGGTGGAACCTAAAGTCGTAGAACTCGTGGTTTCCAGCCACAACCACTACGTACTTAAACTGGCTCGATGCACGCTCAATAAACTTGATGAAGCGCTGTGCATTACCGGCCATCACAGGACTTTGACCACTTGGGTCTTGGCCATCAGGAAACCGGTACAGAGCACGTGCGTTAAGAATATCACCTGCTAGAACCAGAACATCTGCCCCAGGGTTATCCAGAAGCATGTCGTGGAACTCAAGATGCAGGTCACTGGCAATAGCAACTTTCATTTTAAATCTTCTTCCAAAATAGTTCGTCTAACTCATTACCCTCTTGTATAGCCAGAGGGCCTAGCTCATTCTCCATTACTGTAACATTTCTGTAAGCCCTAGCAGCATTCCATAGTGCTACATAAGCGTTGTATGTCTTTCTATACTTGTAGTATGCCCAACGAGTAGTTAAAATTGGAACTACCAGGCAGGCTACTGCAATGTACTCTTCAATCAGTGTTGTCATCCCAAAAACCTCATTAAAAACTCCTAGCAAAAACAAGATTGGTTACAATGGATTGCTTACCTGCGGACACTACAATCTTAGCACTGTAGTTCTCATAACGATAAGCGGTATAGCTAACTGCAGCAAGCGGCTCGATTCTCTCGCGTTGCTGGTACTCGTCACACCAGTACTGGAAAGTACTGTGGTTAGTGGTATTAGAAATCTCAATGAGCCTAGGATTACTACAGGTAGGTACATCGTGGTAGTATCCACTAACAGCCCCAAGTGTCACACTAAAGTCTGAAGTCAGGGCCCAAGTCTTTGCAAGGTAGAAAGACTGGTGACGTTGAGTATTGTAGTATGTACCAATCGTATAACCTTCGTCAGTGCTGTAATAAACACCAGGGTTAACGTTATTTTGGTACTCTTTGCTCTGCATCGGATTACTGTAGAGAAAGTGATGGCTATAGGTATGCACACCAACTTCTGCACTTTGAGCACAGACCGAAGACACAACCAAGGAAGCAATGGTTAAAAGTTTGAACATTATTATCTCACTGAAAGATATATTATATACCTTTAAGCCCTGTAAATCAAGCCAGTTTATCTCTAGGTGAATATTTTTGTAACAAAATGTTGAGACGAAAAAATACCGCCCGAAGGCGGTAAGTTCAACACAGCTTAACGTTAGCCCAATCAGACCCTTTAGTAGCATTTTTCTTAACTAGGTTTACTAGTTCATCAAAGTGTTTCTGAGCTTCATTTAGCTTATTAATAGAGTTACACTCCTCACGTCTAGCATCACTAACACGGCTTTGTGCTACTCTCAAGTTATCACTTGCTACTGCAATAGCAGCTACTGCATCATATAGTTGCGAGTTCAAGCTCTTTTTGTTATCAATAGTCATTTCTTTATAAAGTCTCCGTTAGAAATCCAGTATCTACCCATTCTAAGTTTTGGATCAGGATGTACTGCATGGATGTGTCCTTCACTAACAGTATCTACCATCATAACTGTACCCTTATCGCATACCCATTCGTAGTCCCTAGTAATTATTACTAGATCACCATGTTTAACTTTAACAGTTTCACTTTTAAGGGAGGCTAACTTATTTTGAAGGTTTGCAATTTCCTTCTCTATTTGAAGTATTTGTTTGTATGAAGTCATTTTGTATACCTCGCTACTAGATCCTTGTTCTTCTGATCTAGTTCTTTCATATGTTGTTTAAGTTTCTTCCAGTCATTACTCTTTTTAGCTTCTTGCCACAGCTCGTAAGCTACAGAGTTTTTGGCTAGGATGTAGCCGTCGTATATTACGTCAGACATTCAAATCCTTTAGCTCTTGGTAGAAGCACATGTACTTAGCAGTACGTTCTACATCTTTAGCAGTGATACCCTTTAGACGACGAAGGTCACTATTATGCTGCAGGTCGGCCATCTTGACACGTACCGCGTCAAAATTGGCCACAACCTGTGCCTTATACTCATCGTAAGTTTGACCAGTGTGCTTGGTCATGGCACGAATGCCTTCTACAATACGATGACTAAAGATAGCTGATAGTTCAGTATACGTAACATCAGTATCTTCTACTAGGTCATGACCTAAGGCAATGCACATTAGTTCTTCATCATCTGTACGTAGCTTATGCATTACAGCTAGACAGTGGAGAATATAGGGCTTACCTGCCTTATCAAATTTACCTGCAAACTTAGTAGTTGCAAGCAGTAGCATTTTATCGAGATACTTCATATTACCACCAGAAATGGACTACAAATTCATCGGGGAAGTTATTATCAATGAACCACTGGGCCATACGCACTTCCCAGTCGTTAGGATCATTTTCTTCAACGTCTAGAAGCTCTTCCAACCGTTCTTTAGGATTATAGTGTTGATAAGTATTCTGACCAAGTTCGTAGTAAGTTCCAAACTCAGAAATATCTACAACATTCTTAGGAAGATTGGTAATGTCCACAATATAGGTTAATTTTGCGAGGGGGTTAAACATTATTTACCTTGTGATAGAATCTAGCAATGTAATAACACGAGATCGCTCTAATTCTAGTAATGAGCGACTATTACCTACTTCTTCTCCTGCCGAAGAAGAAATTATTAAGTGTGTGATATCGTTTTCAACATGCCACAGCTCATTTAATAGAATTGCCTTCATACTGGCCTTACCAGACTTAGCTCTTTTACTCTTATAAAAGGTTACTAGATCAGACATTGGTTTTTCTCCTAATCAATATAAATATTATAAAGCAAAAAGAAAGGCCTCTCAAGTGAATTATTTTTCACCTGAGAGGCCTTAGTTAGACTAGCTGGTCAATATTAAGAATACTACCAGTAATATTTAGGTCAGGAAAGCTAAACTCTTTATTCATAACTGCATCATCAAGAAACATAAGCTGTGTAGCAATACCGTGCTTATGAGTATTAGCGAAGTGAATCCTAGCAAAATCCTCAAAAGCCCTACCCTTACCCCAGAAGTCGATAAGGTCGCGGAAAGTAACTGTACTGGGATGCAGGCGCATCTGTGCAGCACATGCCGCAGTTATATCACCATCTACTGTAGGCACAAGTTCAAATTGACGTCCAATAGCACGTTCAATATGAGGACGACACCACTTATTGAATCTATCACGATTATCTTCATCGTGAATAGCAAATGAAAAAACGTGTACGTGATCTGGATTCCAGTGCCTAAGTACGCTAAGAATCTTTTGTCGATTGACGATCTCGAAATCACCCCATCCGTTAATCACGGGTGTAATGATAGTATCTTCTAGATCAAGAAATAGATGCTTAATCGTCGTAGTCGTCGAATCGACGTTTCGGCTTGTCATATTGCTTCTCTTTAGGTTTTTCAACGTGTCTATTAATACGTGATGGCTTGGTTTCTAGCAATTGCTCAGTATACCCATCATTGTAGCCATAATCAGCATTTTTTAGTACTGCTGAGGCTAGAATACCCTTACGGACGTAATCTTTCATAATTTTTCTTTATAGAAAATGTGATTTCCAATTGTAGCAACCTTAACTGTATTTCTCCAGTGTGGTTTTACGTACTTAGCATGGAAATATATTGCATCAAACTTATTAATTGTGTAACCGTTGATAGCCATACGTGCTATGGCATATGACTCTTTATCTGCTTCTGGCTTCTTGAAATCAGTCGTCCAAGAGAACTGGTAAGGCTGAAATACTACTTTACATATACTTTTAGGATAATCTGGGTGTTTGACTCTATTAAGAGTTACATTAGCTACTGCTAACTTACCAATAAACGGCTCACCCCTAGCTTCCCTGTATATATTTTCTGCTAAACATGAGAGATTACTCATGCCATAAGTATTTGCTGATAGTGCTAGCAGTAACGCTATCAGCATCTTCTTCATTGGCTATAGACAGCTGATACTATCGCCAGCATTGCTACTAGAGCAACTATGATAGTTTCAAGCTGTCGCTTTCGCCACGACCTTGTTTTCTGCATTTTTTCGTTCCTTCAGACGCGCAATACGTGCCTTTTGGTATCCTACTTCTGAAGTAGCAAACTCAAGAGCAGTTTCTGCAGCTAGTAGCTTGCGTTCTGCTTCGTATAGTTCGTCATCAATTAATTCATTAAGTGGAATACGTTTAAACATTTTCTTCATTATCAAAGGGTAGTTCTAATTGAGGATTCCAAGGAGTTTTTGGTACAACTGCTAGAATACCAGCAGTATGATTCTTAGGCATTTCCCTACGAATTGTATTAAGACCTAATTCAATGTTTGGACTATCCCAATCCCATTGGGCTAATTTTCCGTCAATTTTTGTATAAATTTTCATGATTTATAAATTATAAGATAAAAAGCTTATAAAATCAAGTTTATAATTGCGTCTCTTGTTCCACTGGATTAGCACTAGGAAGAAGACCACGTAATCTATCTACCTCAGCATGTAACTTGTGATTATCATTAGTTAACTGAATATTAGCTCTAGATAGACCATCTAACTGATTAGTTAGAGCAGCGATATGCCTAGCAGCTCTAATTTCCTTAGATGTAGGAGGTTTTACTTCAATAGTTTCACTTCCATCATCTTTTACTCTAAAAATAGGAGTACCTTGCATTAGTTCGTCATAAATCATAGTTTTCCTCTCAAGCCTATATTATATAGCAGAATATTATTAAAAACAAGATCAAATTTCATGACGTCGCGCCAATCCCGAAACCAGGACGAAAATTTAGTGCTTGCTCATGGATTGCCCGCGTGCTATAATAACATTAACTTGAGGAATAACCGCATGAATAATAGCGACAGGTATATTAGACAGCTGGAAGAGCTTATTGCTAATAAATTGTTACCGGTATACAATAAATACTATGAAGTAACGAACCAAACAAAGCCAGTATTAGACTTACCTGTCGCTTTTATCCCAAGACAGATTCCTGCACTATTTAAACGGGGTTTTGGAGCTACCCTCGTACCGCGTAATAGCAAGAAACCCAATTAACTTCCCCAAATGCCGCATCGAAGTATCTCCCAGCAAGGACTTACGGGACAGCGAGCATGTATTACAGTAATTCGCCTTGCTGGGCGTTTGTAGTTATATATGTCGGGAGACAAACTAGGAATGGGTTAAATCCAGGTCCCAGAGCAACCTGGGATTCTCTAGTATTAGTTGGTAGTACTAGAGAATCCCTTTGTATATTAACATAATGACAAAAGAAGAATTATCACTAAGAATGGCTACAGATAGTTTTACTATAGGTTCTATACGACCAGATACAACTGTATGGAGTTATCCACGAGTACCTGTCAGTAGAAATCCTATTGATCCAGTAATTAATCTAACACCAGAGCAAGAACAACAGATAAAAGATATGTCTGTAGCCGTTAAGGCAGACGCAGGTAAAGCGGACTGGTCTTTAATGCCTTTCGAATGTGTAGAAGAAATTAATAAGGTTTTAGAATTCGGTGTTAAAAAATACTCAGCAGATAACTGGAAACAAGGTGGTGGGTTTAAGTATAGACGAATACTTAATTCTCTTCTACGGCACATTTTTGCTTATATGCGTGGCGAAGATACTGACCCAGAATCCGGACTTAGCCACATGGCCCATGCCGGTTGCAACGTAATTTTTCTATTATACTATGCAAAATACAAGAATAAGTTTACGACTAACGATGATCGCTCCAAAGTATGAATAGGCTAGAGCGACATTTATATAAAACTAGAAAGACGTTTAGAGCGGCATGTCACGAAATCGGAGAAGATATCGAATATGCTTGTACTCCAGAGTTAGAAACGTGCACTAGTTGTGATATCTGGCTAAAATCAGATGAATTAATCCCTGATTTAGACGGATTACCTATTTGTAAAGATTGTCTTAGTCATTACGGAATGTAAAATTATTGACTTGATTGAGATTCCCATTTGATCTATAATAGATTTATCGAATGGGAAATCACCTTATGAAGAAACTTTATCTAATTGATTATGAAAACGCTCACTGGTGTGGCGGACAACTTAATGTAGTTGTCTGGGCACATGATGAGGAAGATGCTATTGTAGAAGCAGAGTATCATATGGAAGAAGAACAGCGTGAACTATTCTCGGATGAATACAATGACGAGGAGGATAAGGAATACGCTGACGATCAAGCTTATACTGTAAATTCAGTAGAGCCGTTTGACGAAAACCACGAACAATGGAAGTTTTACCAAGATTCTAGCCAATCTAGCTTCTATCCAGTTGTAGGTTCTCCTGACTAAATATAATACCACGTTAGCTCAGTGGATTAGAGCTGCGAGCTTCTACCTCGCCGGTCAGTTGTTCGAATCAACTACGTGGTACCAGTATAAAATTTATAATTGACTTTCGATTCCTCATATAGTAAAATGTTATTTTGAGGAATTAAAAATGGATTATTTAACACAACTAGTAATTGATAAGATAGGTATACCTGCTGATACTGTCTTAAAAAGAAAAATACGTGGGAATAGGGGTATAACCATTATGCAGTTAATTACTGCACTATTAAATACCTATACTATAGAAGAAACAGCTAAATATTTAGAATACTCGATAGGCCCTGTAAAAGACTGTATACAAAGTACTTTACATCCTATTTTTCCTGATAGAAAACGATCTTTTGGTGAAGGTGGAAAAATAAGATCGTGGCAAATTGAATTATTAACATTAGTTGGGTATAAAAGGTGTACTTCATGTGATGAGGTGTATCCTTATACTGAATTTTACTCTAATATAGGTAAATTCGATAATAAAGATAGCTATTGTAGAGCATGTAGTCTTACTAAAAGTAAGCTACGTAAAACTTATATTAAAGAAAGAACTCCTATCTGGGCAGATTTACATAAGATAGAATCATTTTACGCTAATTGTCCAGTGGGGTACCATGTAGATCATATAATACCTCTACAAGGTAAAACAGTATCCGGGCTACACGTACTTAATAATTTACAATACTTATTAGCTAAAGATAATCTTAGCAAAAGTAATAAATATAACCAACTCTAATAATTATGTATTTTTACGTTACTGTAGAAACTGAAGATGGTGACTATTACATTGTTGCCAATGCGGGTAATGAGTACTATGCTGAAAAACTAGCTAAGAAGCATTACCAGGAAGATGGGGAGCTTGTGCTATCCGCACAAGCTGAAATGTTCAATACCTTTGAGCATGGCTGCCCGGAAGATTATGAAATTCTGACTTGAATTTCTTCGTTATAGTCTGTATAATTTGTTCTCTGTTGGAGAATTTCAAATGGCAGGCTATACAAAGGAATTTCTGATTGATGCTTTTATGTCTCGTTACGTAAAAGTACTAAGCATTGAAAAGCTCCTGAGCTTGGAAGAACTAGCAACTAAGTTCTATGACGAAGTTGGTAGGGACAAGTTCAGGACTTATGCATCATTAGATGCTGAAGCAATTAAACAATATAAATTATCAGCTTGACTAAGTAGTTGATTTAGTTTATAATTTTAATAATGGGTTGTTATACTTCTAAGGACGAAGCCAAGACTGTAAATCTTGTGTCATTGCGACTGGCTAGGATCGTTACCTAGACGGCCCACCAAATGCGGGATGCCTATACCCCTTCCTAGGACAAAGAAGATAGGCCAGCTAGATAGCTGTGAACAACTCACCCGGCGTTGAAACAGGTTAAACGTCACTGCACGCGTGGTAAGCAGTACTAACATAACATAACATAACGGAATTAAAATGCAAGTATTCATCGTAACTGGATTGGATTTGGGCTGGGATTGTATCGTTGGTGTATATCCTGGTGATACTAATTACGAAGAGCTAGAGAAACAATTTCCAGAAGATAGCTATGTAATTTTTGAACGTTTCATCGAAGATTTCATTCCAGATAAAACGTTCTAATCTCGCGCGTCCGCGGAGTATAAATAAGAGGATGGCAGCCTGGAAAAAGACAGGCACTATATTTTAGTACTCAACGAAGGCTAATCGGTAGCAGGGGCAGAAGCCGTCCTATGACTACAGAGTACTAAAATATGGTTTAAGATATTCGCGTAAGCCCCGTACTATGGAGGGGATCATATGCAGGTAGATAGGCCTTAGTAGTAATACTAGGTGAAAACTAATAGTATACTTATATGCAATCAAGTACGCTACATAACGTTGAGTTTTAGCCATAAAAATTTCTGTCTTGATCTAGATGCTAAATTGATCTATAATAGATACTTCATTTGATAAAGCGTTCTGTGTTGATTCGACCATTGCTATATATTTAGCGCAGAAATGATAACACAGTTAACCAATATGGCTCTAGCGAACATAAGTCTTACTAGAGGATGCTTTATTATATTCATTTGATAATATAGATGGCGGGTAGCATTATCCGGCAAATGCATCCTTGGCCAATAGAGGCTCTCTCCAAAACTAATATGACTGCAATCATGTTAAGGTTTACTCAGACATATCTTGCAAGATGCTCTGGGTTGTAAAAATAGGGACTCGCACATATGGGAGAAGTAGGTTCGAAGCCTGCCCCGCTGTCTATATTATTATTTGCCCTGGTGACGGAATTGGCATACGTACTGGTCTTAGAAGCCAGGTTTTGAGGGTTCGAGGCCCTCCTAGGGTACCAAAATCTATATCCGAGTTTACCCGGTACTTTTCGCGAATACTGGGCAATAGTTGAGCAATGTTACCTTCGACAGTAACCTCGGATGCCAAAATTTAAATAGGAATGAAACTTTGACGGTGAAGTCCGGCCTCTTAAGCCGAGAGAACTGAGTTCGAATCTCAGCAATCCTACCAAGTATTATTTGCCCTCGTAGTTTAGTGGCTAGAACGACTCCCTTTCAAGGCGTAGAAGACGGATCGTAACCGTTCGAGGGTACCACAACACATAGGAGAAAATCATGTTTAGTTTGTAAATTTACAAAGGAGCATGATATGTCCAGAACATATAAAGACCGTCCATATCGGATACGGTATCCAAAGGTAGATACAAAACTAGTAATACCATATACACTTATTTCATTTTATGATGGAGAGGAGTATAACGGACATTATTGGATTGAGCTACCTGGATTGAAAAAGAAATTAAGAAAAGAAGTAGATACTGAAAATCATTGGATGTCAACACCTAGTGCATGGACTAGATTAATGATGAACAGGCCGGAAAGAAGGGCTATTCATCTCTTAGAGAGAAAGACTCTAATTCAAGACCTAGAAGAAGTGGATATTCCAGATACTGGCAGAAAGCCACATATCTATTATTGGTAAGAATCGCGACTGAGTGTGATGGAAGCACACTGGGCTCATAACCCAGGGGACCTGTTCGATTCAGGAGTTCGCAACCAGACCTCTCGTACTCAATTCCTAGTCTGACGTACGGAGTGTTAATGACTAGGGGTACTGCACAACCGTAACAGCAAGGTGAGCTCTTGCAAATGGTGTAGCTCAAGAATTAAAGAACCTACTACGAATAGCATCGTTGCAAGCACTGTGACCGCGTTGCGATTTATCACTTAGCGATAATAGCCCGACTATACTAATAGCCGTGATGCAGGAATAGAAGCAAGCTTGACGGTTGACGAGTGTGTCTAGGAGTGAGATACCTAGCTGGAAAGTTCGTCTCATCTATTTTCTCGGTGTAGTTTAATGGTAAAATTCGTGCTTTGGGAGCATGAGTCGAAGGTTCGATTCCTTCTTCCGAGACCAATAAGTTAGTTTTGATAGCTAGTATCCGATTGAGTTTCGGAACCTTGAATCTGGTGCTATATATGAGTTGCAATGATTATATAGGCCTAAGGCGTCAAAATAGATTAATCTAGCTAATTAATCAACATGGCCCGTACCCTCAGAGGGGGGTATTTAGTAAACTGTCAGAACTAACTTATTGGAAAATTTAATGGGCTTATGACGAGGGCGTCGGGTCTGCCTTGCACGCAGCATCAGTGGGGTTCGATACCCCATAGGTCCACCATTTATATGTTACGGCGGAAGCACGTAACGGAGTTTAGTTAGCACGGCTCCACCTATTCGCTGTTCTAGCTAAGTGGTAAGGCACTCCCTTGGTATGGGAGAGACCGTAGGTTCGAATCCTACGAACAGCACCAGAATAATTAAAACCAGCGTTATGCTGGTTTTTTAATCACTGAAAATTTAACCATTTGAATTTAAGGACATAATTAATTGATGACAATAAAAAAGATGTAATATAGTAGTTATTGGGAGCCTCCTATGGCCAGAGACAATCAAGACAGTCAGTTCACCGTAAGCGATGCAATCACTATCGCGGTACTGAAAGAGAAGCTAGATAATTTAGAAGAACAGCAACAAAAGGCTGAAGCTAAACTAGCTGCTCTAGAAAAAGATAGAGATAATGCCTTACGATGGGGTATAATGTTACTAGGTACCGCAGTATTATCCATGGGTACATGGATATTCAATAGGTTCTTTGACAAAGCACTATCGTGAAACTTCACACTCGTATCATAACCTTTCAACTATTAGCACTAGTAACCATTTGTATGGTAGTAACTATTGTGTATATTGAATTAGCAGCTTAAAACTGCTTAGCTGTTGGAGGAAGCCCTCCAACAGCTTCAAAAATGTATGCTTGATTATTAATCCTAATTACTTTATAATTTATTCTTAATCGGAAATTAATAGAAACCGATTCAGCAAGATAAATATAAGTCTTGTAAACTCTAACCTTTTGAGTTATAATTTATCATGAAACGAAAACAAATCCCTAAAGAGCGCAATCAATTTGTTGCAGCAGCACTCTTTAGGAAGGCCGGTAGTCATCGTCGTAGCAATAAGCAATTACGGCTTCTTGCAAAAAAAGAAGTACTAGTATAATTCGGGTATAGCTCAGTTGGTAGAGCAGTATGCTTTTAACTTATTGGTCGTGGGTTCGAGTCCCGCTGCCCGAACCAATACTTAATCACTATAACAAAAGACTTACACGAAAAATACATTTGTAAGTCTTTTGTTATAGTGATATAATGTATCTATAACAAAATTTAGGTACATTATATGCATTATATGCATCAAACAAAATATGAATTTTTATCCGAAGTATTTGAATTAGAAGATATCGAATCGCGTCTGAACCTGTATCCGGGCAAAATTAAATTAAATAGTAAAGAGCTGCTTAATTTAATATCTAAACACGAGTACTCAGTAACACGGAGTATCTCTAATGCTAGTGAAGCAACGGTAGTTAAAATACTAAAGCATGTATGGCCTGATAGACCCTACAAGAAGAAAGTAGATACATATTTATTTGAAAAATATGGATTTGCGTATTGTTCCCATTGTAGACTGGTAAAAGATAAAGAAGAATTTAGTGCAAATAAGAGTAGATTGAATAATGTAAACTCACATTGCAAAGTATGTTATACTGATACTACTAGAGAGTATCAGCGAGCGTACCAAGCCCATAGAGATGCTTTGCAAATAAAAGCACTACCAATTTGGGCTAATAAAGAGTCTATTAAAGAAATATATAAAACCTGCCCTAGTAATTGGCATGTGGATCATATATTCCCATTGCGAAGTACTCTAGTTTGCGGGTTACATACAGAGCTAAACCTTCAACATCTGCCAGCACTAGATAATATAGAAAAACGAAATAATTTCGATATAGAGAAGACTTATTATAGCTGGCCTTCTCTAGAATAGCTAATCAGGTGGGAGTTAGTGAAATGGTTATCACATGTGACTTTGACTCACATATTGTAGGTTCGAGTCCTACACTCTCTGCCACAACTAACTAAGTAAACCTAATGTACTATAAAGATATTGAATCAGACCCCGCAGCTAAGCGGGAACACGATAAGCGTCAGAAGGCGCTTGCTGCTGAGCGTATGAAGAAGGTAGCAGAGAAGCGTAAGGCTTCTAAGTAAGTTAATGCCCGGTTAGTTAAACGGTTATAACAAACGCTTGATAAGCGTTAGTCGATTGTTCGATTCAATCACTGGGTACCAATAATGGGTCTATGGTATAAAGGTAATTACGGAGGATTGTCGATCCTTTTATGCGAGTTCGATTCTCGCTAGGCCCGCCATTTTACAAGAAGCATAGCGCTGAAGCGCAAGGCGTACTATGTTAGGAGTAGGTCAGTAATATATCTGGGTTATTCCGACCAGACTTATAACACCTCTAGCTACCGTCAGGTGTAATAATTGAGACGGCCCTGTATCGAGTAAGCAGGACTTATATTTTAGTGCATAACCGTTAAGGTATTAGAACCATATTTAGGGTATGGTCGGTCAGCCTCTTTGTACTAAAATATAAGGCCTCCATAGTTTAATGGTAAAACGGCGGATTTATATCCCGTAAGCAACAGATAATTGGTTCATCTAGGTTCGACTCCTGGTGGAGGTACCATAAATATTGACTTGATTTAACTGCTAAATTGCTTTATAATTGTGTCTTACACAATGAGATTAAGTAATGGCCACTAAGAAATACAGCATCACTGCTATCATTTATGATAAGCGCGGAAATGTGCTTTCGGTGGGTAAGAATTCTTATGTAAAGACTCACCCACTTCAGAAGCAGTATGCTGAGCGTGCCGGAGAACCGCATAAGATTTTCCTTCATGCGGAAATTGACGCTATCAACAAGTGCCGAGATTTGACTAAGGCGCACAAACTTGTTGTCTTTCGGTATAAGGAAGACGGTTCTCCGGCTGATGCTAGTCCTTGTAAAATTTGTCAGCAAGCAATTAAAAAATCCATGATTAAGTATGTGGAGCATACGTGAAAACCAAACATTATAAGTCAGTAGCAGTAACAACTCAATTAGCTACTGATCTAGTACGAGTTGAAGTTCATACCTTTCCTGAGGCTGAATTTATTGGTGCTTTTTTCGTACCAACATCTAGCCTAGATGGGTATGGCAATATTCCTCCAATGTTTCTGCGTGCTAGAATTAAGCATGACTTTAAAGTAACATTTGACGAAATGGCGTATTGTAAGCTATGAAGTTAGAAAAACTAACCTCTAGCCTTACGTATTACATTGATATGGACAATGGTTATTCGTATAGACGTTCCGCTACTTCGGCTGATTGGGAACGTTTATGGGGCGAATCATGGGAGCCAGTATTTTCTGAAGAAAAAGAACTTGAACAAGCGTTTCAAGATTACGTAGATAGTATTTAAGTAAGAACATATACCGTATAGGCCGACAAGGTGTTAGGCAATGCACTGTTAATGCATATCAAGCTGGGTTCGATTCCTAGATACGGTGCCAATAATATAGCAGATGACTTTCACAAATTTATATTTGAAAGTCATCTGCTATTATGGTATAATAAGTACATATAAAGGATTATTATATGTATACAAAATTAGAAATTTTAACAGAAATATTTGAAATAGAGAACATTAAGGATAGATTAGTTAATACTAATCTATCCTTAGACGTAGGTAAGTTACTTACTTTAATCTCTAAAACTGAGTATTCTTTAAAAGAAGGATTAGGTATTTCTGAATCCTCTATTACACGAGCGTTAAAATATTTGTGGCCAGATAGAGTAGGAAGTACTAAGTTATGTAATTATTTATTTCAAAAGTATAATTATTCTTTTTGTAATAATTGCAAACTAGTAAAAGATATAGCTGAGTTCTCCAGAAATAAAGCTAGACCAAATGGTCTTAACTCTCACTGCAAGTATTGTTGTTTAGATACTAGACGTGAGTATCAAAGAATATATAGAGCTAATAGAGAAGCCGATAAAGACTTAAGAACTCCAAAATGGGCAGATTTAAATAAAATTAAAGAAGTTTATTTAAATTGTCCGGCAGGTTACCACGTAGACCATATTGTACCCTTAAGAGGTAAATTAGTATCCGGATTACACGTAGAAAATAATCTACAATACTTACTAGCGATGGATAATATCATAAAGAATAATAAATTTGAGGTATAATTTGAAGAAACTACTTTTAGTAGGAGCAGTATGTGCCCTACTTATCACTAATAATGTATTTGCTCAGTCTACTGACCCTAGGGTTACGCAAGCAAATATAGATCAAACAATCTGTGTCCCCGGCTATACTGATAAAGTTCGCCCAACCACACAGTACACAAATCGTATTAAGTCGCGTCAGTTTAATGCCCTAGCTGGTAATCTACCAGCGGGTGCTAAAATTACTGATTATAAAGAAGACCATATTATTAATTTAGGTATTGGCGGTTCTCCTTACGATGTTAATAACCTACGCTTAGAGCCAAATGCAGAGTCTTACTCGAAAGACGTAGTTGAACGCAGGATGCAAAAATTTGTTTGCGCTAAACCTGCCAAAATTACGCTCGCTAAAGCCCAGGAGTGCATGGCAAAAGACTGGCGTAAGTGCCCAACTAAGTAAGGAGCCTAGCATGGCAGGTAAAGGTAGTAAACAACGTCCTACAGATCATAGCGCTTATAGTTCAAACTATGATGCTATCTTTGGACGCAAGGCTGAGGTTAATCCTCAGCCAACAAGTAACCCAGGTTACGAACCTATTAAGCCAGCAAACGGCCCAGGTTTAGAAAACTATGAAAAGTGCCAAAATTGCGGTTCAACTGTAATTGATGGCCAGTGTTTAAACAAAGCTTGCAAGAAATAAATTGGTAGTGTAGCGCAGTGGTAGCGCAGGTGTCTCATACGCATTTGGTCGGAAGTTCGACTCTTCCCATTACCACCACGAAAGAAAGAAATGGCTAATATATTTGTTATTAGCGATACTCATTTTGGACACGTAGGTGTTACAAAGTTTATGAGTAAGGACGGAGTTACAAAACTACGACCTTGGGATACTGTAGAAGAAATGGACGAAGCAATGATTTCCAGGTGGAATAGCGTTGTTAGTCATTCAGATACTGTTTATCATCTAGGTGATGTGGTTATTAATCGTAAAGCCCTTCATACTTTATATAGACTTAATGGACGCAAGATTCTGATTAAGGGTAATCACGATATCTTCAAGCTAGCAGATTATACTCCTTTCTTTGAAGATGTCCGTGCATACCACGTACTAAATGGTATGATCTTTAGCCATATTCCAGTACATCCAGATAGCCTAGGACGCTTCGGTACTAACATTCATGGTCATACTCATGATCGTAGCGTAATGGTAGAAATTAACGGTAGTACAGTACCAGATATGCGTTATCTGTGCGTATGTGTTGAGCAAACAGGGTTTACCCCCATATCGCTTGATACTGTCCAACAAAGAGTTATCGCTCAAGGCGGAACAGTAGGCTTCAGGGTTTGAAAATTTTAACTTGCACTGAAGTCCTATTTAATCTATAATAATGAAATGGGTTGAGACAACAACCTCCGGCATAGACCTTAGGAAAGTAAACCAGTGTGGATTGCTGTGACCCGTCCCCTATGACATTATGGCCCTATGTCAACTAAGTAAAGTACCTTTCGTAGCGATGTAGTCAGATACATCATTCTATGAAAAGCTAGTTCCTTGTGGACTTGCAAAGCCAGTAAAATAATTCCGAAGCTGGTAAAAATTCGGATAAAACCTGAAAACGAATAATCTCGAACAGGTACTTTACTTAGTTGTGTTGATTTAATCAGTTACTTCATTTATGCTTAAAAAGACCTAGGTGGTTCGATTCCATCATGTGCAGGTGGTTCCAGGTGCACAATTTCTGATTATACTGTTACCAATTATTAAATATAGCCTGTGATATGCACACAGTAATACTTTGTATTCGAAAGAAATCATAGCCATCCAGAGGATGATAGGTACAAGGGGCCCCCTAATACGGGTTGCGATAGAAACAGTTACTTCGTCTTATAAACGAGTGGTCGGTGGTTCGAGTCCACCCTGCGGCCCAGAAGGCCAAAGTAGCTCAGTTGGTAGAGCACTAAACTATCTGTTTCGCTTTTTTCTCCCATTAAATTTTAAACTGTAAATACAAAAAATGTCAAGCCTAAATCGTACTGTTCGTCGTCCTTTTAACGCTCAAACCTTTGAAGGTGCTAAGGTTCCTTCAACCTCTAACGAACAGAAACTTGTTCGTACTACCCTAGCTGCAATGCTATGGGAAGATCAATTCTACATCGACGGCCAAAAGGCCGCAGATATTATCGCTGGTCTAGTAAAGAATGTAGACAAGAACTTTGTTTCTCGTCTTGCTGAAGTAGCTCGTACTAAGTTCAAGCTACGTCACATTCCTCTGCTACTAACCCGCGAGCTGGCCCGTAATGGTCGGCTAACCGCCGAAACACTAAATAGTGTTATTCAGCGTCCTGACGAAATGTCAGAATTCCTTTCGCTATATTGGAAGGATGGTAAGACTCCTCTTGCGAACCAGGTCAAGAAGGGTCTTGCCCAAGCCTTTGGTAAGTTTAACGAGTATTCGTTAGCCAAGTGGGATAAGAACAGCGCAGCAATCTCACTGCGCGATGTTATGTTCCTATGCCACCCAAAGCCTGTGAATGCTGCTCAGGAAGCGCTATTCAAGCGCGTAGCATCACAGACCCTAGAGACCCCAGATACTTGGGAAACCAAACTATCTGCTGGTGCTGACAAGCGAGAAACCTTTGAAGGTCTAATGGCCTCCAAGAAGCTTGGTGCTCTAGCGTTCCTACGTAACCTGCGCAATATGGTTCAAGCTGGCGTGCCAGAAGCTACCATTCGCGACTACGCTAAAAATGTAGACGCAAGCAAGGTTCTGCCTTTCCGCTATATTGCAGCGGCTCGCATTGTACCTCAATTTGAGGACATGCTCGAAGGTATGATGCTAAAGAGCCTGGAAGGCATGGAAAAGCTTCCAGGTACTACTAAGCTGCTAATCGACGTATCGGGCTCAATGTTCGGTGCCAAGGTTTCAGCTAAGTCAGACCTAGAACGATTTGACGCAGCAGCTGCCCTAGCGGTACTATGCCGTGAAATCTGTGAAGAAGTAGAAATCTACTCATTTAGCGGAAGTGCAGTGCGTGTTCCAGCACGTCGTGGTTTTGCTCTTATCGAAGCAATTCGTAATAGCCAACAACACGGAAGTACCTATCTAGGTCGTTCTCTAGCTCAAGTTAGCACTACAAAGTGTGATCGCTTCATTGTGTTCACTGACGAACAGTCCGCTGATCGTCCAGCAGTTCCTGCCTTTGGTGCTAAGGGTTATATCATCAACGTAGCTAGCTACGAAAATGGTATTAACCATGCTGCATGGAACTCTATCTCTGGCTTCAGTGAAGCTATTGTAGATTACATTCAGATGTTCGAAAAGGACTTCGGTCTTTCTCAATAACTCCGATACTGTGAGGAATGGCCGGGGGAAAGCTAACTACCCATTCCTATTCAAACACAAGGCCTAGACGTGGCAATAAATTCGGTAATTACATCCTAGTAATAGGGTTATGGCTAAACTAAGAAGCGATAAGACCACCAAGGAACGTACAACTTCGTGGAAAGCCTTAGGGAAGGGGCCATCGAGTAGAGTCGAAGCTCTCAATTGGGCATAGCCCACGAGGATACCAAATACGACAGTAGCCAGTCTGTGTAAAAGTTCCGACATAAAATCCACGCCAGGGATAGTAGCCAGCCTATCAGAGCGAGAGAGTGGTACCGTGAGTAGTGACACGTTAAGCTATTACTGTCAAATCCTCGCCCTTTTGGGAACCGAAAGCAGCCGGCAAGAAGAGGTCAGTATACTAGGCATAGTGTACGAAATCCTATACGAAGATTTATCCTAGTATAGATGAGAGAGTATGTGTGGGAGTAGCAAGTATGGTTTGCACACACAAACCAGAGGGCCTGAATTCTTCCTGAGTTGGACATTCTCACTCTCCTTAAGTCTTAAATAAGACTTAAGAAAGAATATGTTGTTAATAACAGTTACTTCATTTGGCGAAAAACGCTGTTATAAGTTGTTACTATTCTTTCTTAAGTCTTAGCGTCGTTAATAGTTACTTCTTGGTTCGATCCCAAGGTTCGGGGCCTAGTGTATTATGTATTCTAGCCCCCGAACCTGGCAAATGGTTTGCCACACTATTACAAATTTTTCTAGACTACTAGTTACGTCCTGTTGATAGATTCAGATACTTCTAGACTTACACTCTAACCACTTGGCGAAAGCCAGTAACTGACTCGTATGTTACGGACATTTATAATGGAAGATGCGTGCAAGGTGCGCAACGGGTTTGCTAAACCTGCGTTCAGAAATGGGCCGATAGGTTCGATTCCTATATCTTCCGCCATGAATACCTATATACTTAATAAACTACAAAGAGACTCACAGCTAAGACTATTTCCACAGTTACATCAAACCTGCGAAGAAGGTAGACGTGCTAGTGGTAGAATGTACTGTGAGTATTGTGGTTTGTTATACTCGCAACATCCTATTGAGGAAGAGTATAATATAGACCATAGACTTTGTAACGGTTCAATAGTACATTTATGATTACCTCTATTTACACCACTCCATAATGTAGTGCTTGGAGTAGAGATTTTGATTATCAGAATTACCTTAACTTACACAGTAAATATACTGATGTAATGGCTGACCCAGTAAGAGAAGAAACTTATAAATTACTATGCCAAGCATTTGAAATGCAGATGCAATTAGATTTTGAAGACACTACGAGCTAGTAAGATAATGGCATTCGGCCGGTCTCCAAAACCGTGCAATCTGGGTTCGAGTCCTAGCTACCTCGCCACTAAATAATATATGTACGATCCCGACCAAGACGATCCTGATCCAGAAATTCTTTTAGGCTGTACGCTAGTTCGTACATGTTACGCATGTCCTGAGCAGTACGACGTTTTTATAGGAGAAACTCAGATAGGGTATCTTCGTTTACGTCATGGTACGTTTAGGGCTGACTATCCTGACTATAATGGTGATACAGTATATACAGTGTATCCTGAAGGTGATGGTATTTTTGAACCTAAAGAACGTGATAAGTATTTAAATGAGGCTATCCTGTATTTACTAGCAAGGCATTTCAGAGATGACACATCAGCCTTTGTCGAACATCTTTTGCAGTCTCTGCGGAAGTCAGAATCATTCACGATCTAAATGTCCCTGGGATAAATATGTGTGTAGTTTCGATGGTCAGTGACCACTACTTTAAGAAGTACCCAGAACCTATTCAGTGGACTTGGCCTACATGGCAAGATTATCAAGAATTAAAGCGTAAAGCAGACCTTTACGATAAAATGACAAATCAACCCAACTGTGAAAAGGGCGACCTAGCACAACGGGAACAAGCAGTAATAGATCATATTACTGCATTACGAGAGAATATTTCGTAAGATATATAGGTAGGTTAGCCGAATCGGCATAGCGGCAACTGACTTGAAATCAGAAGGCCTCGAAAGAGGTGTGGGGGTTCGAGTCCCTCCCTACCTGCCAAAATTATGTTAAAATTATATATTGCAGTTTTAGACCAGGTACCAGATCATATGGTACCTGTACTCGTTTCACATGCTGTGCTAGGTGCTCACCTAGCATTTTGTTGGCGTCCAGACCGTAGTCCAACACTAGACTATGAGGAATGGCTAGACTGTAGTTTCCGTAAGTGTGTAGTAAAAGTAAACGAAAAAGAATTTGAAAAGATGCGCGCGTTACCTAGTGTATATGAAGCGCACGAGAATACTACTTTAGGTGGAAAGAAAAGCTGCCTAGTGTTAGCTCCAAGAGAAGAATGGCCTAATGTAGTTAAGTTTGCTAAGTTATGGAAGCCGAATGCGCAATTGGCTTTGGATAAAATCCCAAATGAAGTTAGGTTCCATTATGATGCCTAAGGAAAATAAAATGGCAAAACAACCAGCAAGTGCAGTGCCTGTTCAGGCTCCGCAAAATCCAATTCGTAATCCAATTACGCCGTTGAATCAAACAAATCCTAATAGTAAGGATAAATCATGATTCTACCAGAAACAGCAACTCCCCCACGTCTTCCAATGACAGGATCGGTACCAAATATGTCAACTCCAACTTCATACAATCCAGGATATCCAGTATCAGGTGTAGCCTCAGTTCCAGCACCCGATGCTCGTGCTACTGATACTCAGTCTCTACCAATGTTCAATCCTTCACAAGGTAACTCTGATAGCGGTGTAGGTCACTCAGGTGATCTAGGCGGTGCAGGTTCTAAGTAAGGCTTGAAAATACAGGCTTGAATCAAATGGTTTAAGCCTGTATAATTATTCTTTAAGTTAAGGAATAAACCAATGTACGTAGTAGCCTTTTTAAGTCTCCACACAGGCGAACTTAAGCAGTATAAAGTGGAAGCTGACTGTGAAGCCAATGCTATGATTAAAACCCTTGATCTAGAAAATTGGGAATTAGGCGAGGATATTCTAGAAGTAGATCAAATCTACGATATGTGCGCTAACTCTGATTGCTATATTAGCGCTATTGAAATTTAATGTGTCCTGTGCCGGCCGGCTAGGCGAGTGATTGCAAACCACTTCTAACGCAGTTCGATTCTGCGAGGGCACTCCAATAACTATGTATAATAAAGAAATAAATCTAACAGCGTATAATCAAGGATATAAGTGTTTCTATGATAAAGAACATCCCTTATCTACTACGGATGGTCGTGTTTTTTATCATCGACATATAATGTCTGTAAATTTGGGTAGATGGATAAGCAAAGAAGAGCAAGTTCATCATATAGACGGCAATAAAGAGAATAATGAGATTAGTAATTTAGAACTACTAAGTGCCTCTGAACATGCTAAGAAACATCACTTAAAAACTTTCCTCTCTGAAGGTACCTGTGCCGAATGTGGTACTATTTTTAGTAAAGATAAAATTACTAGTATTTATTGCTCGTCTTTGTGCTCTAATATAAATAATATAAAGAATAGAGATCTAACTAAAGAATTATTAGATTCACTTATACCTAAGTACACCTGGATTAGTCTAGGTGAGATGTTCGGGTACTCAGATACTGGTATAAAGAAAAGAGCAAAAGCTCTAGGATGTAATATCCCTATAAGAAGAAAAACTAAACCTCTGTAGCACAACTGAATAGTGCACTAATCTACGAAATTAGACTGTATAGGTTTGAATCCTATCAGAGGTACCATATATGTCAATAACATTTAATACAGTCAAAAAATTTGTAGAATACGATGATCGTGTTAGTTTTGGCAAGTACATTAATTTACACTGGTTAGACGTAATCGCTACAGACCCAGATTATCTAATTTGGTGTGTTGGTAACTTAGATATGCAATTTCATCCAGATATGGTAATAGCTGCTATTAAGAATAAGTACCAAATTAAGAAACAAGTAAAAGAAGCGTATAACACTTCACAATCAAAAAATACTTATACAGAGTGGTTTAATGATTGGGGAGACGATGTACCTTTTTAATCCTTTTTGGAGTGACGTTATCATAAATGGTTAATGGACAATACTGTGAATATTGTAAATATGAGTTCGAATCTCATACGTCACCCCAAAAAGGATAAAAATGGTTATTGATCTATTTCCACCAGAACCAGAAGAAACTTTTTTGGTTTGGGACTTTGATAAGTTTAATTTTATTACACTTATCATCATTTAATGCGTGGTTAGTTCAATGGTAGAACGAGACGTTGCCAACGTTTAGACGAGGGTTCGATTTCCCTCACCCCGCACCATACGCAGGTAAGGTGTTTACGGATACACACGAGTCTTCCAAACTTGAGTAGACCAGATCGTTACTGGCTACCTGCTCCACAAATTATAAAATATTATGTTTCCACCACGAGTTCAGCTAATCTTTAATGCTCAAGCAGCTTTAGAAGCAGGTAATCAGCAAGATCCTCGTTTTGATGTTCTAGTTGCTAAATTAGAACAACGTCTTGGGCTTACTAAGGAACAGGTAGTTCGTAATATAATTGCTATTGCCCAAGGCAATACAAATATCTAATAATGCTTCCTTAGCTCAGAGGCAGAGCGTCTCTTTTACACGGAGAGGGTCGGGGTTTCGAAATCCTCAGGAAGTACCAATAATGGATTGTGAGCTAGTCTGGTGATTCAGCGCGTGCCTGAAGAGCATGAGAATTAGGTTCGATTCCTAGACAATCCACCAACTTTATACTTATATGCAACGAATTATATTTGTTAACGGATGCTTCGACGTGTTGCATACTGGTCACTTAAACCTCTTAGAGTACGCAAAGACTCTAGGAGGTTTTTTGCTTGTTGCTTTAAATGACGACAGTAGTATAAGAAATACTAAAGGCTCCACCCGACCAATTAATACACTAAAAGATAGAATACGCATGATAGAGGCTTTAAAGTTAGCCGATAAGGTGGTCTATTTTAATAGCGATCAGGAACTTCGCAACATAATGAATCTATATAGCTCTACTGCTACAGAGTTTATTATGGTGAAGGGTAGTGATTATAAGGGTAAGAATGTCATAGGTAGTGAGTACTGTGACAAAATAGAATACGTGGAACTTAATGAAAAAAGCACAACAAGTATTGTTAATAGGTGATAGTTGTTTAGACTTACAACATTACGTAGAAGTTAATAGGGTAAACCCAGAAGCACCTAGTGCTCCTCTTTATACTTCGGTACGTAAAACCGCTTCTTACGGTATGGTAAATAATGTAAATCTATGTCTATCGAACTTGGGTATAGATACTTTAATTATTCACCCTGATCCTAACACATCTACAAAGCTTCGCCTTATAGATAATAAAACTGGCAATCAACTATTACGCTTAGATAGTGAGAAACCTGTAGAAGCAGTAGATATATCTAATGTAAATCTTTCAGTATTCGATGCAATTGTAATCTCTGATTACTGTAAAGGTTTCATTAGTAACGAAACTATCTGGGATATTCAAAATAGATTTACAGGCCCAATTTTTCTTGATACCAAAAAGAAAGACGTATCTCACTTCGATAAGTGCCAGTTAAAAATCAATTTAGCAGAGGCTAAGTCTACCCAAGGTGTCCCACCTAGCGCAATCATCACCCTTGGTGACAAAGGCGCAATTTGGGGTCAGCATAGGTACACAGCATTAAAAACAATCGCTAAAGATACTTGTGGTGCCGGTGATGCTTTCCTAGCTGGACTAGTATACGGAAGTTTAACATCTAATTCTATGCATAGTGCTATTGAATTTGGAATAGTAAATGCAGGTATCTCAGTAGAACATAATGGTACATATCAGCCAAAATTAAAAGAATTAGAAGAAAGAATGGAAGAATACTATGACCAGACTTACCGGTGAAATTAAAAAAGGTTGGGGTTGCGAAATAATCTTTGCTACTAATGATCTGTACTGTGGTAAGTTATTAAACTTTTACGAAGGTTCTAAATTTAGTATGCATTTTCATGCTAAAAAGGATGAAACCTGGTATGTAAAAAGCGGTAAATTCTTAGTAAGCTGGATAGAAACAGATACCGCTAAAGTAAACGATAAATACTTGGTGCCAGGAAGTACCTGGCATAATCCTCCTTTACTACCACATCAGCTTACCTGTATCGAAAAAGGTACTATAGTTGAAGTTTCTACAGCAGATAGCGTAGAGGACAATTATAGAGTTCTACCAGGAGACTCTCAGGCGCAAATTAATCGTCTTGAATAAGTCTTCTTTATATTGTATAATTATTCTTTAACTACTAGGATTATTCAAAAAATGAAAGAAGCGGCTTCATGGCCTTTCCCAACTTTTCCCGTAAAGGTGGATTTATTTCCATTTATTCCGGCTACTAAGGCTCATAAAGCTGATCTAGCTACGAAAGTAAAACCACTAGGAGAAGTAGCTAAGGATTGCGGAATTAACATTCTACACGTATTTGATCGTCTTCAGCCACTAGCTGGTGGAGTAACTATTGCCTATAAGAAGGCCAGCGAAGATCGTAGCTGCCGTATGGTAGAAGTATCTGTAGCGTACTGCGTACCAGGTGATTCTTACAACAAGAAGATTGGCATTGACCTTGCTGTACAACGCTTCCTAGACGGAAGTACGGTTACTGTACCAGCTCGCGTAAATAAGGATGATGAAACAATCCCAATGATTCTTATTGCGCGTTTTAGCTAATAGGATATGTCCGGGTGGTGGAACGGTAGACACAGGAGACTTTAATGACATGGTAGTTTACGGACCTTATGTGTCCAAGGAAGATGGTAGAAGTAGATGCGTTATAGTCCATGAAAATGGACATAAACAAACTATATCTTATCCAAGGATGCTAGTAGAGAGTTACTTAGGAGTATCTCTTGCTGATAATGAAGATGTACATCATATAGATGGAGATGTATCAAATAATGATATATCAAATCTAGAAGTAGTACTGAAATCCCAGCACGTTCGTGAACACTCTATAAAGTACAAGGAAGATATATTTGTTCCTTGTTATTATTGCGGTATAAATATTACACTAACACCTGCAAAGCAGTCTCAACGCAGCCGCGATAAAAGCCGTGGTAAAGTAGGACCTTTTTGCTCTCGTAGGTGTTCTGGTAAATATGGTGCCGATGTACAGAGAGCAGCTAAGAAGGGACTCTTAGGCTGAATGCGAGTAAATTCGGTGAATCCTTACCTATGGTAACGCCGAGCCAAGCCCTTAATAGGGAAGGTGTAGAGACTAGACACTCGCCATCTAGAACAGATGAAGGCATAGTCCAGACTACAAACAAGTAATTGGTAGCGAAAGCTATAGTAGTAGGAAAATTTCCCGCCTAGTGCGTGAGGGTTCGAATCCCTCCTCGGATACCAATATATGAAAAAGACATATATTATTGATATTGACGGTACTATCTGTAATAGTACTTTTGGAGAATACAGTAAAGCACAACCTTTTCAGTGTCGTATTGAAAAGGTTAATAAATTATTCTGGGAAGGTAATAAGATTATCTACTGGACAGCTAGAGGTGCTAATACTGGTATTGATTGGACAGACTTTACGTTACTACAATTAATTAGCTGGGGATGTAAGTTTACCGAAGTTAGAATGGGTAAACCTAGCTATGATGTTTGGGTAGATGATAAAGCTTTTAACGACGAACTATTTTTTAATAATCTATAATGCAAAAAGAATTCCTATTTGGCCGTGTTGACATTAACGAGTTTGATGATGATGGGACTATGTTCCAGAGTCCGGATGGTCATCTTTACTGGTATCGTATGCTAGTAGATGAAGATACTGCCGTATTTCAAGACACTTGTGGTCGCCAGTTCCCTATTGACCGTGAAATGGCCCAAGACCTAGGCATCGCAGTATTCCTCCTAGAACAGATGAATCGTGCCGAAGATGACGCTGCTACTGCGTACAATAAGCGTGTAGCAGAAACTAATGCTGTAATTGAGCATTTCTCAAAGGAACGTTACGGTGAGTAAAGTAACATTAGTAGGAGTTACCTCTCCTCGCATTGAAGGGGTAAATAGTGCAGAAGAACTCGTAGCATACGCTGCACGAGTTTCTAATCCTGCTAATCAGATGAATTCTGAAACAGCTCCTAAGTTACTAGCATACTTAATCCGTAATCAACACTGGTCACCACTAGAAATGGTGCACGTTGTTATGGAGATTGAAACTACACGAGATATTGCTCGTCAGATTCTGAGACACCGTAGTTTTAGTTTCCAGGAGTTTAGTCAGCGTTACGCTACTGTAGAATCTCTAGGATTTGAAACTAGAGAAGCTCGTCTGCAGGATGCTAAGAACCGTCAGAATAGCATTGAAACTAGCGATGAAGTTCTAGCGTGGGAATGGGAAGCTATTCAGCAAAATGTACTAAGTGTAGTAGGTAGTGCCTACAGCTGGGCCCTAGAAAAGGGTATTGCTAAAGAACAGTCCCGTGCTGTACTACCTGAAGGTATGACTAAGTCCCGTATGTATATGTCTGGTACTCTACGTAGTTGGCTACATTACTGCCTATTACGCACTGATATGGGTACTCAGAAAGAGCATCGTATTATTGCCGATATGGCACTGGAAATTCTCAAAGTAGAATTTCCATCAATCTCAGGAATTGTAGGAACAAATAATGGCTAAGGCCCGTAGTAAGACCCAAGAGTCACGCGCAGCAGCGTATAAGACTGAAAAACGTTGGGAAAAGAACCGCAAGCGTAAGTTACAGCGTGCACTAAAACGCGATCCTAATAATGCAGAACAAATCAACGCAGCATTAGGTAGCATTGTTTATCGTCGTAAGACTCCGCTTAAGCCTGCATGGACTTCAACTAGTCGTCGTATTGCAATTCTAAGCAAGAAGTTCAAGCTAACCAAACAAAATCTAGAAGATAATAAGAAGGCGGAAAAGCCTTCATATGGGGCAATGTTTACCATTAGCACCCGTCTAGGTGGTGTATGGGTGTAATTGAACTATACTCAATCCTTGCAATTGCTACAACATTAATTGCGTTGTGGGAACTATATTTCCCCGTCATGCAAGCCCTAAAAGGTGAAAACCTTAACGTAGTTAATCATGCTGTTACTACGTACATAGTATTTATTGCAGCAACTCTATTATTCGCCCCATTTGTACTACCATCCTGTATAGTACCTAGCTACGGTGAGCGTTTTAGGGCTGCTCTTGAGCGTTCATTTCGCAAGTCATAAAATTTGCACTTGATATAGAATGCTTTTTGTTCTATAATATATACTTACTCGGAAATTAAATCAAATGAAACTCACTGCATTCAAGTACACCGACGCTAAGGGCAATATAACTACTCGCCAGATTCTAAATATTGGCGAGCCTACAGATAAAGTAACTGGTATTGACCTATCAGAACTTAATACTGAGGAAAGTGCTCAATACGCTGCCAAGTACGGTATGCTACTTGATACTTTCAAGACAAGCGCTTTAGCTCTTGCAGAAGAGTTTGATATTGTGCATAACTTCCGTCAGTTCATTCCAGCTCGTATGGAAGATGTGGTGAGTGAGTATGTCTAATCTATGGTTTAATATTAGGTTTGGATCATACCATTGGCAATGGGGGCCTAACGGTATAAGGTTTTCTCATAACCCAGTACATGATACGTATAGAAAAACTGAGAAAAGCTGGAAATGGTTTAGTATTTACTGTTTTTTCGGTAAATACTACTAATATAGTTGTAATTCCTTTAAAATGAAGGCTTGGAACACGGCGGTTCGATTCCGCCCAGCTCCACCAAAAACACGTGCGAAAGTGCTTAGGGAAACCGAGTAACTGAAAAGTTAAAACTCCTGAAGCTGCCTACCTAAATGGGCGTATGGCTGCCTACGAACTCGGAAGCGTATGGAAACAATTTAGGGTGTTTTTGATGGGGCTGAACAGGTATTCGACTCCGAGAGATAGTAGAGAAGGCAACTCGTCATGTTACGACGTTAATGAGACAAAATACTAAATGCAAACGATAGCATTTTTGAGGTTCGCCTAGCGGCTTAAGCCTTAAGGAAGTACTGGCAGGTTCTTTCTCAAATAATACCTGCCCTTTTGTTAGTGTCCTCAGCGATGAATCAAGTTACAGTCTGCTCGAATAGCAGGGAACACGGATTGAAGCAGCTTAGTCAGCGCGTCGTAGTAGTTGAACCAGATTGATACCCTGGTAGGATACTAACAAAAGATATAATATAGCTCAGTTAAATAGAGCGACTGGTAAAATTCTAGATAGCGGGTAGCGCGCAGGGTAAGAACCTGCTATTATATCTTTTACTAATGAAAGATGTTTATTAGTCGTGTAAAATACATAGTATATGACGGGAAATAGACGGGGCTCCAAGAATATCTTTTCCACAAAGAAGGAAAGCTCTTAGTAGACATCTTCCATTAGTATACTCGTCTATGTATTTAGGAACGGAAAGATAAACCGTGGGTATACTAACTATTTAATTATGAACACACACAAATACGAAGTACTAGTAGAAGATTTATACCTTACTTTTTTAACACACAACGATTCGTATATGGAAAAAGTACCTAAAGGTACTATTCTAGAAATGCGTAATGGTGATCTAACTTATAATGGTAAGATTAGCATAGATAATGAAGTAGGTTTTCTATATCATGGTTTAATTAGCCCCTTTAGCGATAATGGTAGTCGTACGGTTTTGTAGTCCGTGGGTGGAGGTTCGATTCCTTCAAGGGGCACCAAAATTCTCACTTGAATCAGTCGCTGATTTGAGGCATAATATAATCTATGAATTCAACAAATAAGCGAAAATTCAGAATTTGGGATAGTAAGGCTATTTTTCAAAGTCTTGAGCGAGTAATACAATTACAAACTAAGATTGAAGAAAAACTAGAAGGTAATGAAATTGAAGACCTTCCAATGTCTATGATTCCAACTCATATAATCTATGAGCTAGCCGTATGCTACGAAGCAATGTACGATAAGTTAGTAGATGAACAACTGATAGCTGAAGGCTATCCAAAACTTGACCAAACTAAAATTCATTAAGGACATTAATTCTAATGGCATGGACTGACGAACAAAAGGCATCTGTTATTAAGCAATATCAAGATGCGAAACCAACCCCAGAAACCTCAACAGAAATCATCAAGGATATTGCTGAGAAGAACGAGCAATCAGCTAACGGTGTACGTATGGTACTCGTTCAAGCAGGTGTTTATGTAAAGAAGGATGCAACTGCAACTCCTTCAAAGACTGGTGAAAAGGGTGGTGAAACTAAGACTCCTCGCGTAGGTAAGGAAGCAGCAATTGCTGCTCTAAAGGCAGCTATTGAAGCTAAGGGTGCCAGCGTGGATGAAGACATTCTAGACAAGCTAACCGGCAAAGCTGCCGTGTATTTCACTGCTGTTCTAAGTGCCTAATCAAATAGCGGCCTAGTGCCGCTATTTTCATTTATAAAGTTCAATATGGCTACCAGACGCTCTAAAAACTCAGAAGAAGAAAAACTTGACGCGGCTTCCTTAGAAAAGGTAATTAAGCTACTTGAGCCTACTGAGGAAGGCGTCAAGCCCATTACTAAGAAAGATGCTTGTAGTATCCTTAACATCACTTATAATACTACTCGTCTAGCAAAACTAATCGAGACTTATAAGGATAAGAAGGCACGAGAAGCGTCGCGGCGTGCCGCTCTGCGCGGCAAACCTGCGACACCTGATGAAATTCGTTGCATTATTGAAGGATACCTAGAAGGTGATCCTATTGATGCGCTATCTGATAGAACTTTCCGTAGTCCGGGATTTGTACGTCAAATCCTGGATCAGTACGATGTGCCCATCAGAGCACGTGCTCACGATTACTTTAAGCCACCTCTTATTCCAGAAGGTGCGGTGCGTGAGCGCTTCATAGTAGGTGAAGTCGTGTATAGTGCCCGGTATGACTCAATTGCTAAAGTTGAGGGTGAATCATTACACAAGACAGGTGAATGGGTGTATAAGATTTGGCTACTTTCAGATAAGTGGCATCAGTATGCACTTCAACCTGCTAGTGAACTTGCTTCACTAGAACATCTAATTAAATTAGGTATCAAGTTATGAATAGCCTAAAAACAAGTATGTGGCCTGTAGTACAGCAGGCTCGTAAAGCTGCAAAAGCTGAGCTTTCCTTTTATGAAGAAATGATGAAGTCAAAATTTCCAGAACGTGATACAAGTATACCAGCAGAAGCCCAAGGTATATTTCGCAAGTTTGTCGTTACTCGTGTAGATGGCAGTGATAAACCAGGTGGAAAACACGAAGGATGCGAGTACTTTGTATTAGACATTAATCACGACATACATGCTGGAAGTGCTCTAGTAGCATATGCAAAAGCGTGCAAAGAAACGCATCCTGAATTATCAGCAGATATACTAAATCGCTATGGTATTACTAGTAGCCAATTAGTTAGCAATATTGAACAAGAGTTAAAGAGCAGAATCCTAAGCTTAGAGACTGAGAATATTAGGCTGAGAAAACAAGTATCCGATGACGGCTGGAGATTAAACCCTGACCGTATGGGTGGTTCTTTCAGTGATGCAGAGATTCGAGAATACTCTGAATGGAGATAAAATGTTTTCTAATTTACTAAAAGCAGCGGTTGGTATAGTTACCACTCCTGTAACACTTGTGGCGGATGTAATTACTCTAGGCGGAGCACTTACAGATAAGGAAGTGCCTTATACCTATAGTCAATGTGAAACAATCATTGATAACCTAGTTAAAGCCGTAGACCCAAAGAATTAATCCTCGCGCCAAACCTACTAAATTTTGAAAGTTTAAATTAAATGTCTTTTATTGATCGTTACGTTAATATTACTGAGTATGACCACCCTAACCGTCCAGGTCAAAAAGTACAAGTAGAAAAACTTAATGTACTTAAGGTTGTAACTCACGCAGCAGTAGCACTAGTAGTAGGTATTTCTGCTCTAGTATACTGGCCAGTACGCACTGTACCTACTGGCTCACGTGGTGTTATTACTGTCGGTGGTGCTATTAAGGGTATTGAATCTGAAGGCTTCCTAATGGTAGCCCCTTGGCAGAGTCTAAGTATTTTCAATATTCGTGCTGAAGAAGCCACCGTTGAAAATGCAGAAGGCAGTACTAGCGATACTCAGCCGGTTAAGGTAAGCTTAACTGTGCGTTATAGTATCCAAACTGATAAGGTTGCGGAAGTATTTGAGAAGTACAGCCATGACGGTAATCTTCAGTCATATGTACAAACTGCCACTCAAGAAGTATTTAAGGCAGTTACCTCAAAGTACAATGCCCCTGACCTAATCGCTAAACGTGCTCTAGTATCGAACGATATTATGGCTGCTCTACGTTCTAAGCTATCAATCTACGGTGCTCAAGTAATTAACGTAGATATGCGTAACTTTGCTTTTAGCGAAAGTTACATGGGTGCTATTAACCAAAAGGTTACTCAGGAACAGCTACGTCTAGCTGCTGAGAACAAGGTTCGTACTGTAGAAGCAGAACAAAAGCAAAAGGTCGCTATCGCGGAAGCCGAAGCTTCAGCTTTACGTGCTCAAGCAGATGGCGAAGCCTACTCTAAGCTAACTAAGGCTAAGGCGGAAGCTTCAGCGCTACAGTTACTAAATAATGCGGTCGCCCAAAACAAGGACGTTCTAGAACTTAAGCGCATTGAAGTTCAGATGATGGAAGCTACCAAGTGGAATGGTCAACGCGTACCAAACCAGTACTATGGTATGGCTCCTATTCCTATGGCTAAATAAGGTATGAAATGAAGATTACATTAGAACAGCTAGCTCAAGCTTTTGAGCTATGGGAGAAGGAATATAGAACTAATCCTTCCGAGTTCCTTACACCTACGCAGACTTCTTTCCTTGGTGTAAGTGAAGTATCAAAGAATAGGGCAGAGTATATGTACTCTCTCCTACAAAATGTCTGATGAATTATATGATAAACTGATTTACGAAAATATGGAGAAAGGATACCAGTTACGACTGGTAGTTTCTGAATTCCGAGGAATTCAGTATCTTCATATTCGTAAATACTTTTTATCCTATGAAGGCGAATGGACAGCAAGTAAAGAAGGTATTAGTATGGCCGCTTCCATTACTAATACCTTTGCTTTACTAGATGGACTTATTGAGATTTGCAGTAAAGAAGAAAGTATTGATTCTATATCTAAGCATTTCAGCGATAAAATTGCTGACTTGAAAAAAGATAGTTAAAGTACTATAATAATAGCATGAGTAAAGTAATTGAATTCTTAAATAACGCAGCGCGTCACTACTATGCTGGCAGCCCCATCATTAGTGACGAGCAGTTTGATGCTTTAGCTGATGCTGTTGGCTATGGCAGTGTTGGTGCTGCTCAACATGAAAATGTTAAAAAGCACTATCGTCGTATGTACAGCTTACAGAAGTACTATGCTGACGAGAAGAAGGAAACACCTTTAGCTGGCGAACGTGACGTAACAATGTCACCTAAACTAGATGGCGCTGCTGTTAGCCATCTATACTACGAAGGTGAGCACATCATGTCGCTTACCCGTGGTGATGGTATTGAAGGCCGAGATATTACTGATAAGTTTGCTGCTACTAATATGATTCCTAAAGAAATTCCAATTAAGGGATTTGTACAGGTTGTTGGTGAAGTAGTAGCTCCTAAAACTATCGAAAATTCCCGTAATTACGCCGCTGGCGCGTTAAACCTGGGAAGTGTCGAAGAATTTAAGACTCGTAGTGTTGAGTTCTTCGCTTATGGTGTATGGCCCAATCAATACGATACTTTTGATCTAGATATGGCTTGGCTAAGCGGTGTAGGTTTTAATACCGTTCAAGACCCTAATCTTTTAGAAATCTTCCCGACTGATGGTGTTGTATTCAGAGTAAATAGTAATGCACGGTTTGACGAACTTGGATTTACTTCCAAACATCCTCGTGGGGCCTACGCTAAGAAAGAACGTTCGGAGCTTGTGGAAACCACACTTCTATCAGTGGAGTGGCAAGTTGGTAAGTCGGGTAAAGTTACCCCCGTCGCGAACCTTGAACCGGTTTTGGTCGGCGATGCTCTAGTTTCCAGAGCTACTTTGAATAATCCTGGATTCATACAAGCTCTAGACTTACGAATTGGGGATAGAGTAGCTATCAGAAGAAGTGGTGAAATTATTCCCCAAATCGTTCATAAGGTAGAATAATGAGTAAACTATCGGACTGGGCAATTACCGCCACTCCAGAAGATTTTCTAGCAGCAGATGCAAAGCTAGTATTAGCTGGCATTAAAAATGCCCAAAAAGAACTAGATAGTACAGGTATACGGCACTCTTGGCTAGGCCCATACGTTAAATTAGCAGAGCATATTTATAACCAACTAAAAGAAAAGGCCGATAAGAGTCATTCCCTATAGTAGGTACAAAAATTTGTACTTGCTACTGTACTCCTTTTAGGTTATAATTTATCCTTAAGTTGATAAAGCGTCTCATGAATATCGAAATTCCGGTGGACTGCCCATGCTGTGGTTACAAATTAGAGTTGGTTAAAGATCAACTTTTTTGTCGCAATACAGCATGTAGCGCACAGCTAAATAAAAAGCTAGAGCATCTGGCGAAGACTCTTAGCATTAAAGGTTTTGGCCCTAAAACAATAGAAAAGTTAGGTCTATCCGATCTAACTGAACTCTTTTATCTAGATGTAGATTCTGTTAAAGATGCACTAGGTAGCGAAAAAACAGCAGTTAAGCTGTTAGATGAAATTGAAAGAGCCAAAGGTGCAGACCTAGCAACAGTTCTAGCATCTTTCTCAATTCCATTAGTTGGTAACACAGCATCTAGTAAAATTGCTGCTGTAGTCAGCCATATTGATGAAATTAATCTAGTGACCTGTCAAGAAGCAGGTCTCGGAGAAAAAGTAACTGCCAATTTACTTAATTGGTTAGATACAGAATATTTGGAAATGAAAGAGTTCTTGCCGTTCTCTTTCAAGTCACAAAGTAAAGTTACTTCTAGTACAAATGGGCCAACTATTTGTATTACTGGTAAGCTATCATCGTTTAAGACGAAAGCTGAAGCTACAACTAAATTAACAGAAGCTGGCTTTACTGTTGTCGAATCAGTAACAAAAACTCTAAAATACTTGGTCGATGAGCAGAATAATGGTAGTTCAAAGCGTAAAAAAGCTGAAGAATACGGCGTAATTATTGTTAACAATCTAACAACCTTTTTGAAAGAAAACACATGACAGAAACAACCAAGGCCAAGAAGTGGTCAGACGAAGCAGTTGCCACCCTACTATCAATCGTAGGTACTGAGAGCCCTGTATCAGCCGCTACCGTTGAAGAAGCTGCTACTAAGCTAGAAGTAAGTACACGTTCAGTAGCTTCAAAGTTACGTCAGCTAGACCATCAAGTAGCCTCACTAGCTAAGGAAAAGACCTCAGCGTTTACTCCTGAACAAGGTGAAGCTCTTGCATCATTCGTGGCCGCAAATGCAGGTACACTAACCTACAAGGATATTGCTGAGCAATTCGAAGCCGGTGCATTTAGTGCCAAGCAAATCCAAGGTAAGCTTCTAGCTCTAGAACTAACCGCTAGCGTTAAGCCTGCTGAAAAGGTAGAAGTAGCCCGTACTTATACCCCTGAAGAAGAAACCAAGTTTGTAAGCATGGTTTCAGCCGGTAAGTTCATCGAAGAAATTGCCGCTGCTCTAGGTAAGTCAATTGCCTCAGTACGTGGTAAGGCTCTATCACTAACCCGTAACGGTCAGATTGATAAGATTCCTGCGCAAAAAGAAAGCCACGCTACTGCTATAGTAGACGTAGTTGCTAGCCTAGGTGATAAGCTTGCTACCATGTCTGTAGCCGATATTGCTAAGGCCGCTGATAAGACCGAACGCGGTATTAAGACTCTTCTAACCCGTCGTGGCATCAAGGTTGCCGACTATGACGGCGCTGCAAAGAAGGCCAAGGCTGAAGCCAAGGCAGCTGCCTAATTAATTAGGTAGGTATCCAAGGGGTAGAGATTTACAAGTCTCTACCCCTTTTCGCGCTTCATCGGAGGAATAAATGAAGGTACAACTTACTTACTACGACAATGAATCCTTCACAATGGAAGAAGTCGTGCGCCAAGCTACCGAAAATTACGGCAAAGGCGTAAAAGTAGATGTAAGTCCAGAAACTAGTATGGCGTATGACCATATTTATTTCGGATTACAACAATTGCTAACACATGAACAACTTAGTTTACTTTATACTAAGGGTGATTCTTATCAGGTAGATATTCAAAAGCTACGTGGTGACGTGTTATTCAAATTACAAGAAATTGTAGATCAGGTCATTATTGATAATGAAGAACGTGTTTCATAAGGAAGTATGTTCGTATGACCTGTGGTATATATAAACTAAAATTCAATAATACGGATAAATGCTATATAGGTAAATCAAAGAATATAGAAATACGTTTTATATACCATAAGTATAAAATCACACATGGACTAGCTTCAAAAAAGTTATTAGATGCGTATAGGCTATATGGAATGCCATCATTAGATATACTTTGCGAGTGTAGTGAGTGTGATTTAGATACCTATGAAAAAGAAGCAATAAGTATATATAATTCTGTTGACTACGGTTTTAATACATTAAAAGAAGGTGCAAAGACTTCTTCTATTAATGGAGAGAGACATCATAATTCTGTTAATAACGATGAAAATGTATTTATATGTTTAGTATTACTAGCTGAAAAGCCCAATAAAACTTTAAAAGAAATTTCCGATATTTCAAATACTACGTACTCTACTGTATGCGATATTTCTAAAGGTGTTTCTCATACTTGGCTAAAAGATGTTATGCCTAAAGAGTATGAAGCTATGCTATCCTACAAGTATAGTAGAAAAATCCTAGCTAATAAAACAGGGCCTGTTATATTAGTAAATAAAGATGGGGTAGACTATGAAGTAACTAATATACGAGAATTTAGTAGACTTCATAATTTGGGTCAATCCCATCTAGGTAGAGTAATAAATGGAAAAGCTAAACAGCATAAGGGTTGGAAACTAAAGGATACCAATGAATGTAAGTGCAATTGTTCTAAATAAATTGCTTAGTGAAAGATCGCTTGATTTATGGGCGAGGCTAAAGCTCGTATTTATAGATCCATCTTTTTCAAGTTTATATAGTGCCATTGCTAAATATTACGATACTTATAGTGCAATCCCTTCTTTTGATGAACTTGAATTAACGCTAAGAGATGGTCCGGCTTTACGTACCTTAGCTACAGTAAAATTAGCAGAAAATCCTGAAGTATCACCAGAAGTAGCACTTAATGCCCTATTAGATCAATACTGTCAAAACGAGACTGTAAAACTATTAGACAAGTTCATTGATAAGCTACCAATCTACGACTCAGAAGAAATTAGAGAAAATCTAGCTAGTATTGTACTAACGCTAGATGAAAAGACGCTTACTACGGAAGGCGTATATAACATGGCTGATATCATGTTATTCCGTAATGCTGAAGAATTAGCGCGTAATCGTGTACATCTTGGCTTCAATAATACTTTTGATTCAGTATTAGCCGGTGTAGCTCGACAAGAACTTATTCTTGTTGGCGGTCCACGTGGTTCAGGTAAGTCTATTGTATGTAGTAATATTCAAACTACACAATATGAGAATGGTAATGTATGTCCTTACTTTACCATTGAAATGGTCGCACATGAAACTCTAGAAAGAAATCTATCTATTCTAGCAGATGTACCGCACAGCCACCTAAAACAGAATACTTTAACTGATGAAGAATTACTACGTGTAATTAAAGTACGTGCAGGAATGTTCCTAGAGGCAGATGACTTAGTTGACGAGTTTAAAAGAACTCGTGATAAGTATAAGTTTGAAGCTCGTTTAGTGCGAGAAAAATCTCTAAAGCCTGATAATCAAATGATTATCATTGATGATAGAGCCCTTACCCTTACCAGCCTAGACCTGCACCTAGGTAAGCTGAAAGCTAAATTTGGTGATAAGTTAACTGTGTGTGTAGTAGACTACTTGAATCAAATTGTAGTTGAAGGTGCTTCACAGTTCGACTGGCAGCCGCAGATTGTAGTATCTAAAAAGCTAAAAGAACTAGCTCGTAAGCATGATGTAGTTATGTTTAGTCCTTATCAGATTGATGCAACTGGTGAAGCTCGCTTCGCTAAAGGTATTCTAGATGCAGCAGATATTGCTTTAATTCTAGAAGCGCATGATAAGGAAAAAGGCGCTATTAGTTTTACCACTACTAAGATTCGTGGGGGTAAGGAAATGGCATGCACTAGTCCTATTAACTGGGATACTCTACGTATTAGTCCAGTTAGTATTGATGCTCCTGAAAAGAAAGAAACTATAAAGAAGGCTGGTAAAAAGGAAAAAGCAGAAGAAAAGAAAGCTACCTTGAAAAAGGATGACTCTGACTCTGATATTCCTTGGGATGTATAATGGATTACGTACAGGACTTACTTAAAAAGGAAGGACTATACTTCACTGTATCAGGTAAAGACTTTTTAATAAAGTGTCTTAATCCTGATCATGAAGATAGTAATCCTTCCTGCCGTGTTGATAAAATAACAGGCCTAACACATTGTTTTAGTTGCGGATTTAAGACCAATATATTTAAACATTTTGGTCTTACAGGAAACCATACTTCTATTAAAACCGCTAAGTTAAAAGAAAAACTTAGAGAATTAAATATTAGTTCTAATGGCGTAGAATTTCCAGGCGATATGGTTCCTATGACTAAGCCTTTTCGAGGTATTAGTACTAAAACATTAAAAGAATTTGGAGCTTTCTTTACTCATGCAAGCGAAACATTATCCGATAGAGTATTCTTTCCTATTACAGATATTAGAGGTAAACCTTTATTATATGTTGGTAGGCACATGCTTTCTCAGGGAAATCCTAGGTATTTAAATCAACCTAGTGGCGTAACAATGCCTATATTTCCAGAAGTTTATACAGAGAAGTATACCTGTGCTATTTTAGTTGAAGGTATATTTGATATGTTAAACCTTTATGATAAGGGTTTACGTAATGTTAGCTGTACTTTTGGAACTAACACACTACAAAATAATACAGCGTCTAAGCTACTAGCCTTAAAAACACAAGGTATAAGTAAGATTTATCTTATGTTTGATGGTGATGAAGCTGGACGAGTAGCAATGACTAAGCTAAAACCTATCCTAGAAGAGTTAGAGTTCCTAGTAGAAATAATTACACTAGAAGATGGCTCTGATCCGGGTGAGTTAAGTCAAGAATACGTAGACAGCATTAAAGAGTATATAAATGGAACTTAATCTACTACAGAAACAAGCTGCAGCTATTGACGCAGCTATTAAATTAAAAGAACTTGGTGTAGAGTACACTACTTTATGCAATAGGATGAAGGAACTACAAAGTATCCTAGAAAATAATTGTCAGCATACGGACATAGAAGTAAAGCGCACTTATTTTTCCGGAAGTTACTATGATAAGTCTTCAGTAACCATTAGTCATAAATGTACTTTATGTAAAAAGACACTAAAAGAGTACGACGACCCTAACCACCACGGATCATATGGCTAAAATTGCAGTTATTGATAAGGCTCCAAGCCGAAATGATTATTCAAAATATTTTGACTTTGAATTCGACCTCTATCATATGAGTTCGGTTCCTATTACTAAACTACTCAAGAAAGACGTAGACTTAGTAGTAGACCTAGATGAATATGACTTTGTAATTTTAGTTGGTTCTGAGGCGTCAAAAGAGTACGCAAAAGTATCAGTAACTAACTACTCCGGACTACTAGTAAATGATAAGTTTATACCTATTAGTAATCCTGCAATGCTTATCTTTAAACCAGAAGGTAAGCCTGATTTCGAACGTGCAATATCTAAAATTAATGGATATATTGCAGGTACCGTAAAAAACGCTGCTAAGAATGGCGACTTCAAGGGTATCTGTAATGCTACCGAAGCTATGGAGTTCTTACAAGAAGTTTATGACTCTAATGCATCCGCGGTAGCACTAGACACTGAAACTACAGCGCTATACCCACGTGATGGATATGTATTAGGACTTTCTATGTCCTATAAACCAAAACATGGAAGATACGTTATTACTGATATTCTAGATATAGAGCACTTGGAGCTTCTCCAAAAGATTCTAGATAAATACGTAATCGTATTCCATAATATGAAGTTCGACTACAAAATGATCTCCTACCATCTTGGGTTAATCTTCCGCAGAGCATACGTCCATGATACAATGGTAATGCACTATGTACTAGATGAAACAGACGCTCATGGTCTAAAACCATTAGCCCTTAAGTACACTGATTACGGTGATTATGACGCAGAGCTAGATGACTTTAAGAAGGATTACTGTGCTCGTACAGGTATCTCTACTGATGACTTTACTTATGACTTAATTCCTTTTAATATCATAAGTAAGTACGCTTCTATTGATACTGCAGTAACTTTGGAACTATTCTTAAAGTTCTGGCCCATTGTACAAAATAACGAAAAGCTACTATGGGTTTACAATAACTTACTAATTCGTGGTACTCTATTCCTAATGGATATGGAAGAAGTAGGTATTCCTATGTCTATACCTAGAATGGAGGCTGCAGGTAAGTTCCTAGACCTATGGATAATGGAAGCTAAGGAGAAGGTATATGCGTTTAAGGAAGTTAAAGCGTTTGAAGCTGCTACGGGCAAAATCTTCAATCCGAACTCCGTACAACAGCTTAGATCGATTCTGTTTGATTATGTTGGCCTCACTCCAACGGGAAAGCTTACGAAAGCAGGAGCTTTATCGACAGACGCCGAAGTTCTAGAAGAACTAAGTGACCAGCACGACCTACCAAAAGCAATTTTAGACGTTCGTAGACTTGGTAAGATTCAAAGCTCATACGTAGCCAAAATTCTACCAGAGATTGATAGAGATAGTCGTATTCGTACTAACTTTAATCTAATCTTTACTACTTCAGGACGTTTAAGTTCTAGTGGCAAGTTCAATGCTCAACAAATTCCTCGTGATGATCCTATCATTAAGGGTTGTATTCTAGCTCCTGAAGGGTACTCTATTGTATCCCAAGACTTGGCAACTGCAGAAATGTACTATGCTGCGGTGCTATCTGGGGATAAGAACTTACAGGCTGTATTCTCTAGTGGTGGTGACTTCCATTCATCAATCGCTAAGATGGTATTTGATTTACCTTGCGCTGTTGAAGACGTAAAAAATCTCTATGGTGCTATGCGTCAATCTGCTAAAGCTATTTCATTCGGGATTAACCTATAAAGGTCCCACTAATCGGTGACGATTAGAACAAATAACTCGCTCAATTGCTGGAACACCTACTATTAAGTTAAGGTCAATCAGCAGCCAGAGTCGGCAGGAATGCCTTCAAATGGTTCAGAGACTCACAGGGCTTCCAGAACGGAAGTTGTCTGGGATACCAAAAATACTCTTGAAAACTTATGGTTAAGGTGCTAAAATTACACTAATGCCAAAAAGTTTTCGGGAGAGGTATAATACGGCGAGTATCTCTCCCTTTGTACATACAAAGGGTTATATGGAAATTAATTACACAGATTATTTAAATCTGAAAAATACAGGTATTAGTAGAGCTCAAATAGCTGAGTATTTCCAAATACCTGATTGGAAGTTAAAAAAGTTAATAGCTACTAATGGTTGGGGTACTAAACGACCCACCATTGGTAACGAAAAAGCTTTCGACGAGTATAGCGAAGAATCCTGCTATTGGGCGGGATTCTTAGCTGCGGATGGTTGTGTAGATACTAAACATAGAGTACGTATTATGTTGAAGTATGATGATATTAACCATCTAGAAAAATTTAAAACATTTATGCAGTCAACACATACTATATCCGTAAATACAGATAAGTATAATAGATGTAGTTTTGAGTTTACTAATCCTTATATTTGTGATATACTTGATATTAACTATAGTATTATCCCTAATAAAACAGATAAGTTAAAACTTACAATACTACCTCTTAAGTTTATGAGACACTACTTAAGAGGATACTTTGACGGTGACGGAAGTATTTGTGAAAGTTTTTCAAATAAAAACTCTATAACTTCTTCTATATACGCTACTTTTGCAAGTGGTAGTAAAGATTTTTCAGTACGTTTGTTTAGTTACCTTCAAGATACGTTAAATTTAGGTGGTCATTTACAGGAGTTTGAAGGCTCCACTAAATGGCAACTTAAATACAATACTAATGATGCTAAAACTTTACTAAAGTTTATGTATGCCGATAGTAACGTATACCTTGATAGGAAGTATGCTCTATATCAAAGACTAATAGTAGATGATATAAGAGAAAAGAGATAAAGGTATAGTCCATCCCGCTAGTAATAGCGGATTATGATGTTTATACGGTTCAGGACCACAAAAGGTATCTGATACTGTGAGTAAGGCGACCGGTGAGTACTACGGGTTAGATAGAGCCAAGGAAGATATTAAGCAGTACTTTACTAAGTTCCGTAAACTTAAGCAATGGCTTGATACTCGTAAGACTTTCATTGAAACAAATGGTTATACCTATTCTTTCTTTGGACGTAAGCGTCGCCTAACTAATGTATTCTCTGCTGATAAAGGTATTGCCGCTCACGAAGTACGTAGTGGTATTAATGCAGAAGTACAATCTTTAGCATCTGATGTTAACCTATTAGGTGCTATGGATACTGCAGACGAGGTCGCTAGTAAGGGTCTTGATGCTAAGATTTTCATGCTTGTACATGACTCTATCGTTGCATTAGTACGTAACGATCAGGTTGAAGAATACTGTGAAATTCTACGTAGAAATACACAAAAAGAACGTGGCTGTGGTATTGCAGGAACTCCGATCGGTGTAGACCAAGAAATTGGACAAGACTACTCTTTCGGTAAATTCGACAAGCGTTACCGTATTGAAGAAGGTATTCTAGTTAAAAATGAATAATGTAGGATTTTCCGATATTTCATTTCCAGTATTTCGTTTAGGTAAGGAGGCCCCTATTATTGAGGAAGGGGTTTCCTTTTACCTATTAGGTAGAGATACTAAATACTCTGACGCAGAGTATATAATGAAAATTATTGATGATAAGAATAGGCCAGAAGAAAGTTTTGCATTACGTAGGTTAGCAATGAAGAATGAGGGTGTAAACCTACATAGTCTCAATAAGGCTATATTCTTCCTATCTGATTTAGTAAAACTTGCCAAAGGTAATACATGGTTCATTGATAAAAATGGGCAGCTATTTGAATATACCAAAACTCAACGAGTTAAACTAATATTTAAAAAGATTACTAAAGTTACAGCTATTATGACTGGTGGGGCTATAATCGAGGTACAAGGAATACCCTCACGATTTAAAACCCTGTATGCGCCAACCCACGAAATGACGCACGCTGGATTACTAGTAGTAGGTAATACACACATTCTATATGGTCTCTATGACCAGGAATACGCAGCTACAACCAGAGTTATATAATGACAGATCAGCCAAAAGCAATTATTAGTAATAGAATTTATTTTAAGTATAAAAATAATGAGCACTTAAAAGAGCTAATGAAAGCTTTAACCTATAAGATTGAAATAAAGAAGCAGGCTAAAGCTAAGTTTAATAATATAGAAATTATTAAAAACTATAAGCTTCTACCACAAGGAATTATTTCAGTACCCCAAGGTAGAACTGACCTGATTCCAGATGATTGCTTAGTACTAGATAAACGAATATTACATGAAGTACCTTTCCCAACTCCTAAATTTGACTTGAGAGAAGGACAGCAAGTAGTATATGATGAAGTTCAAGATACTTGCTTTATTAACGCCTTAGTTGGTTGGGGTAAGACATTTGTAGCTTTACACCTAGCTAGAAAACTAGGACAGAAGACTTTAGTAGTTACTCATACTACTATGCTAAGAGACCAGTGGATTCAGGAAATACGTACTCTATTTGGTATGGAACCTGGTATTATTGGTTCTGGCAAATTTGATATTGAAGATCATGCTATAGTAGTAGGAAATGTACAAACAATTACAAAACATATTCCAACACTTTGTAAAGAGTTTGGAACAATTATCCTTGATGAGGCACACCATTGCCCGGCTACTACTTTTAGTGCTATCGTGGATGGAATGTATTCCCGTTATCGTATTGCTCTTAGCGGTACTATGCTACGTACTGATGGGAAACATGTTATCTTTCGTGATTACTTCGGTTCGGACGTATATCGCCCGCCTCAATCGCATACACTAGACCCAGTTATTAAGATTGTACCTACTGGTATATCTCTGCCTATGGGAGCTACCTGGACTCAGAAAATTAACGCTTTATTATATGACGAAGAATATCAAGAATTCGTAGCAGCAGCTGCTGTTTCTCAAATAAGGCAAGGCCATAAAGTTCTTATAGTGGCTGAGCGTGTTGATTTCCTATCTAGAGTTAAGGAGCTTATTGGTGAAGATTGCATACTTATTACGGGCGAGTACCCAGACACCTTCGAAGAACGTAAACGCCTTATCGACCTCGTCGAAACAGGTAAAGCTAGCGCGATTGCTGGTAGCAAGCAAATCTTCTCCGAAGGAATCTCAGTAAATATTCTTAGTTGCTTAATCTTAGCTTCGCCTAGTGCGAACCCAATTACGCTGGAACAGTTAATTGGTAGAATTATGAGACTACATCCTGATAAAGTAGAGGCTCCTTTAGTAATAGATATGAACTTTAGTAGCCCTTCAGATAGAAAACAAAATGCCGCTAGGTTAGCATTCTATACAAGTAAAGGTTGGCCTGTAATTAAGGTTTAAGGGTAAACCCCTATACCTTAAACCACACAAAAAACTGAACTTGCATTGTATGTTATAATTTGTTATAATTTAATATACCGGGCAAAAACTACACACTATGTTTACCATTACAATAACTGACCTTAATAATATAGCTAATAAACCTACTGTATTATATACTGATAAAGTATTTATCAGTATTGGTAAAGTACTTATGGCCATGCTATCAGTATATAGATCGAAAGTAGTAAAGTTTAGCTTTGACCCTTTTTCCTATGTACAGAATGGTAAACAGGGAGGCATCCTTAAAATGGACGATATAGGTATACTAAGAATTCAGGTGGAGGAAACCCCTACTTTACCTGAAGGGGAGTTACAAGGGGCTTTTTGAATCTCTTAATAAAGGTGTATATTATGCACTATAACCTAAAAGAGATGGCAGCAGTACTAGCTATAGTATTTGAAGTATTAATGCTACTGTGTACTACGCTGTTGTTTACTCATAGTTGAAATACAAATAGCGTTGCAAAAATTTAAACTTGCAACGCTGTTGTATTTTTGATATAATAATAATTCCCAAGGCGACATATGGCTCTGTTTTTTAACCTAGATGTTTTAGAGAGCGAAGCCAAAGGTGATTCACAGAAGTTTTTAGCACAACTAGAATACTTCTATAAGGGTGTGACAACCCCTAGCAATAAGAGCAAATATAAGCCTAGTAGAAAGTCACTAAGAGGCTATAGTTATCTTCTAAATCCAGCTCCTTTATTTCTAATAAACGATGTAGATATTCTCTATATTGTACAATATATTAAATTAGCTGCACGTAGAGATTTTGCCTTATTTAAGTTTCACGGTTCTATTACGCTAGATTTATCTTATTTTCCTGACTTAGACTTAAATAAGATCAAGACTAATCCACTACTTAAAGTAGTAAATAAACACATTCATTTCAAATTCGAGGAAATTTACAATGGCACTAAAATTCGGCGACACCAAGGGCAAGGCAGTTAAGAAGTCAGTTGATGCATTTGAGTATAAGGATGGTGAAAATACCGTTCGTATCTTTGGCGGGGTTCTGCCTCGTTATGTATACTGGCTAAAGGGTACCAATAACAAGGATATCCCTGTAGAATGCCTAGCATTTGATCGTGAATCAGAAAAGTTCAACAACAAAGAAGTAGACCACGTTCCTTCTTTCTTCCCAGATAAGAAGTGTTCATGGGCTTACTCAATTAACTGTATCGACCCTAAGGACGGTAAGGTTAAGGCTCTGAACTTAAAGAAGAAGCTATTCGAGCAAGTAATTACCGCTGCCGAAGACCTAGGCGATCCAACTGATCTAGATACTGGTTGGGACTTAGTGTTCAAGCGTGTAAAGACAGGCCCACTACCTTTCAACGTAGAGTACACTCTAGCAGTTCTAAAGTGCAAGAAGCGTGCACTTTCTGAGGCAGAGCGTGAACTAATCAATGCTGCTGAAGATATTGATTCTAAGTTCCCACGCCCTACTCCTGATGAGGTTAAGACTACCCTGGAGAAGATTTCCAGTGGTTCTACTGATGAGGAATCCGAAGTTCCTGCAGAAGTAGCTAAAGACCTATAAGTCACCCTAAGCCCCTATAGCCGCAAGCTCTAGGGGCTTTTTACGCTTGATAAACAAATGATTATTAAAGAAAAACTATGCTATAGTAAATTACTATGGATAATGTGCGCAGGCCCAGTATTTAGTGAATGTATTAGTAACCTAAATATTATTCGTAACCCAAATTTTGCCCATGAAGGCATGGCCGGATACATAGAAACTGAAGTAGAATTTACAGTTACAGACTTAGCTAAGTTTGCTAATCTATATGAAAGCTACTATACTTTATCAGATAAGCGAAAATTAGAATTATATGGTTTAGCTAAGGGTTTAGGAGATTGTAAGTGAAAGTAGGATTTACAGCTGACATTCATATTAAATTAGGTCAAAAGAATGTGCCTATTGACTGGGCTAAAGATAGATATGCTAAACTCTGGAATCAGTTAGCTGAAGGTAACGACCATGTAGACCTATGGGTACTAGGTGGTGATGTATTTGATAAAATGCCTAGTGTAGAAGAATTAGAAGTATACTTTGATATGCTTACCTTATTCAAGAAGCCTACACGAATTATTCCAGGGAATCATGAGAGTGTAAAGAAAAATACTACGTTCTTAACTAACCTAAAAAGTGTTACTAATAGAATTAATCCATTAGTGCGAATTATTGATGATTTCCATACTGAAGATGGTATAGATTATATTCCTTATAATAAACTAAAAGAGTATCATCCAAGCGATATAGACTTCCATTCTAATATTCTAGTAACTCACGTTCGTGGAGAGATTCCCCCTCATGTTAAGCCTGAAGTACCTTTGGAACTATTTGATCGTTGGGAAGTGGTTCTGGCAGGGGATTTGCATTCCTACACTAATAGCCAACGTAATATTCTATATCCTGGCTCCCCAGTTACAACAAGTTTCCATCGTGATACTGTTGATACAGGCTTCATTATTCTTGATACTGAATCGCTTGAGCATCAGTGGGTACAATTTGACTTACCCCAACTTATTCGTAAAACAATCAAAGCTGGAGAAGAAATGACTCCAGGTACATATCACCATGTAATCTATGAAGTAGAAGGTGATATGTCGGAATTAGGCGCAATTAAAGATAGTACTTTAATTGACAAAAAGGTAGCTAAGCGTAGTAGTGATACTGCCCTTATTCTAACACCAGAAATGTCCCTCAACGAGGAAGTAAAAGAATACCTTCTTTACGTTCTAGAATTGAGTGAAAAGACAGTAGAAGATATTCTACAGGAATTAAACAATCATGCAAACACCATTCACTGAAAATATTGTAGTATTTAGTCAAAATAACTGCCCAGCATGTATTAGTGCTAAACAACTACTAGAGGCAAGAGGATTAATGTTCACAGAGCGCAATCTTAGTACTGACCCTAATGCCAAGGCCGACTTACAGAAGTCAGCTCCAGGTGCGCGTACTGTCCCACAGATTATTATAGGAAACAAAGTAATTAGTGGCTTCGATATGTTAAAGACTTATCTAGTTAGAAAATGATTATTCTCAAGAAAATGCGCTGGAGTAATGCTTTCTCATATGGAGAAGGAAACGAGATTGACTTCAGTCTAAATCCTCTTACGCAGATTCTGGGACTTAACGGACATGGTAAAAGCAGTATTGCTCTAATATTAGAAGAAGTTTTATACAATAAGAATTCCAAGGGAATTAAGAAAGCTGATATCATTAATAGAAATATTAATGCTAAGTCTTATTCTATTGAACTAGAATTTAATAAAGATGGGGATAACTACTGTATTAAAACAGTTCGTGGTAGTACCCAGACTGTAAAATTACTAAAAGATGGAGAAGATATTTCTTCTCATACAGCTACTGCTACCTATAAGACTATTGAAGACATTATAGGTCTAGACCATAAAGCTTTTTCACAACTACTGTACCAATCTAGTGCAGCTAGTTTAGAGTTTCTTACTGCTACAGATGGTAATAGAAAGAAGTTCTTAATTGAGCTTTTAAACCTAACTAAGTACACTGCGGCGGCAGATATATTTAAAGCAGCCGCTAAAGAAGTTAGTGACAAAGTAATAGCTATTCAAACAAAGACCAAATCGGTAGAAGATTGGTTAAAGAAGTATTCTAATGAATCATTAGAACCAATCGAATTTGTAGAAGTACCAGAAAATCCACGACACTTAGTAGAAGAAATCAGTTCTACTAAAGCTGCTATTTCTAGCATTGATAGTACGAATAAGAAGATTGCCCAGAACGCTAAGTATAAAGAGTTAATGGATGCTATTAATGTTAAAGCCTCCACTGATAAGCCTAATGTAGATACTACTAGTCTTACTACTGCTAAGGTAGAAGCTAATAAGACTATGAAGGACGCTGAAGCATTCGTCCTAAAGATGCGCAAACTTGGCACACAGTGCCCAACTTGCTTACAAGATATTGATAAAGAGAAGTTAGAATCTATTATCAGTTTGAAACAGGATGAGTATGACGCGGCCTCTGTAGTACTTAAGGAATCTGCTGCACTTCTAGAAGAATTTGATAAGAAGATGAAAGTATGGCTAAAGGAAGACAAAGATAGAACTTCTTACGAAGAGCTACATAGCCTATATGACCCATCTATGCAGGTTCAGTTATTAGACAAAGCTGAGCTAGATGCTTCGATTTTGAAAAATGAAGCAGCGATTTTGAAAATTCAAAGAGCCATTAAAGATGCGACAGAAGCGAATAATAAAGCTTCTTCTCATAACGCGCGAATTGAATTAATAACGTCGCAGATGGCCGAAATGGAAGCGGCCCTCATACTCCATCGCGAAGAATTTTCAGTTGTTTCAGCTCGACTAACTAACCTACAGATTTTAGTTAAGACTTTTAGTCCAACTGGTTTAGTCGCTTATAAGATCGAATGCCTAATTAAAGACCTAGAAGATATTACTAATGAGTATTTAGTAGAAATCTCTAGTGGTAGGTTCCAGCTTGGTTTTAAAATTGCTGCGTCTGATAAACTTAATGTAGTAGTTACAGATAATGGTATCGATATTGATATCAATGCCCTTAGTGGTGGCGAGCGTGCCAGAGTAAACACTGCAGCCCTATTAGGTATTAGAAAGCTAATGCAATCTTTATCTAATACACGTATTAATCTTTTAATTCTAGACGAAACTATTGAAAATCTAGACTTGGAAGGTAAGGAAAAGTTAGTGGAAGTTCTTCTAAATGAAGAGTACTTAAATACTTTTGTAATCTCACATGGATTTAGTCATCCGTTACTTGAGAAAATTACAGTTGTAAAAACTAACAATATTTCAAGGATAGAATAATGGTAGATAGTCGAGAGAAGGGCGCTAGAGCAGAAACGGTAGTACGTGACGCTCTACGTAAAGCCACAGGACTTAAATGGGAAAGAGTTCCAGGGTCTGGGGCTCTTAATGAGAAACACCAATTAAAAGGTGATTTATACTTACCCGGTGAGAAGAACCTTTATGCAGTAGAAGTTAAACACTATGCGGAAGATCATCTCACCAGTGCTATTCTTACAGGTAAGAATCCTCAACTACTAGAATGGTGGGAACAGGCAGTCAGGCAAGGGATTCAAGTTAGTAAAAAGCCTCTCTTGATTTTTAAGTTTGATCGTAGTAAAATGTTTGTTGCGTTTGAAGAAATGCCGACCGGCAACTATAGAAATATATTCGTGTCTATTAATGACCATAATTTCTATGTTGCACTATTGGATGACTTCTTAACTTACGATAAACCTAAATTTATAGCATAATGGCAACATCATTTAAGAAAATGTCAGAACTAAATCCACGAATCTTGATGATTGTGGATTCACTAAATATGGCATTCCGTTGGAAACATAAGGGCCAACACGAATTCATGGAAGATTACTTCCGTACTATCGAAAGCTTTAGAAAGTCCTATAGTGCTGGTAAAGTAATTATTACTGCAGATAAGGGTAGTTCTAGCTTCCGTAAGAATCTATTACCAGAATATAAGGGTAATAGAGAGGAACTCCGCTCTAAACAAACTCCAGAAGAAGAAGCAGAATTTATGCTATTCTTCGAGGAATTTAATGCAGTAATAGATAGTTATAAAGAAACTACTCATTACCCTACTTTCCGTTTTGATAAAGTAGAAGCAGATGATATTGGTGCTTATATTGTAAAAAATATTCATAAGTACCCAATTGATAAAGTTATTCTTATTAGTTCAGACAGAGACTGGGATACTTTAGTAACTAATAACGTTTCTCGTTTTAGTTATGTAACTCGTAAAGAAGTTACTTTAGAAAATTGGAATTCGCATTATGAATGCACTCAAGAAGAGTATATTAGTATCAAATGCTTACAAGGCGATAGCGGTGATAACGTTCCTGGGGTGGATGGCATTGGTCCTAAAAAGGCTCTGGCACTAGTACAGGAATATGGTTCGGCATACGATATTGCTGCTAATCTACCTATTGCTAGCAAATATAAGCATATTCAAAATCTAAATGCATTTGGTAAAGATGCATTACTACGTAATTATCAATTAATGGACATACTAGAGTTCTGTGACGAGGCTATCGGAGCAGATAATTGTAAAGAAATTGACGAAACCTTAACAAAGTACTTAAATGGAACTATTAACTAAATACGATGATTTAAAATTAGCCCCTACTAGGGCTAATCCTACTGATGCAGGTCTTGATCTACGTGCCTGCAAAAATACAGACTTATATAGAAACCAACGCACTCTAGTAGATACTGGCGTATCAGTTAAAATTCCAGCAGGATTCGTAGGACTTCTAGTTCCACGTTCTGGATTAAGTAAAAATCTAATCGTAATGACCAATAGTATCGGAATTATTGATTCTGACTACCGTGGTAACATTATGGCTAGTTTACTATATTATGGTGCTGAGGATTTTACTAGAATTCCTCAGTATGAGCGTATTGTACAATTGGTAATTGTACCTATCGTGTTAGCAATACCTACTAAAGCTAACGAAGAAGATATTGGAAACTGGAGCGATACAGATCGCGGTACTGGTGGATTTGGAAGTACAGGAAAGCTATGACTAAACATATTAGAATTGAAAATGCAGATACTTCTACATATAAAGTAAAAGTAACTATTCAGGAAAAGAAGCGGGATGCTGAAACTGGCAAAATGCTAGATGAATGGGTAGATGTTAAAACTATTGATCTTAATCACCCAACAGCAATGCTAACCGAGTATCTAACTAATACTCGTAGATTCATTGTAGAAGAAAATGGTGTTTAATGCAAGATAAATTAGCTCTATCAGATATTACAGTATTTAATAAATACGCGCGTTTTAATCGTCAAGCCAATCGTCGCGAGACCTGGTCTGAAATAGTTAACCGTAATGCTCAGATGCATATTGAGAAGTACCCTCATATGTCGGACGAGATTAGTAATGTGTATAACGAATATGTACACACTAAGAAGGTTCTACCTTCAATGCGTTCGCTACAGTTTGGCGGACGCCCTATTCTTATGGCCGAGAATAGAATTTTCAATTGCGCCTATGCTCCAGCAGAATCTCCACGCTTTTTCAGTGAACTAATGTTCCTGTTACTTGGTGGTACTGGTATGGGTTACTCTGTACAACGTCGTCACACAGATAAATTACCCAAAATTAAAGTTCCAGAATCCGATAAAGAATATAAGTTTCAAATCCAGGATTCAATCGTTGGGTAAACCTCTGCTCAACTAAAACGCATTTAATTGCTGGAAACCCCTTACAGCCTAAAGCACTACAACGAACCCTGTCTAAGGGAGACGTGAATGTTTGAAAAGATTTAGGATTGGGCAATCAGCAGCTAAGCATGATAAGGAAATTCATGAAAGTTCAACGATCAGTCGGAAACGACGTAGACGGACAAAAGTCCCTCGAAACGGTGCGCGTCTATTTTTATGCACTAAAAGACCCATTTACCCTTAAAATAAGGTATATCGGGCAAACAGTAAATCCTGATAATAGGTTTAGGAATCATATTTACGAAGCAAAAAAGAATAATAAAAACCATAAAGAAAGATGGATTATTCAGCTACTTCGTAAAAATGCAAAACCTATGATGGAAATACTATGGGATGACGTAATGACGGCAGAAGAAGCTAATAACTTTGAAACTGACCTAATACAGTTCTATAAAGATGAAGGTTGTGATTTAACTAATTCAGAAGATAGAGCACGTAATAATCCCATAATAATTACTACACCAGTTTACCAATTCAATTTACTGGGTGAATTTATAGCTAAATTTCCTAATGCTAATCAAGCAATGCTCCATACTGGGGTAAATGATGCTGCAATTGGGGAAGTATGTAGAAATCCTAATAAAATCGGCAATAATAGTCGTGGTGGATTTTTATGGTCATATAATGAAGTACCAAATAAGGTTTACGAAAAACCAAAAAGTACTTCAAAAAAGACACTACAGCTAGATAAAGAAGGCAATATTATAGCAGAATTTATTTCTGCTAGAGAAGCCTCTAGAACTACTGGAGTTTGCTATAAACGAATTAGTGCAGTCATTACAGGGCGTCAGAAAACAGCTGGCGGATTTGTATGGAAATTAGACGAAGATATGATCTAATCCTACTAGAAATAGTAGGTATGCGTCACAGGGAGTGATGCAGTTAAGGTAGTATGTAAAGCATTCTTTAATGCGGGTACACTACCTATCTTTGATTATCGTGATATTCGCGATAAGGGTGCTGAACTTATTACTACAGGCGGACAAGCTCCAGGGCCTGAACCTCTACGTATTTGTCTAGAGCAGTTAGAAGCTATTCTACGTGGCGCTATTGGACGTAAGCTTACTCCAGTAGAAGTACACTACATGGCATGTATTATTGCTGATGCTGTACTAGCTGGTGGTATTCGTCGCGCTGCTATGATTGCACTATTTGACATGTATGATGAAGACATGTTAACTTGCAAGTCTGGAGAATGGTGGAAGGTTCACCCATATCTAGCACGTGCTAATAATTCAGCAGTCCTACTTCGTGGTGAAGTAACAGATGCAGAATTTACTGCATTGATGAAGAAAGTTGAAGCTTCTGGTTGTGGCGAGCCTGGAGTATACTGGACTAATAATAAAGACTGGGGTACTAACCCTTGTTGCGAGATTGCTTTACGTCCATATCAAATGTGTAATCTTACTGAGATTAATGCAGGTGCTATTAATACTCAAGAAGACCTAAATAATGCAGCTAGCGTAGCAGCGTTCTTAGGTACACTACAAGCTGGATATACAGATTTCCACTATCTAAATCCTAAGTGGAAAATTGCTTGCGAAAAAGATGCACTATTAGGTGTATCTATGACAGGTATTGCATCTGGTACAGTAGAGGAACTAAATCTAGCTGAAGCAGTACAATACGTTATTAAGACTAATGAACGTGTAGCAAGATTAATTGGTATTAATGCTGCTGCACGTAGTACTTGCGTTAAGCCAGCAGGTACAACCTCTCTAGTACTAGGTACTTCCAGCGGTATTCATGCATGGCATGCTCCTTTCTATATTCGCAGAATGCGAGCAGGTAAGGATGAAGCACTTGCACAATACATGATGATTGCTGCACCTGGGTTAGTAGAACAAGATGTTACAAATGAGAAGCAGGTAGTATTAAGCTTCCCTCAGAAGGCTCCTGATGGCGCCAAGGTTCGTACTGAACATATGCTAGAACTTCTAGAACGTGTTAAGGACGTATCTATTCGCTGGGTTTCTCCTGGTCATAGAAATGGTGTAAATAGACATAATGTCTCATGTACTATTTCTGTTAAGGAAGGACAATGGAGACTTCTAACCCGTTGGATGTGGGATAATCGCGACCACTACAACGGTATTTCAGTACTACCTTATTCTGGAGCAGAGGCCTATCCTCAGCTACCTTTTGAAGATATTACTGAAGAACAATACAATGCAATGTTACCCCTACTAGAGGGTATTAATATTGCTGAAGTATTCGAATCTAATGGCGAAGCTATCAATTTAAGTAATGAACTAGCATGTGCCGGTGGCTCATGTGAAATCATTTAAGGATATTTTATGAAGAAAATTATTACAAGTCTAGCGCTGGCGCTAGCACTTCTAGGTGCTCAAGCATCTTCACCAATTACTCTTGTACCAGATGGTATGATTGTTAACAATCTATGGGCCGCTAACTGTTATTCAGGTACCTGCAGTCGAGTACCTAATAGCGAGCCTGGTAGTACTATTGATGTTAAGTATGCTCTACCTAGCCCTTGGTCTGCTACTGGTGGGGTAGACGTAGTATACAATGGTCAAACTTACTCAGCTAAGTTTACTGATGCATCTAAGTATACTTTAATTCCATTTACTAATGGTCAGTATATTGTTTTCACAGACCTCGTGCTTACACACGTAAGTGGTGCAACTATTACATTAAACCTAAGTATCTACGATCACTTTGCAAAATGTGGTGGTAGAGGTTCAGCATATAGCTGTAATGCTCAACATGTAAAAAGCGGATCTATTACTTATTAACAGATAAAGAAAAAGCCCCCTAACTATAAAAGTTAGGGGGCTTTTTTACGCCTATTGTGTCGCCGCCTCACCGGGCGGCTCTGTGTTGGGTGGGCGGGGTGGGGTCAGTAGGACAGCGAACCGCTGGTGAGCGTGAGCGACGCGCAGCTGGGGCACGTGGCGTGCCGGCCGTTGGGGGTG